CGGCTCAAGCAGCATCCCACCATTGGTCATATCATAGCGAGTGACAGATCCTTGGGTTTTTGTTTTCAACGCGGTGGCAGGCCAGAGGGGGTTAGGTTGCCAGATTCCGGCATCAAAGACGCCGTCCTCAATCGGTAGCACATTCACGGGGCTAGTTTGCAGTATACCGTCGGCATCGGCTACAACGGTTGGGCCGCCAGTGTAGGTATAATTATCATTAAATCCATTTAGTAAATAAGAAAGATCATACAGCCAATGATTATTATATAACTTGTAATTAAAATCATAATTTGATAAAAGCAATTCTATTTTAATATTAGGATAATCATTAACATTAAAATTAACATAATTAAAATAAGTAATTAAAGTTCTTTCTAAAACATCATCATTATAGATATTCCATATATATTTTGTTGCAAAGCCAGGTTTATTATAAGTAGCAAGGATATTATATTGAGAATCAATAGGAGTTATCACACTAGTAATAACGGAAAGAGTATCAAATTCAGAAACAAAAGAACTACCAACACTAACAGGTAGATTGATATAAGAAACATCATTTAAAATAGATATAGAAGTATTTAAACTTTCATTAGTAAAATTACTTAGAGCTAAACCAGAATTATGTTCATAATTTTGATTAGACGCTAAAATAGACAGATAGGATTTTCTGGAATTTTTTTGGTAAAAGCTATTAGGCAAAGCTCTATATTGGTCATAATTTCTTTTATAGCCAAAAACTGTTTGTTCCCAATCTCTATGTTTTAAAGTCAATTCAGTTCTAAAATTTCTTGAATCGCCTAAATAATTTAATTGGTTTTTATAATTAGGGAAAGGAGTTATAGTTGTATTAACTAATTTATTACCTAAAAATGTTTTCCAGATATAATGTACTGCAACACCTGGTTTTCCAAAGTTAATATCGAAATAGTTAGAAATTCTATCATGGAAAAAATGGTAATTATTTTTACCAATCATTTCATAGAATGTATTATTATAATTAAGACCTACAGAAGCTTTTTCTTCCCAGCAATGGTTTACATTTAAATTACTTTCGCCATATTTTGTATTATATTTATAATGTTTAAATTGCTCATATCTAAAGCCGGGTCTAAGAGATGATAATTTTTTAATATTTTTAAATTTATTTAGGTAATCGCCTTCAAAATAAGAAACAGAATTCAGAACAGAGCGTAATTTATTATAAAAAGAAATATTTTCATTTAGAGAACCTAATTCTATTTGGAGATTGCCAAGAGGTGGAACATAATTATAGATAACATTCCAGCCACAGGGATGAACAATATTTTTTAATAAGCCATTCCACTCATCAAGAGGAATTGAGGTTGTTATTCTATAGACGAAGTTTTTTTCTTCAACTACAGAAACAACATAATAACCTATAAATTTAGCATAAGATTTCAATATAAAATTTATTAAATATAAACTTCCTTTTAGATTATTAAGTTTACTAATATTTTTCAATAAAAATTTTGTAAAGTTATTTTTTAAATCGAATAAAGCATTATCAGATAAAATATTTGTATTTACTTTTTCAAGGAGATTTTTATATTCAAAAGCATATTGGTTTATTTGAAGATTTAAATAAGTTAAATCATTATTAACAAAAGTTTCATTAGGATCAAGTTCATATCTAGATCTTTCAGGATAATATATAGTTTTTTTGAATGAAAAATCATTATCTTTATTATTATCTATAGATAAATTTTTATTAATGTTAGATAATTGTCTATATATATCAATAGGATTTCTTTTATTATCATAAATAGAAGAATTACCCAGCATATTAAAGAAAGTGCCAGTTATATCTTGTAAGAAAGGTTGTTCTTCAAACAATTGACCTTTATATAAATCTCTTCCTCTTAACTCTAATATATTTTTTTTAAGGACATTTTTATCTAAAGTATCATCAACATTTATTTCTAAATTTGAAAAATAAAAATTGGTAGTTGAAGTATCTATGCCATAAATATCAATTTTCAAACTTATAAAACTAAATTCCGAATATAAAGATTCATTTAATCTAGTTACATCATTAAAATATTTGAAAGCATAAGAAGTTAGAGGATTATCATTAGCATATTCTATTACAACTTCATTAGTTTCTAAGTTTAGATAGTTCCAGGAAGAATCAATACCAGAACCTGAGGTAGATAATAATCTATGAAGTTCATTCTTTGAATTAGTCTTATATGGAAGAAGAAACCAAGATATATTGTCAAGTGAATATGATATAGTAAAATTAGTAAATGTCCCATAAGTAGATAAAATAATTTCATCAAGAAATGATTTATTAAAAGATTCTATAATGATATATTCATGGTCTGAGTTATTAGAAACTTTTTTAGATGATATATTAGTAGATAATAAAAACTCTGTATCATCGTCACCAGAAAAACCATTAGAGGAAAATAATTTATGTTTTTTATGTTGTAATAAATTTAGAATCATAAAGTATCCACATTTTTAATATTAACAATAAGATATTGATTAAATCTTGTGTCAAAATCTTCTTCACTTTCAAAAATAATATTATTGTTAAGATCCGTTTTATTTTTTGGAATAAATTGAATTATATCTAAAACATCTGAATCAGCGAATAAAGATTTAACTTCAATAGATTTAGTTTGGTTTAAGGAGTTATAATTTCCTATAACAAAATTTTCAAAAGTCAGTTTACCAACATCACCATTAGTATCATTAGAAAGAGTATCATAAACGAATTGACCTATTTTTATATTATTAAAAATATCATTAAAATACATTTCATAATATTTAGTGGAATAATTATATGTATAATTAAAAATTGTATTGAAACCAAGAGAATTCAATCTATCTTTACCATTTGCAGGGTTAAAAATCATGCTATATTCTCTTAATTGTTTCCACATAGAACCTGATGAACTTTCAGTAAAAATAATATAATCCCCATCTATATAAGGTTTATTAAGAGTATAAGCTATATAAGGGTTATCATCAACACTTCCTGTATTACCAAAGTAGCCATCTTCATTTATTTTTAATATATCACCTAACTGAGCAATAACAGGAAATTCACTAGCATCTTCAGCTGAGATATTATTTTTTAAAACAACTTTTTGCCATTCATTATTACCTAGATAAATTATTTGGTCGCCATCAAAAAATTCTTCATCTAATGTATTATCAAAATTTGAATTTAGACCTTCAGTGCCAAGAACATCAAAGTAATCGCCATAATTTAATTTTAATGGTAGAGCAGACATAGTATCGCCATCAATTTCAAAAACATAAGAAAGTATAGATTGGAAAATTCTCCAATAGCCATCACCAACATAAACTAAAATATCATTTACATTTGCAGTATTTGTAATACTTGAAGGCCAGATTATTTTATCATACAAGAAAAAATTACCATATTCAGTTACTATTCTAAGTTCACCTAGTTGAACACCTGTTATTGGATCATAATCATAGGTTTCTAATATCAAAGAATTTGCATTAATACCTCCTGAAACTGCAAGATTTTGTAATTCCCCTGAACTAGAAACATTAATTAATTTTGTCCACATTACATTATCACTAATACCATTTGGGTTAAAGAATATTAAATCGTGATCATAAAAAATTTCAGATGATCTATTAAAAAAAGTTGTACCCAACTCATTTTCAGTTATAACTAATTTAATATCATAATCAATAGCTTCTTTAACAATAGGGAATGCATAATCTTGGTAAATATTTCTATAATTAGCAATTTCCCATTTATTATTAGGGTTAGATTCAGATAACAAATTAAAGATAATATAATCACCAGATGCAGCAGGAGTTGTTAACAACCCACCTCCATCACCTGATACAGAAATAGAGTACATATCATTAGCATTATTTGCTGTATATAATTCTTCATTAGTAACAGCAGAAACAGAACCTTTAAAATTAGTTTTTTCCCAAACTCCAGAAGTATCGCCATTAAAAATTAAATAATCACCGGCATTAACTTCAGTAAAATTTTTATCATCCCCTGAAACACTAAAATTATAAATAGCTTCGACAAATTTACTATGACCTTCAGAAATTGTATTAAAAATAGGAAAATCATTTTCATTTGCTACAAAACCTTCAAAAAATTCATTATTAGTTCTATACATAGTGCCTAATTCTTCACCTTCATAAGAAATAACAAATTGATCTAATAAATCAGCAACAAAAGAAACAATAGAAAGTTCTATATCATTTATTACTTTTATATTTCTTACTAAAGGAGCAGTTGTATTAACATCATATCTATGGAATTCAAAGAAGTTAGTTGTTCCATTCATCATAATATCAGAGAAAAGAATTTTATCCCCTTCAACAACAGGAGCAATATCTTCATTATAGATTAATCTATTGGTATTAGAATTTGTTATTTTACCTTGAATAGTTCTTAAGTTATAAGGAATATCAGAAGCAGATACACCAAGATCATTACCAAGTTCATAATTACTTTTAACAAAATTAGTATACATATTAGAGTTAGGAAGTTTTTTAACAGGTAAACTAATAGAATTTTCTTTTGATTCAGCTGAATTATAAAATGAATCTTTATTAATAACAAAATAGTAAGAAGCATTTATTGTTGATGAAATAATTTCTGGGTAATAATCTGTAATTGATGCTAATTTAGAATTTCTAAAATATTTTGCATAATCAAAAAAATTATCTAATGAGTAAGATATTAAATCTGCTTTAGCTTTTATTTTTAAATCTTCTTTTTTAGAAGTTGTTATATTTTCAGGAAGTTCAATAAATGGTGTTACTTCAATATAAATATATGAAGGTTTAAAAAAATTTAATTTTGTTGATACAACATTATATGTCTCTAATTCTCGTAATAAAGTATTTTCTTCTATTGAAGTTAAATAAATTGAATTATTATCAGTTAAGAAATTAATTTTATTCAAAGTATTAGGAACACCAGAGAGATATATATTACCTAATTTTTGATCTTCAGAAGAAGGATATAATTCTTCCCCACCAATTACATTAGCTGCCATTATATAAGGATAAGCATTTAAAATATTTTTAAAATCTTGTTTTGTTACTGCTCTTCCTGATGTTGAAAAATATTTTGGTGCTTTTAATTTAATTTCTTCTAATGTTTCATTTTCAGAACCACCAAAAGTAAAAGATAAAGGATCTAAAGAATTAAATTTTGATAAGTCCAAAGCAAAAGAACTAACATAAGAATTAGTGTCAATAGGAATAGAAGTCATATATTCATTATTAGCTAATGATCCCTTTGTTTCAACATATTCAACTGTAGCTGTTTGATCACTTTCTAAGATTTTACCTATAATATTATCCCCGAAAATAATTTTTGGAAAATACTCATTTTCACTATCTTCTTCAACAAAAAAGATATTAGAACTTGGTAAATTAAAAATACTTTTTGCTTCTATCCAATCTTCTGCTAAAGCCCCTGATACATTTCTAATAACAGACATTTTAAGGGAATTCTCTTCAACAGAAATAGATGGAATTGTAAAAGATTGAAAAGGTGTATTCCCAGCAGCACCAATATATGTAAATGTTTTTATTTCACCTTCAAAAAGTTCATATTCAGCTGAAAGTGTATTGTCATCTTGATATGTTAAAATTATGGGTTTTTTGTTTAAATACACATTACCTTTATTAGATACAAATTTAGAATTTGTTTGTACTGTAATAGTGTCATTAACAGAAAATACAACTTCTGTATCAATGTATGTTAATGTTCCTATTGCTTTTGCTGATGTTTTTCTTTTTGGTCTATATCCAATTTCTTTTGCTCTTGAAACTGCATTTTTTCTATAGTTAATCGTATCTAAGAAATTATTGTTTGCAACATTTGCAACTTGATACGACATTAACATACTAACATAAGACATTGTATCAATTATATATGATATATTTGATGCTGACCAATCAAATGTAGCAGAATATTCTGAATTACTCTTTAAAAATTCTATGATCTGTTGTCTAACATCTTCAAATTTTAATAAATTTTGAGAAAAAAGAAAATTAGTAGCCATATTTTATCTCACTTTTTTTAATTGATATTGGAATGATACAGTTTGATTATCTCTAACTAAAATACTCTTATATGTAATAGTAACATCATAACTTTGTTTATCTTCATTTTTCACCACATTAACATTAACATCATCAACACGTGGTTCAAATTTTTCTATTGCATCTTCAATCGTTTTTTGAATTTGTAAACTTGTAATAGGATCAATAGGGGAAAATAAATATTGCTCTAAATTTGTCCCAAATAATGGATCCATGACTCTACTGCCAGGTTTAGTGTTTAAAATATTTCTGATTGATTCAGCAATAGCATTATCATTAGTAAGTAATGATACGTCTTTCTTACCTGTAAAATCTCTGCCTATTTTATTTACATCTATATAATAAATATCGCTATTTTCCATAAATAATTCTCCTGTTAAGTGTATTTATAATAAAAAAAGAGAGAGAACTATTTCTAGTTTCTCTCTCTCATATATATTTTAATAACTGTATATCTTTTTAAAAATAAATATTTTTATACCTTGATAAGTTTATGAGATTTTTTATATTGAGCTTCACTTAAAATATCTACAACTTCACCATTTTTGTTAAATTTAATCCAATGACAGTTATCTAAAACACATTCAATTTTTAAGTTTTCTTCTAAAAATGGAATGAGAATCAAAGCAGACCGAATAAGCATAGAAGTATTTAAAGAATCATTAAATGAAATATAACAAATATCATTTTCATCTTTATTTTTAATAATAACAATATTAAATAAACTGGAATAAAAAATATTATCTTCCTCATCAAAAATAACTAATTCTTCAGAGGTATCAATATCAAATAATTCTTTAATTAAATTATTTAATGTTGTTGAAAAATCTTTATAATTCATAAAATTCCTTTTTAGTAGTGAGTGAGTAAGTTAATAAAAACTCACTCACTCACTTTATATAGCAAAGTTATTTAAGACTATTAAAAAATGCCAAATCTTCATCTTCATCATCATCATCACTAACATTAGTTTCAGGTGAATCAAAAGATGGTTCATTTTTTTCATCAACAGTATCATTTGTTACAGTTTCTTCTTTAGAAGATGAAGAAGATTGTTTTGGTTCTTCATCATTCAAGCAAAGAACAGAGCCTAAAGTACGAATAGTTTCTTCATTAGTTGGGAATTCACTTTCATCAACAAAAGGAGTTAAAGAATAAGTTGAATTCATTATTTGTTCAATTTTTTTATCATCCCCATTAAAAAGAGGTTTTTGTTTTGTGAATTTACTATTATCATAGTTAGGGAAATCTCCTTGTTTTGTTACTGCAAGAAGAAAATCTGCCCCTTCATAAAGATCAAATGGCACAAATTGTTTGAAATCTTCATCCATTAAATCTGTTTCAGAAGGAAACATTTTTTGTTTAATTTTATCATAAATTTTAGTCCCAAATTTATAAAGATAATTTTTACCTTCTTCTTCTGGACAATTAGGATTTTTTAATACAACAATATTTGCAATATATTGAAGTTTACGTTTACGTTTACTAGCAATAGCTTTATCAGATTCAAAAGCTGAGTTCCAGAGTTCCATATTTTTTTTACAAATAGGGCAATCTCTATCATAACCAAAAGTATTAATACAATTACGAATCCACCATTTTTTAGCTCCATTTACTTGATAAGGAAATCCATGATTATAAATTTTTACAAAAGGATTACCTTCTTTATCAGGAATAAAACGAATTACAGCATTTGAAACACCAAGGGAATCTTTTGTCGGCACCCAAAATCTCTCATCTTTTTCAAAAGATTTTGATTTTTTCTCATCATCTTTTTTGATATTCTCTTTAACTGCATCCCAATCAAATTTAAACTTAGCCATATTTTACCTTTCCTTTCTTTCCGCTTCATTCAAGAAGGGATTATATTCCACTACCATTATTGGTAGGGTAATTTATAAAAATTATTATAATTGGGTTAAACCCAAAAATTCCCCCAATATTTACCTAGTAACATTCTTCCATTAACAATTCTATTATTATACTCTAAATATCCTTTTTTGTCAAACCAAAAAGTATTTTTTTCGGTTTCTACCATTTCTAAATATTTTTCATCTTCACAGGGGACAAACTCAACATCTAAATTTCCATGATAAAATTGTTCTTCCCATGATTCATCAATAGTATTTTCTAATGCAAAAATAATTTCATTTGTAACATAATCCCATCTTTTATCATAAAATTCATCTATTTCATAATTAGATTTTTTTTCTTCTTTTGAATTACTACTCCTAATATTTTCAGGTACATCTTCATCTTCAACAAAAGGAATACCATGTTTTTCTTTTAAACTCTTTTTAATTATTGGTAAAATTAATTGAGCCATAGTGTTATATCCAGCCCATGTGTCCTGATAACTACATTTAATAAAACTTAATCTATTTAAGTTTGTATACCAAGAATTCCATAAAACATTTATAATAGGCTGAAATATAAAACCAATAAATTCTATATATTTATCATATTTATCAGGTAAATTCTTTAAAGGTGTTGAATATATAATAGAAAAATGGTTTCGATACTTACCAATAAATGCAATCATATTTTATCTCCAAGCTGTTTGTACTGTATTTATCAAATAATTATTTATATTATCAAAATTAGGAACTTTTGGTAAAAAAACTGATTTTTCTATAGAATCTAATTCCAGTTTTAACTCATCAGCAATAGCCAAAACTTCTTCTTTTGAATATTTCCCATTTCTAATATCAAGTAATAAAGCTTTTTCTTTTAAGGGAAAAATTAAATTTCCAGTTTTTATTAATTCTAATCCTTCTAACATAAGTCTGCAACAATGCATACCAAACTTTGAATCAAACCCATATTTTGTGATTAATTCTTTCCTGTTCCCTACTTTTGCCATTCGTTCATCAATTTTATCTTTAACTTTATATATATATTCTTTTAATGAAATATTTAAATCCCCTATTTTAGCGTGTTGTTCAAAAAATTTAATTCCTTCAGGAAAATTATCATTCTTAAATTCAGCCAATAAACATTTCTTATTATTTTTTTCTAATAAAGTTGCTAACCATTCTTGTGAATTTTTTAGAATTGTATAATTATCAGCTTTAATATGCATTTTGTGCATTTGAGAAATAGCATAACCAATAAATTTTTGTTTGATCAACATACTAGGAAATATATCTCTCATTTCTCTAAGTTGTTTACCAATTTCATTTTCATAAATAATATTTTCATCATTAACAAAAATAGTTTCTATTAATGAAGGGTTTCCTTCCATTAATAGTTTAATGTATTTCCTGAATTCATAAAATTTTTTATCAACTGCTTCTTTATTATTTTTACCATTTTCTTGTTTTGATATAATAGATAAATCAACTTCATTGAGTGTTTTAAGCCCTAAATAATATTCTTTTGGCGCTATAAAAATTCCCATGAAATCTTCATCTGATGTTTCAATATTAGTTCCATATAAATGTGAACCAACTCGTATTTCAAGAATTTTATTTTCTTTAGCGTATTCTTTAATATTCATACGTTCTCAAAATCCTTTTTTATTTCTCTTCTTTCTTCATTGATATGATATGTTTTTGATATATTAATAGCTTTCAAAATTACCCCTGGAGTGTCTTGAAATTTTTCCCCCCAGTGATACCTTGTTTTTGATTTTAAACGCTCTCTATAGTATCTTCTTGAGGCTCTAGTCATATATTATACCTACCAAATGTAATCATCATCATCATCTTGATAAACAAGATCTATATTAGGTTCTAAAAAATATTCTAAACCACAATGAGTAGAAAGTAATAGTTGTATTTTTTCAAGATCAGAAAAATCATCATAATTTTTTGATAAAAAATCTTCTGTAAGTAAACATGAATCACATATATGATTTTCTAATTCAATTCTAATTTCTGATAAATAATAAGATTTAAATAACCAACTAGGATATGAAATCTTATATAAACTATAACTTTTCATAAAGTATTATATGCCTTTACATATTCATGTTCAACATAATCAATAATACTTTTTTTACCTTTACTTTGAATTTCTTTTGGCACACAAATTTGAGTTTTTTCAAAAACATCTTTCATTTTAAAAAGAATTGTACTTTTTGAAGAATCTATAGTGTTTGTAGCATCATAAATTTCGATATATTGAAATAAATTTTTTTTAATTTTCTTAAAAAATTGTACAACCTCAATAATAGATAATGTTTCTAGATTATCAAAGTCTTTTTTAATAAGATTAAAATTTATAATCAATTCATTTTGTTTTGCTGTAAATTTGTGTTTATTAATAAAAGTTCTCAATTTTTTATCATCAATATTATGGAATAATGCTGCTAATGCCACATCAAACGAATAAAAATTTTCTTTTGCTTTATTAAAAGCGTCAAGATTAGACTTATAAATTTTTGGTTCTAAAATATCAAAATGATAATCAATAGCATTAATATCTTTCAAAAAATCAAAAAATAATGAAGGAGTTTTAGCTTCATTATATGTTTTTTTGAGTTCAATATAAACTCTTTCATTATTTACAGCTTTTAAAATATGTTTATGTTCTTTTATTAATTTTAATGTTTCCTTCTCAACAGTTAAATTAAATCTAGCAATAAATCTTGCTCCTCTATAAATTCTAATAGCATCTTCAATAAAAGCTTTAGGATTTACACAACGAAGTATTTTATTTTTAATATCATGAATACCATTGAAAGGATCAACATATTCATGTGTTAAATAATTTTTAGCAATACTATTAATTGAAAAATCTCTTCGAGATAAATCACTTTCAATAGAAACGTTTGTTTTTACTTCAAAGTCATGATAATTACCACATTCAGAAGTAGCTCTTTCAACTCGTGCTAAAGCAATTTCTGAGTTTAGTTCACTATGAATATAAACAGGAAATGAAACTCCAACTTTTTTATGTTCTGGAAATATACTTTCATATTCTTCTGTACTTGTTTTTTCAATGACATAATCTATGTCATGAGGAATTATATTCATAATTCCATCTCGAACACATCCTCCTACATAATAAACTTTATTATTTAATTCTTTAAACATTTAATCCTATCTCCTATTTGTTATAGAAATATATTATCATTTAAAGATAATATATGTCAATAACTTATTCTTTCATAAAAGATAAAATATTAGATTCATTTTTCATTTCTGGTAAATAATGTTTGTCAATAAATTCTTGTCTAACTTTATCAACAATATTTTGATTTACTATTTCTAATACATCTTCAACATCAAGAAAGTTTTCAGCTGCATAATCAACAATAGATTCAATATAAGAATTATTTTCTTTTGTTTTTTTCTCAATCAATAAACTTAATGGATCAATCATTCTGACTCCTTTTTGAGTAAAAAGTTTTCTCTATTTTTACTATATGACAAATTTTCATTGTCAAGAAAATACTTATAAAATTCACATAAAAAACGTTTTGATAAAAATAACTTAAAACATTTTTCGTCATAAGCACAACCAAATGAGACATATTTACAACAATCAGAAGTCATAATAGTTCTTTCATTATATGAATAAAAACTTCCATGAATTGTTCTATATCAGATTCTGAAACTGCAATACCAGAAGTTTTTTCATGACCTCCTGATATTATTTTTACTTCTTTCATGATTCTATCATGAATTTCATGTGTTGTCAAATTTATTTTATTACTAATTCTTAATGAAAATGTAAATTGTGAATCTTTAAATCCATTTAATATTAAATAAACATCATATTCCGGATAAAAAATGGTGAAATCATTTACAAAATAGATATTTGCATTCATAATTATTAAAAGATTATTATATATATAACTATGATTACTCATAGAATCTTTTAAATATGCTGTTCGTTCATTTGTATTTTTTTCTAATATTAAATTATCTTCCTCATCAAGATGATACCCATTTTTAAATTTTTCAATAAATTTTTCAGCATTATATTTCCAGAAAAGTGCATTTAGTGGATATGATAATTTCATAAAATCTTCATTAGAAGTATCCCATATATCATAAATATTAACAATTCTATTTAATTCATATAAATGAGAAATTTTACTATTATTTAAAAATTCATATAGTTGAATACAAGCACATTTTGAAGAATCAAGTTTTAGAGTTATATGTAATTTTTCACATAAATCATGTACATCAAACTCATAAACATGATGATCAATATAGATTATAATATTTTTATCTGTTTTAAAAGACCCAATTTTTCTAAGTTGTTGTTCAGTATAATTAAGATCTGTTATAAATAAAACATCAAAATCTTTATCAATCTCATCAATTAACTTATCAATTTTTGTATAACCAGATGCTTTCCATTGATAATCAGCATTTTTTGGAATAAAATTTAAAACATTAATAACGCTTGTTATACCATCAAGATCCCAATGTGATAAATGTCTAATTTTCATTAATTAATTCCTTTTTAAGTTATTCATAAAATACCATCAAAAATAATTAATTTATTTTTTGCTCTTGTAATACCTGTATATAACCATTTTCGATGAAAATCATTATCTCCTAATCTTTCTTCAAAAAGAATAACTTTTTCAAATTCCGAACCTTGACTATTCCAACCACAAAAACCATTTTGTAAAAATTTATGGGATTTTTCCATTTCTAAACAATAAGTATGACATTTAATATTATTCATAGAAATTATTTTATCAAAGAATATTTCTCCTTTTGAGATATTTTTTAAATAATTATAATCTTCATCATCTTTAATATAAGGTTCAATATATTGTAATATCTCTCTCAATTTAGTAAGATTAACATTATCTCTTGTTAATGAAGTTTGAAATGGGTTGTTAGAAATATTGTATTTTGTAAATATTTTTTTAATAATATAACTAATATTTGGTATTTCTTCATCTATTACATGGAATTCATTATCTATTTTATTATATGTCCATATAATCCCCATATTAAGTAACATCATTCTAATTTGATCTATCATATATTTTGATTTACTTTCAAATTTTGTATGATCAAGAAAATCTTTTTTCCTATTAATCATATCATTTTCAAATAGAGATTTTAAAAATTCTATTTGATATTCTTTATCAGCACTTAAAATACAATCAGGAACAAATTTTTCATGATCTTGTATACCTTTTATTTTTTTACAAAAATTTTGTATATCAAGGGAATTTATTTCAATCATAAAATAATCAGAATATTTCATTGAAATTTTTGAATTCATACAACCAAATAAATTCTCACTAATTCTTTTGAAATCAAAAATTACTTTTTCATATCTATTATAAAATTTTATTGATTTTTTAGATACTGTACCATCAGCTACCATATAACCAAGGAATTTAGCAAAATCTTTAGACATTATTATAGGACTATTAAATGCATTATAAGTTTCTTTAATATTCCAATCAGTAGGTAGAGATAAAGTATTGGCATAAATATTTTGGTTACACTTTAAGACTAAAACATCATTTTCTTTAATATCAACAACATTTTTTCTTTTTATATAGCCATCATTATCTAAAACATCTAAACCATGGTCTAAAGTTGGTGTTATATTATAACCTTTTTTTGTTAAAATTTCTTTACAATCTGAAATACCATTATCAATAAAATTTGTTGGTGTTTCAAGGGTTTCCCCATTAAAAACTTGTGTTGTTTTATAAGTTTTTTCTAAGTCAATTAATTGTTTAATTCCTTTATCAGTAAATATAAAAGTATCGCCACTCAAACATTTATGAGTTGTTATGGTATAACCATAATCAAAGGATTCTATATCTTTTTGATATTTTATATCTTCATTTGTAAATATACCTTTATGTATTTTTAAATTTTTGAAAAGTTCATTTTCATCTGACATAAAATTTAATTTTGATTTTTTCTCATTAAAATTTACACATTTTCCTAACATACCATTTATTAAGCCATTTAAATTATTATTTCTTAAACAAATTAATTTATCATTTACTTCTGGGTAAATATTATTAAACCCATAACCTTTTCTCATTTGGTTATTAATATTAATTCTAGTAGCATTTTTTCCACAAAGAATTTGATTAGATTTTGTTAATGTTTCAAAATGAAGGTTATTAGTTTTTAAGACAGATTCGCCATATCGGCCAGGTTTAATATATTTACCTTGTCTAACTTCATTAGAAAGCCAAATAATAGGATTATCAAGTGCTTGTCTATGAATTTTCTGTAATGTAAAATTAGCATTATTCATTAAGCTAATAATATCTTTAGAAATAGGTGGAAGTTGACCAGAATCACCTACATATAAAATAGGGATTCTAAAAGATTCTAAATCTTTTTGTAATTCTTTACCTATCATTGAAGCTTCATCAACAATAATAAGTTTAATAGAAGAGGCTAATTTATATAATTTTTTGAAATATATATCACCTTTTTCATCTTCTCTTGGTTCATAAATAAGTGAATGAATTGTTGTTGCTTCAAGACCTTTATTTTTCATTACTAAAGCAGCTTTTCCAGTATATGCAACATATCTAATATTATAATCTGAAATATTAAGTTCTTCAGAAATTTTAGAAACTACTGTTGATTTACCAGTTCCTGCATAACCAGCTAAAACAAAAGGAATATGTTTTTTATAACTATTAAACCATTTTTTTATTAATTTAATAGCATAATTTTGTTCATCTGTTAAAATAATATTCAAAATATTTTACCTCTAATCTAATGTTAATGCAAACCAATCGTCTGAATCATAAGCTATAACGATTAAATCATCCATTTCTAATAACTCAATCCAATCATCAAGATATTCATATTTAACTGTTAATTCAATAGATTGATCATAATTAATAAAATAACCAGATTCTGAGTCATAATAAAAATTATATTCTGGAAGTTTTTCTTTTATTTTTTCTTTCAATATTAAAAATCTATCAGTCATAAGCAACTACTTCTTTACCAAAAACAATTTTTTTATTTTCACGTCTTACAAAAAATTCAATTTGTGCCCCACGATGCCCTGTTATTTTATACCATTTAACAACTGTATTACCATCTTTATCAAATCCTATTTTCCCTTCATAGGCATAACCATTTTTAATTGCAAATTTACCAAGATTTTCTTTTTTTGTGATTTTTGGCATTTTCTTTCTCCTTGTGAATATCTAAATATAATATAATATATTATTCAAAAATATTCAACTAAAAAAATCATCTAAAGAATATTTTTTTTCTGTTTCCCAACCAATAGCTTTGAATATATTTTGTAAGGGAGCAACAAAACTTTTTTGAAATTGTAAATCATAATCTATTTCTAATTTATCTTTCCATTCTTCAGGAAATTTTGTTGAAATAGCAATAACATCAGATTGAATGATATTAGGAACTTTAATATAAGAGAATTTTAATTTATCTCCATCAGAAATTTCAGGGTAACGTTCTGTTAAATTTTCTTTATTCAAAAAATCATTATATTTCAAAGCTCCTCTAACAGCAATAGGTAATCCTTTAGAATCTAATGTATAATTTGAAAAATTACATCCCCTAGGGAAAGCAATATCTCTAAAAGGTAAAGTTATAAATTCTTTTTTTGTTTCTTTAATAAAATCTAATAAACAATCATTATTTTTTGTATCAAAAATTAATTTAACAGCCTCTTTAAGTTTTCTTCTACAATATTCAGGTGTAGATGTTCTAACAATTTCAACACCTCGAACTTTTTGTTCTGGGTTATCAAGATAAAATTTACCCTCTTCCCAAATTTTATTCATGATATATTTTTTCTTAGCAATCATAATAGAAACTTCAGCAATACACTCTGCCTCCATTACTATTGTAAGTTCTTTCATATTCATATTAACTGATAGTTTTTCAAAAAACTCATTACATTTTGGTTCAATAACATTTTCTGAAAGTTTTAATAAAAAATTTAATACCGTTTCTTTGTCAGGAATTTTATTTTTAAATCTTTTTGCAACTAAAGGTTCAAGTTTTAAAAAAATAGAATCAGTATCACAATATTTGTTCTCAATACCTAAATTATCATAAATATATTTTTCAGCCCCTCTAACTGATAATTGACCTCCTGAGGTAATAGCTTCAGCAATTCTTATATCATAATATCTTGAATGTTGATTACTTAAATTTCCATATCCGGAATTTAAAAGAATTTTTTCAGCATATTGAATAAGATCTAATTGAGTTCCAAGTTCTTTATTACCATCTTTGAAAGCTTTTTTTGCATCTTTTTTATGTTGTATCCGTTCTTTAAATAATTTACTATAAACACTAGAAATAAATCCATCAATATCATTTCTAAAAAATTGTCCATTACAAGTAAATGATACTCCATATTTTTGTAAAATAGGTGCAAGTTCTTTTGTTTTTTCAACATCTAAACAAGATTCAATTGTACTATATTTAAGTTTAATATCTTTCAATTCATCAGGTAAAATACATTCATCAATAATTGTTTCTGAGGACATATTGTATGAACGAATTTGGTTAGGATAACTTGAAACAATATCATAAACAGCTAACCATTCACATAATTCAGGTTCTGTATCTTTTACATAACCTCCAATAAAATCTTCCTTTTCATGATGTTTATCTGGTGGACATAATTTTTTCGTTTTTAATAATTCATTATAAAATATACAATCCCATGGTTGAACTGTTCCAAAAATTGATTCTGGTGAACATTTTGCTTTGTACATGATTGATAAAGCAAGTTCAATAAATCGTAATTTATAATTTAGTTCATATACTAGTTCAACGTCTTTTTTATTATAATCTACAAATGTTTGAAAATCATCATAATAAAGATTTTCTAATGTTTCATGTTCTTCAGCATAAGATACTTTACCTTCTCCTAATTCAATCATAGCAATATCATTTAATTTGAATGATTCTCTTGGTTTTCCTATATATTTTTTATAAAGATCTAAATAATCCCAACAAATTGTTCCTTGTAATAAATACGTTGTTTGGATTCTACCATTCATAGTTGTTGTTTCTTGTTTTTTAACAACTCTATCAAGTGATAATTTTTTCATCCATTCTGTGCCAAGAATTTTATTTGTTCTATTTACAAGATAGGGAATATCAAACCCATTAGTATTCCATCCAGTTAGAATTCTAACTTTATTATCATTAAAAAGTTTTATATACATCTTTAATAACTGGTCTTCATCTTTACAATTAATATATGTTACATTTTTTTCTTCTGTATAATAATCATCTTTAAATCCAAGAATAATATATTCATTTTTATATATATTTTGAATTGTAATTGTTGAAACTGGATATTCAGATTTTAAAGGATTAGGAAATCCTTTTTTTTGAGGAATTACAGAATTTCTATCACGTATTGTTTCAATATCTATATTCCATGCTACAAGTCCATTTGTTTGAAGTGGTATATCATATTGATATTGAGATGCTATGAATTGAATATGAGGTGCAACATCACCATATATGTCAAACATCCCTTTATTTTCTTTTTTCCAAATTTTCATTTCTGTGATAGAATCAAATACTTTCACTTTAAGTGGATTGTTGAATATATCTGTCCACTTTGTTTTTTCATTTGTCATTATACCAAGAAATGGCTTAAATTTAACTTTTTCTTCATGACAAATTCCATTTTCTATAAAAATGTGTTTTATTGTATTTGCTGAATCTTGATAGGCATTTATAAAACTTTTCATTCGTTTCCCTTTGTTTTTGATTTTTTATTATTATATAATATAAGAAAAGAATTGTCAATTTTAATTATATATAAAAAAATTAGAATTAAAAGGTATTATTAAATTCTTTTTAATTCTAGTTCTATATATTATTAAATTAAAAATGTTAGATTAAATTTTTATGATAATTTTCTGAACAAGAAATTCCTGTTAGATTAGATCCTACAATTGTTAAATCGCCAATTCTCATATTAAATATACTCCTTAAGTAGTTTATATTTATTTATATAAATAATAATAAAAGATTTTAAAGGATAAAAAATGAGTGATACCTTAGATATACATTCAGTAGCGGCATTATTAAATGATGCCCGAGAAAGAATAAAAGAATCTGAAGAAAGATCAAAAGAAACAATTAATCTAACAGAAATAAGATTAATAAAAAAAATAGATGAAATTCAACAGACTCTAAATGTATTTGGGCAAGATTACTCGAAATGGATACCATTATTAACATCTTTACAAAAAAACGAAGATAATAAAAAAACCTTAACAATTGCGTTAATAACATCTTTCATAACTAATATTGCAGCGTTAATAGTTACTTTATTTGTTTTCTTCGTGAAATCAGGGGTTATTAAATAATGAATTTGGAAAATCTCCATGATTTAATTCATGGTAATGTTGATACACCTTTAGGAATATTTTCACATGGAATTTGGAATATTTTTTCATTAATAAATGGTAATCCAGATTTATATATGTCAGGTATAAGACTTTTTCTTTCTATCTTTTTCACAATCCTACTCATTATTATTCTTAATATCAGAACTAAAATGAATTTTGATAAAATGCATCTAATAGCATTTATTGGAGTATTGTTTTTATTAGCTAGAAATTTTATTTTATTAGGGTTTCAATGGGGTTGGGAAATAAAATTATATGACGATTATATTCTTCATTTTCTTTTTCCTCCTCTTGATTATTTTTTTAATATGATGTATATAGGTTGTATAGCATATTATAGTTTAAATACTTATAATTATTATCCTGGAATTTTAAAACGTATAATATGGTGGATTCCATCTTTTATTACTTTATATTTCATTTATATGAGTATTACTTGGAAACATTTTTTTTATTCAAACCTTCCTGTTGTTGTTCAATTCAATAATTCTTCTGTTGATTGGCAATCTCATTGTATTATTTCTTTATTTTGTGTTTACGTTTTATGTGTTGCAGTTTTAAAACATAAAAAATATTATCTCTTTTTAAGCTCTTTTTGGTTTTTTAATTCTATATCACAAATAACAATAGCTATTACTTCTTTTTATAATTACCAATCTTCTGAATTAACAACAATTTTTCAAGCTGTAGAATTATGGTCAATCCCTCTTCTGTTTTTACATTTTGTTAATGCTTATATTATTAGAACACATAAATTTATTCAAAGAAAACCTTGCTTGAGACATGATTGTCCTTCAAGAATTTTTTTATAAAAAAAAGCTTGACAGATCCGGTTCTAGATGATATAATGAGGCTTGTCCGGTACCCCTTTGAATATCTATATTATAAGACAAAAATAAAAAAATTATATATCAATAAAAAATATTGACAAATTATCTCCTTAATAGTATTCTTTATTTGTTCCCAACAAAAAACTATTTAAGGAGAGAAATAGAAAAATGATTAAAAAAGAATGTCAAGAAATTTTGATTAAATTCTGTGATGAACATTCCCTTCCTTATCCTAAACTTCGTTTCTCAAATGGTTTGAAAAAAGCAAATGGTATTTATAAATATTCTTATGATATTATTCTTTTTAAAACAGCTAATACATTAGAAGAAATTACAAATTCACTTAAATCTTTTGAAATAGTTATTTCAAATTTAATGATTAAATTTTTTAATAATGAACAAGTCAAAAAAACATTGATACATGAATTAACCCATCATTATTGTCTTTTTCATAATAAGAATGCTAATCATACAGAATACTTTAAACAAAAATGTTCAGAGTTTGGGGGTAGTATGAATAGTATTTTAGCAGGTTCTATATATGCTGATTCAGTTTCAGATAATTATATTACTAAAAAAATTGGATTTAAATTAGAATGTCAATGTGGAAAACCTGGGCATGGTATTCAGCATTATATACGTAATCCCAAAAAAACAACATTAACTAAATATTGTTGTCCTATCTGTAAAACTTTAATGAAAGAATGGAAAAGGATTGAAAAATGAAAAAATTTACTAAAAACCCATTTTACGAAGAAATTCTAAAAGAAGCAATTGAAGAAGCTAATAAATCATCAAAGAACTGGATGATTGAAAACACAAAAGACCGAGAAAAAACAGCACTTTTAGGAGATTGTGGTTTATCTTTTATTAAAATCACTGATAAGAGATGGTCTTTTGTAAAATATTATATCCAACGTGAATTAGTAAAAACAGGACAAAAATATAATCGAATTTATATTCCTCATGAAAATTCTGGTAGATTAGAAATTGGGCCAAAATATTCAGCAATGGTATCAGCTATGAATGTTTTCAAAAAATATTCTGTTGATGCTGGTCTTGAAATAAAAACTTTTATAGATTAAATAAATGAAAATATATCAAATTTTCTTTAAAGAAGAACATTTAGCTTTTCTTCATCCTGATTTAATTCATTATGATAATTCTAATGATAATTCATTACAATTTGAATATTGTATTATGAGAAAAAAATATTTTATTAAATCCTGGTTATGATTGTTATGCATTTAACCCGCATGATTGGGTTGAAAAAAATATTTGGAAACAAGGGGATGCTTCAAGTTATAAAAACATTAAAATGTCTTTTATAACACAATTAATGTTTGACAAATTAGGATATTCCTATAAAATAACAGATAGAAAATATTCAATAGATGAGTTTTCTTTTTGTAATTATTGGATTGCAAATAAAAAATTTTGGGATGAATATATTTTATTCATTGAACCATTTCATCATTTGATGATTAAAAATAATAAAATATATAATAATTTATTTTTTGATGAAGAAGAATCTTTATATGGGTATTATCCTTATATTATAGAAAGATTATTGTCTGAATTTATTTGGTTGAAAAAAGATGTTTTTAAAACTAAAATATTTTATAAAGGAAATATAAAATAAATTTTTGAAAAAATCTCATATAAATAAAATGGAATTTATAAATTTAAACTTTTATTAATATAAAGGAGAATAGAAAATGAAAATGCCAGCAAAACAAAAAAAACTTTATGATTGGTACATCTCATTAAATTATGAATATGTTGAAGAACTTCCAGCTAAAGGAGTTATTCTTCTCAGAAAAGGGGAAAAGGTTGGGGATGCAATTTATTGGAGTTATGTTACTCTTTATAAAAATGGAAATGTTAAAAATGGTAATCATTTAAAATAACTAACTCTCTCTCTTATAATAATTGACTGTTAAATGATTCATATAATAGCTTTTTGTCTATTATATGAATCATTTTTTAAAAAAAGGGTATAAATGAAAATTTATCAAATTTATTATGATGAAAAATCAAAATCTAAAATAAGTCGGTTATTAATGCCTTATAATAATTCTAATCCTGATAAGCCATTTGAATTTGAATATGGTGTTATGAGAAAACTTTATAAAAACTTTGATTTTGAAAAAGAAAAATATCTTGGTGTTTTATCTTGGAAGTTCAAAGAAAAAAGTAGGATAGATCCGTCAAAATTAGTGCTTTGGCTTGATAAAAACAAAAAGAAAGACGTGTATACCATTAACCCTTTTTATATGCTTAATAAGCGTTATAAGAGTTTATGGGAACAAGGGGAATATTTTAATCCAGGAATTAAAAATATTACAAAAGAATTATTAGAAAGAGCTAATATTAATCTTGATCTTGAAAGAAGTCATTCAGCAAAAGTTGCTTGCTATTGTAATTATTGGGTTGCTAATAAAAAATTCTGGGATCTTTATATGAGTTATACAGAAAAATTGTATGAAGAAATGTATAACTCTGATGAAGAAATGTATAAAAAATTATTTATTGAAAAAGCAGATAAAGAAATAAATTCAGGGATGTTTTCATTTATCATGAAAAGAATGTTCAGTTCAGTTCTAGAAAAACATCAAAATGAATTTAAAATTCTTCCATATTTCACATAGAATTCTTAATTATATAAAGGAAATAAAAAATGAAATTTGATATTTACGATAAATCATTTTATAATATGCACTTACAATGGAAACCTTATTATAAAATGATTTCAGAATGGATTCTTAATCAGTGTGAATTTGAAACATCAATAGAATATGGTTTCGGAAATGGATTTCTTTCTGAATTTCTAAAAGAAGCTGGGAAAAATATTTCATGTTCAGATTTTTCAAAAGAATCTGTTAATTTTATTGATTCTTCTATTCGTCCTTTCTTTTCTAATATTGATATGACAGTTTCTATTGTTACACCAGATAAAAAAGATTTAGCCCTTTGTTTTGAAGTTGCTGAACATATTAACCCAGAAGGTACTGAAGTGTTTTTTGATAATTTAGTATCATCAGACCCAAAATATATTCTTTTTTCATCTGAACCAACAACAAATGGTCATGGACATATTAATTGTCATCCAGAAGAATTTTGGATGACAAATATTTGTAAAAAAGGCTATTCTTTAAATAAAGAAAAAACTTATAGTTTTAGAAATGAATTAGACCCAAAAATTCAACCTATTTCTTGGTATCCAAATAATTTTTTGTTTTTTGACAAATTATTTATTTTTTAAAAAAATATTGTTTTCTTTAATATATTTTGATATTGTATTTATATCACTAAAAAGAGTTTCTAATATCTTTATAAAAGGAGAATAAAATGAGTTACCCAGAATATGATCAGTATAAAATCAAAAATCTTTGTCCGAAACAAGATAGTTGTGAACAATGTCGCAATGCCAGAATGAATGATGAAGGTTATCAAAATTATCTTGATAACAAAAGAAAATTTGAAAAAGAACAATATAAAATTTTTCTTAATAAGATAAGAAATGGTAATGATGAATATCGTAAACAACATTATGGAGTATGATTAATTATAAATTTCTTTTAATAAATGGAGATTAAAAAATGAATATAGTAGTTTATACATTAAGTTGGAATGAAGAATTTATGATGCCATTTTTCTTAAAACATTATAGTAAATATGCATCTAAGATTGTTGTTATAGATAATGAATCAACAGATTCAACACAAGAAATAGTAAAATCTTTTAATAATACTGAACTAAGAATTAGGTCAAGTAATAATCAAATTAATGAACAACACCATATTGACATAAAGAATAATATTTATAAAGAATCAAGAGGTAAAGCTGATTGGGTGATTGTATGTGATGTTGATGAATTTCTTTATCATCCAAATTTTATTAAAAAATTAGAACAATATAAGAAAACAGGTATTAATTATCCTAAAGTAAAAGGATTTGAAATGATGCCTAATTGTGAAATTTCTTCGGAAGATGATCTTTGTGAAAAATATCAAATGGGAGCAAGATTTAAAAATTTCGATAAACGTGCTATCTTTGACCCTAATCTTGATATGGAATTTTGTGCTGGTTGCCATAGAGCAAAAACACCAATGAATGCTCATGAATCAGCTATGCCTGATATTCGTATGATGCATTATAAAATGTTGAACTTGAACTATTTTATTAATCGCAATCAACTTCTTGGAACTAGATTGAGTGATCTTAATAAAAAAATGGGTTGGAGTTTACACTATACTTTGTCAAAAGAAGAAATGACAAAAACATATAATGATTTTCTCTCTAAAATAGAGAAAGTAATATAAATACTAATATATTTAAAAAAGTTCATAGGAAAAATAATAAATGAGTAAAATTGAACTAGTTATTATTAGCAGTGGTAGATATGATTATCTTGAAAAAACATTAGAATCTTTTTAAAAATGCTGAGTTTAAAAATAATACACATATTGGTATCGAAAGAGTAGACAATTATAGTGATTTCTAATAATGAAAAATTAACTCAATTATATTCAAGTTTTGGTGATAAATTACTTCAACATACGGATGTTCTTTATTCTATCCAATATAATAAAAAATTTAAACCTATTACTGTTCAACTTTGCCCTACTAATAAATGTGACTTATCCTGCTCTTATTGCTCTGTTTCTAATAGAATTAAAAATTCTGAAATACCTTTTGATACAATAAAACAAGGTTTAAATGATTTTGTAAAATTAGGGGCAAAATCACTTGAAATATCAGGAGGAGGTAATCCACTTTTATATCCTGAAATTAATAAAATAATTTTATACGCTCATAAGTTGGGTTTAGAAATTGGTATTATTACTAATTCAACAAAACCTCATAAATATTTATCACAAGAAAGTATTAAAATTATTAAATGGATTAGAGTATCTTTATCAGCAATTGATTACCATAAAAATTATGACCTAAATAAAATACCAACAAAAAAATTAGCTTTGTCTTATATTATTAATGATAAAACAACTTATGAAAATATTCATGATATTTCTTTAATTTCAAAAAAATATGATGTTAAATTTGTTAGACTTGCTGCTGATTGTACTGGCGATGATTCACTTTTTGTTAAACAAAAATGGAATAGATTTATTAATTCTGAAAATAATTCAAAACTTTTTATTAAAGAAATTAATGATAATTACCATGCTTACCAACATTGCTATGTCGGTATGATCCGCCCTTATTGGGTTCCTGAAGGTGTTTTTATTTGCTCTTCTCATGTTTTAGAAGCTCTTAACTATAATGAAAAATATAAATTATGTGATGTGAAAAATATTCTTGACTTCTACCAAAAAGCAAATTATAATGTTTCTATCGGTAAACTACCTTATTGTATTGATACAGAAAAATGTTTCCATTGCTATTATTATAACAATAATAAAATTTTACATACTGTTGTTTCTGACTTGCCTGATAAAAATTTTGCTTAAATATTTTTTTATGTAACTTCAAGAATACTAAGTTTAAATCTCTCTCCTTTATTACCTGTGTTTTTAGATAATTTCTCTCTTTTTTTGTCTTGACATTTTTTCACAAATAGATTATTATATAGTTGTTTTAATAAAAATAAGGAGATAAAAATGTATTTAAAATTAAAAGAACCTAAAGGTATTTATCTCGTTTTGCAAAAACCAGTTGAAGAATGGACATTAGAAGATAAAAATCTAATTGCTAATCAACATAGAAAATTACTATGTGATAACATCGTTTGTTATTCAGGAGTAGATGTACTTAATAGCCTATGGAGTGTAATAGATCAAATTCCTCCATGTGGTCTAGGAGTTATCTTGTGCGCAGCAGCACAAGAAATAGATGCATTACGAAAATTGAATGAAAAAAATGAAACATTATAAAGATTTTTGTTGAAAAAAACCAAAATTATTCCTATGTTTATAAACTCAATATGTGAGGAAATTATGAAAATTCTAGTAGTAGTTATTCTATTAGTAACAATTTCTTTTTCTACTCCCTCTTATGCTCTTGAATCAAAAGTATGTAAAGAAGTTAGTAGTATTGCAATTTCTGTGATGGAAGTTAGACAAAATGGAGTTAATATACAGGATCTTACTGAATTATTAGATCAGAAAACTTTTTCTAAAGATATTGAAATTATTATTAAAAATATTATTATTGTGGCTTATAAAAACCCTATTGTTACAGGTAAAGAAAATAAAGAAGCAGTTGTAAAAGAATTTGCTGAACAAGTTTTTATTTTTTGTTACCAATTATAAAAATGAAAAAAGTCTAATCTAATTTTAAAGGAATAAAAAATGAAAAAAGAAAATAAGATCGTTTTTGTAATGGCACAAATTGCCCTTATGAATTGTGAACGCGCAGGAATGGAAGCTGAAAATACATATAGACTAAATTGTGGTCAAAGTATTATCTATGGGGATGAAGCATTCCAGTCTCTTTATGACAAATATGCCCCGTTGATTGGTAGAAACGCTTTCCCTGAGATGTTCATTTTATCAGAACGTGAAACCTGACTTAAGAATCATTTAGCTATCACAAGACAGGACAGAAAATAAAAAATGAATACGGAATTATTGCAATCGTATTCAGTGATAATAACAATTAAACCAATTCAATAACAGAAAGGATAAATCATGAGTGGAGGCCACTTTGATTATAATCAATATAAAATTGAAGAAATTGCAAACGAAATCCAAGACATAATTAACAATAATGGAAAAAATATTATTAATTCATTTGGATATGATCAATATCAAAATTACCCCGTTGAAATTATTAATCGGTTTAAATTAGCTGTTAATACCTTGCGTAAAGCAAAAGCAATGGTACAGAGAATTGACTGGTTGTTGTCTGGTGATGATGGGGAAGAGTCTTTTCTAGAACGATGGAATGAAGAAGTAATGCCTTTTTATGAATCTGATGATTTAAAATGAACTACACAAAAAGTTGTGCTTAGTTATTGATCTTTGTCTTGATGAAAGAATGTGAAAATTGTAAATTCAAATGTTTTTTTGATAACAAGATTATAAAAATACTCTTCCCATAAAAATGATATTATGCTTACAGATGAAAAGTACAAAAATCTGATAATATCATCTAATCTGCTTTTTAGTAAAAAATATCTTGACAAAAAATGAAAATAAAGATATATTTAAATCAACCTTAAGAGAGAGAGGATTTTATGAATACTGAAATTTTAGTAAATGATTTGTATTACTACCCTAAATGTGATGTAGAATATAATATTTAATTAAAGATTGAGATACTTTTCAAGACGATAAAAAATAGTCTGCTGATGAATGACTTCATTAGTAATATAAAGTCAAACCTCCTAAAGGAGAATTTAATGAAACCTCTATGTGAACCATTCGAGTTTGTTACACACACTGTCCTCGGGAAGAAACACGTTCAAACACGTCAATATTTTGAGATTGAAGCGTCTGACCACAAAATATCTAATTGGTTGGGGTATGGACAGCCTGACAAGACAGTCTATGCCCACGAATTAGGTAAGAAACTTTGTCATTATAAAGATGACACTGGATGGGGTTGCTGGTCATTTGCTGCTGACAACACTACTGATTTATAAGCTACAGAGCTTATACTACTTTATAAATGGTTATACTTATATCTATAGGAGAAATAAAATGAGTGACAATCTTATCAAACAAGCAGAGCAAAACGTTCTTAACATCTGTAAAGAGATGGAATTAGCAATTGATGCATTGGATGCATTCAAGAGGTTTGGCAATAGAGCATTGAAAGATTATATCTCAAAACCTAAATTTTTTGAAGGTTTAGAGTTGATGTTTCAGGCTGTTAGACAAGAATATGTGGAACAAATTTCAAGATGTTTCGCGTTATCAGGAGTAGGAGGCAAAGAATCTCATGCGTACGCTAAAAGTAGGGCAAAAGATTATTTTGGGGGGAATTACGAAATTATGTCTTTTTTAGATAGATGGGGAGCAATGGGGTCATATAAATCTGATCTTGAAAAAGAATTCAAAACACAATTAAAAAATGCTATTAAAGAGGAAAAATAAAAAAGTTAATCAGTAATCTTGATATTAGTGTTTCTTATTTTTTAGGGAGTATAATTATGGAAAAATATAATTTTAGTAGTATATCTGGTTGTTGTGATCCATGGGATGATAGGAATAATGCTATTGGGTTGTGCCCAGATTGTGGAGAACCTGTTGACAATGAAGGTAATGCTGTTGTAGGTTGTCATTATTCTCCTGAAGTATGTTCTACTTGTGGCAGTTGTCCTTGTGATATGTATTGCTAATGAATAAGATAATTTTTATGGTATTTTAAATTTTATCTTGACAAAAAATGAAAATGAAGATATATTTAAATCAATCTTAACAGAGAGAGAGTATTTTTTTATGAACACTGAAATTTCAGTAAATCTGGGTAATAAAAAAGAACCATTACCTGATTTGTATTACTGTCCTGAATGTGATCTTGAATTTAATACCTCTCAATGTATTCAAATTGAGGAATTAGACTGGGAGAATAGACATTATACTGTTCATTCATGCCCAGATTGTGGAGATAATGCGGGTAAATATAGGATGAGTGAAAAAAGATTAAAAAAATGGTACAAATGGAGAAAAAAAAATCTTTCTTCTGTTATATAAGGATTATTTAGAAGAAGACAACTATTCACCCCCAGATGATGTAATGATTTATCTTATCAGGTGATCGGGAGAAAATTATTAAGTCATTTAATATTTCAGAATGCCAAGATAATTCATAAATGAAAACTGAAAGGGGTTAATACAATGCAACATAAACCACACTGTAATCTTTTAAAAAATGCAACAGGATCGCTTTACTCCCATCTACCTTGTAATTGTGGTGCAAGGGTTAATGAAGCGACAGTTAATGAACTGTACGAAGCATTGGAACTAGCTTTAGAAATAATCAACAAATATACATACAAAGAATATATTGCTGGTATTTCAGTTATTGAAGATACGTTAAATAAATTTAAAATAGAGGAATAAAGATACACCACAAACGCAAACTATGCTCCGGTAATTCAATGGGAGAATAGGCGACTTATAATCGCTCTATGGAAGGTTCGAATCCTCCCCGGAGTACCAATACAATAAATTCAGATGAAGTATCTGCCCTTAGAAGGGGGAGAAATAAATGGCTAAATTTAATAGTTCGCGATGTAATGTTCTTTATAACAATACCTCGTTTCACGACTGGGAACATATTAAATACATACCAGTTGTACCAGAAATTACTATAGTTCCCTATGATGAGGTTGACTCAATTCCTAGTACCTTACCTCACAACGAAATTAAAGAATGCAGAAACTGTAGATTATGCTGTGTTTTTGATCATACTGGCACAATAGTTAAAATATTACATGGAGCCTATTAGATTAGGAGCATAAGAGATTATGCGGGAGCAACTTACTATATCCAGTCGTCATACCTTTTGTTCTAGGTGCCTGATTATGATGGGGAAACGCCCAGTCATAGAGATAAATACACCACCAACAGTAAACATAGGTGGTGTAACGTTAAGGATAAGTGATGACTAACGGACAGTTACCAAAAGGATACCCTCGGGAATATAGACCTAGACCAGTTACTTACTGTATTGACTGTGGATACCCGCATATATCCTTACTTGATGCTAAACTTTGTTGTTTGGAAAAGCAAGTAGAGAGAAGAAAACGAGAGATAAGCGATGAAAGATAAAGAGATTGAAGAAAACTACATTCACATGAGACTAGTCCTAAACGACTGTGTTGTTGAAAAACTTATCCCATTGGCTTTGGTTTTAACATCGAATGTAGATGAAGTGGCAAGATTTGCTACTCAAACATGGACAGAACTTCGCGAGAATAATGAATTTGCTGCATCGAGGGAACTTCGGCACTAAGACGTATCTGTGGGGTCTTACCCCACGAGATGTAAGACTATAGGCCACGCCCGAAAGGGGCTATCAGTGGATGACGACATACAGAGAGTTAGCGACCTGGACAGCAACTCTTGCTGGCAGACCGAGAGTAAAAATAGTCTGCCCTTCAAATATAATAATTTTAATACTAATAAACATGACCAGAATAATCAAAAGGAAAATAATATGTTGTTCAAGTACATTTATCTTGATGTTCCGTGGAGCTTGAATTATGTAGTTTATCGGAGCTTTTCTGATCTAAAAAAGTACAATGAGAAGGATATGGTCAAATTCCACCGAGTGTGTACGTTCGTTACTGAATATGAGGCTCGTGATTATTGCGATTATCGAAATGAAATGGTCAAAAAATATGAATCAGACGATGTGAATCTTATCGTTCGGACTAACATCTGAAAAGTCACAAAGGATACGATATGAGTGAACCAAAAGTACCAAAAGGGTTTGTAATGATCTACACTGATACACAATCAATCTGTATGCGTATAGACCATATTATTTCAGTTGCAGTAGAGTGTGGCAAAAGCAAAGCACTCCACATTACAACAACAAACGGAGATACTTATAAAGCATCTAATGACTTTGAAGACTTTTTAAAAAGTCTAGATGAAGAAGAAGATAAACCAGAATGGAATGGATATGGGTACAAGATAGGATGACCTTTACTAGTCACAGCAACATAGACAGTCAATTCATAATATTTGTCATGTTAATAAACATGATCAGAATAAAAGGTAGATAATATGAATATTGAAATAAATATTGATGATTATTTAAGTGAAGACGAAAAAAAATATGCTGTAACTACAGCTTTTAAAGAACTTGTCAAGTCAAATTTTAAAAGAGAAACAGACTTAACAAGAATATTGTCTAATACAGCGTATGAAATAGTTCATAAAACAGTAGATGATATTTTAGGAGAAAGCACAAAAAGCATCATTGCAAAAGAGGTTAAACGAATTGTTCAGGATAAAAGTACACTAAAACACTCTATTTTTAAGAAACCAGATGCATGGGATAGAGAACCTAATAATGCCTATAAATTCCTCCAAAAATGTATTGAAGAACAATTTTCCGTTATCAAACAAATAGTTCAGGAAAATATCGAGAAAGAAACACTTAGTCTATTAAAAGAAAACTTAAATGATTATATTGTAGAAGCAGTACAAGATCTTTTCATAGTTAATAAATAATTAATTTTTTATAATATAACCTACCTAAAAAATTAACTTTATTGTTTCAAGAATAAAAGATATTCTTACCAAAAAATATAGAGTGCAATTATGTTAAAAATAACTCTTGACTTTTTAACATAATTGAAATATTATAAGTTATAAAGAATTTAAATTATTTTAAAGAAAGTTAAATTTTATCCTTAATATCAGATAACGTAAATAGGAGATGAAATGAGTATTATTGAAGCATTAAGAGAAATCTATCTTGGGAACCTTCCACGACCGGTTTACGGTATTTGTGGTAATATCAACAAATTGGCAGAGGGTTATTCTGATTTAGTGAATCATGATTGGTGGAGAAAAGCTTTAATTTCTTGGGACAAGTTCACAGGGGATTTTAATTATCCTATACCAGCAACAAATAAAAAATACAATCCCAGTGAACAATACAATAAAACTAAACAGTTATGGAGTGGTAAACAGGGGGAACTTCGTAAAGAACTGGTAAATCATCTTATTAAATTTACAGAGGGGTTAGACAAAAATGAATGATCATAAAACCGAGAAGACTGTCTGTATGGTAGGCAAACAACAATACAAAGAAATTGGTATCGTACCAGAGCTTTGTGAACAACTAGAAGATACGCTGCATTGGTTAGAAGATATAGCGTCTCTGGGAATCACTAATGATGATCTTTATTCATCCATTGAGTATGTGTTGAATAAGGCTAGAGGAGAAAATTAATGAACGACCATATCGAACGAATGAAAACTGAACATAAAGAGTTGAAAGAACGTATTGATAAGTTGAACACATTTATTTATTGTAATGATATGTTCCAGCGTCTGGATGATCAGGAAAAAGTTCGGATGATAAAGCAATCCGGATTTATGGAATCCTATCTGTCAGTACTTGAGTCTCGCATTTGGTGTGGTGAGAGTGGGAACTTAAGGTTGAATACCCTACACAAAAATGGAAAAGAGTGCCTTGGCCCTGGGTGTATGTACTGTGACGAGGATGAAATATTAAACAAAAACGAATGGAGAGTGAGAATGACTGAACATACAAGCGGGTTCAGAAAAGTGATAGAAATTACCAATAAACATTGTGAAGATATAATGGATGATATTTACTTTGTCTCTAAATCAAGAATGGAAAACATTATTGATTGTTTAGAGAGCGGGGCAAAGGAAATAAAGAACCTTAAAGAGAAACAGCGTGACGACTTTTTATGACGTGGTGATTTATTAAAAAGAATGTCTCTGACCTGGATGTATGTACTGTGACGAGGATGAAATATCAAACAAAAACGAATGGAGAGTGAGAATGACTGAACATAAAATCAAGCAGACAGGTATCATACCACCGTTGAGCTGGCTGGAAGATGCGGCGTCTTTGGAAACTAATAATGATGACCCATATTCTTCTACTGAAGATATTTTGGGCAAAACGAAAAAAGCAAAAAAACCTGGAGAGAAACAACACGATAACTTCTTATGGCGTGGTGATTTATTAAAAAGAGCCATTCCCTATCTTGAAGCTGATTTACTTGGAAGATTGTATTCTGAGTTACAAGGGGTGGTTGAAAATAAAGTTCTGTGTGACGCGCTAGAACAAGAATGTTGTGCCCTCGAAGCGTTAATTGAGGAAATAAGGTCGCAATTATGAATACTCATTTAGAAAGAGCAAATAAAATGAACTGGCGCGTAAAATACTGGAGATGGATAAACGAATATGGAGGTGAGTGATGTATATTATACTCGGAATATTGATTGGATTAGTAACCTTTTTAGTCTTAGAGATTGTTACTAATAGTCATAAACTACCAGACGACCACGATTTTACGTGTAAAAAAAATACGCTAAAAAGCACTCAACTGGATGATAAGCAGCGCCATGAATGGGTTTAAATAATCCGGGTACTGGGTCGCAAGGCAGACACTCTTTCAGAAAGAGGTGAAATGACAATGCTAGGATTGCTAAAATCACTGACCGATGTTGCCACAGATGTAGTCAAAACCATAGCCGCACCTGCGGAAATAGCGGTTGACCTGACCAGAGCCGTTACCAAACCTATTGCCGACACCGCCGATGAACTGGTGAAAGAAGTGAAAAAAGCTACGAAATAACGAACAGTGACCGTATGAGGTCAGCGGTTGTGTAGAAAGCAGCTTATACAACATCATTGTAACTACGTACACTGAAAGGATTTGCTATGCCGTTTTTACGTACCGAATCAACTGGGACAATCGAGATCAGTCAGGCTGATTACAACTGGATTGCTGAGAGGATGAACACAGCACCATCCGGAACTGTGTCGTTTAGCAGTGCAGCGATAAAACGCTATCGGAAAATTACCGGGCAGGAATTTGAAGAAGTGTGGAAAATAAAATCTGAAATGCTTAATGAGTTTGGACATTTGGCATAAGAGTATTGATAAGTAGAAAATCAACCAACTAAAGGAGAACAAAATGAAATTTACACTTGAAGATTTCCAAGAAAATGTTAATAAATGTGAAAGCGCAGAAGAAATTGATGCACTCTGTATGTCTTGGTTGAACCTCTTGTGCATGGACAGCGGTAGAGATGGAGATATAGCAAAAGCTTTACTTCGTGTTGTTGGAGATCTAATCGGGTGCGACCAGATTTAGCATTACAACGTAATAGGAGAACCTAATGACCCTAAACGAAGCAATCAACTGGGTAGAGAAAAACTGTACAGAAGAAGTCTGTAAAAGAATTCGTTCACGCGCTGTTGCTCGTACCTTATTAGATGAAATTGAAAGACTCCAAACTAATCTCATTATTGCAGCATACGACACATTACTACAGGACGTTTGCAATGAATATATGGACGTAAACGACGACGGAAGATTCAAAAGTCACAACGAATTGGCAGAAAGAGTGAACAAGTTATTGGGAATCTAACGATTGAAGCCAAAGCCTTGAGAGACCAAATTGCGGTTCTTAAAAAAGGCATCAGTGATCGTGATAACAATACTTATTAAAAAGGAAACGAGTGTTATGAGATATATTCACCACGTTGGTTCAATGATATTTGGGTATTTTCTCTACATTCTGGCGTTCAAAATTTTCGACGTGCATCCTGACAATCGCTTTTTCTGCAAAGCACTTCCGTATATGGGTTACTGGGGCTATCACCCGAAAGAGTTGAGGTGGTGGAAGCCTGCACAGAAAATCTAACGCCGCAAATAAGCGGCAGACCACCAAGTAGACAAGCATGAACAAAAAACGGCGAAACCGCCCACTGGAGTGACTGGTTATGCAAAAATTTATAGTGATAGTAACAAATGAAATACTCGGTAATTCTCGGCATGAAATGACTCTTGACCAAATAAAAAAATTTAATCTCTGTGCTTATCGGCTGGCATTAAAGTCTGCCAAAAACAATGGGCAAGAATATTCAGATGGAATGTGGACGGTTCGGACGACATAGCAGCGTTAATAGATAGAAAATTTACTATTTAACGTAATAGGAGAACATCAAATGATCCAAGAAATTAAAGATCTACTCGCTGACGAATCTGACAAATGGAGATTAGACGCCGATGATTGGATTGTATACGTCGAAGAATTAGTTGCAGAGGTCGAAAAGTGGAAGAAGCTCTGCGAACTTCTGTGTCTGGACAACAGGGAAATTGCTGATCTAGCTGAGGAGAACCTGAGACTTAAAACCAAGATCTTAGAATTGCAGGATTTTGTTAAATGGATGACCGGATGTGGTTATGACTTTGCGGAATTACCATACTTCAGAGCAAAAAGAGACAAACTACTAAAAACATAGAATTACTGTTGTTCCTACTAATAATCGAGATAAAAGACAATGGATGAATACTGGAAACCAAAGAACGAGCAGATTGTAAAAGCTGTGTGCTATTCAGATGCAACAAGCCAAAATCGTCTGCTTCACAGACTTGGTCAACACAAAATGCTGTTATCAAAAGACTCCGTGGTCAGCTTCAAAATTGTGTTAACCACTTAGAGCGAGCAAACAGAAGGTGGCCGGAAAATGAAGAGTTTGAAGCAGCGATAGCTTCTGCAAATAAAGCACTGTACGAGACTAATAGCTAATTATAAACGTTTTTGGAGGTTAATATGAAAACGCAAACAGAGAGTATTATTTTGACAAACAAAGAAGGACAGCAATTGAGAATTTATAAATTGGAAGGAGAAGGCCCGTTGTTGTTTTGCCTTGGAATAGATGGAGACTCTGAGCATTTTCGGTTTTCAGCTGACGATGCTGAATATATCACAAAAGAGGTAGATGTGGTTGTTAATTCATTTATCTAACATTGTAAATGACCAGAAAGGGGAAGCATGAAACTCAAAATAAGGCACGAGACAAAAGAACGAAAATACTTGAGTAGGAACAGTTACCAAAATGTGCTGCGAGACGTTGAACTTGAACCGGTGAAAATTGTACGGACACAATGTGGTATAGGTGCAGCAGAAAACAGGTATTTTTACCGTGGGTATTTCCCAGCACCAATTGATGCAGAGTTTGTCACAGACGGACTGATTAACGTGAATATTGTGAGAAAACTCAACCCGCAATTTAAACCGAAAACACTTGATTGGGCAAACAATATTTGTTTGATTGTCTAATATTGTTAATAGCTAGAAAATCTACTGATTAAAACAAAGATAGACATTAGAAAAGTCAAATAATTAAGAGTATTATCGTTGATGACACTATCTTATATTGTGGGGATTGTCTTGATATTTTGCCGACTGTTGACAAAGGATGAAGATTATTTTTAAATAGCCAAACAATGAGATGTGTCAAGTACCTTTGTTCTGACTTTAAATATTTCAAATTTTTACAGTTTATTCATTTTTTGTATTGACAATTCAAAAAACAAATGATAAAGTATACTCATCTTGAACACAAAACAATAAAGGATAAAATATGTTTATGATGAGTACAGAAACAGAAGAACAAAGGATTGAAAGAGAAAAAATTGATAACTTCTGTGAAACACTACCAACAATATGGTTGGAAGGAATTGCAGACTGCCGACGTCTCGCTGATACAATTTACTTTTCGGGTTCAACTCCTTTGTTAGACATTACAGCTAAACATATAGGAATGAGTATTGAGGATATTGAGATTCTACTTACTTCTGCTCTTGATGAGTTTTTCGGGGAAGAATGAATAAAACCTGATATATCTAAAGGAAATAAATTAAGATGAAACCTTCTTCCACTGAAATGATACAAATTGCAAATAACATTAAAAAACCAAGCAAAAAAGATTGTCTGAAAATTCTAAAAGAGATGGCTGTACTGTATCCGGATAGTATGCATGAATTTGCTAAGCTTTATACATACTTTATGCCTGGAATCCCAATAAAACCTAAAACTGTATTTCAATGGGTTGCTAAAGCAGTTTCTAATCCAAAGTATTGTAAGGAATTATTGAAATTAGTTTATATTGACAAAGAAAACATTGTTGCAACGGATGATTATAGATTACACGTTGCACCGAATTCAGACAATCTTGAACCTGGATATTACTGCCCAAAAACGAGTGATTATCTTTATCCATTAGATAAATATGATTATCCTGATTATAAAAAATTATTGTCTAATGTAGAAGGTCATTCAATCCAAGTAAAAACCACAACATTAAAAGAGGTAAATCAGATTATAAGAGTCTGTCTTAATGAAGGGCCAGAAGTCAATAAAAAATATCTTGATGATGCTTTGTGCTTCTGTGAAGGAAATATTTTTTATGGAAAGAACGAAAATAATTTAGTTAAAGTTATCACACCAAAAGGTATTGCAATTATTATGCCTATGGTAAAATAATTACACATATAATTAAAAAAACAAGAGGTAAATAATGGATATTTATGATCATGTAGAAAAATATTGGGATACAATTGACAAACACTCCTTAATTAATTTTCTAATGATTACAGAAAGTAGACATAAAGATTTTCTTTATATTTTAGACCTTTGTGAAAAAGATCCACAAATAAATGTTGTATTAAGAGACTTAAAACATTATTATATTAATAAAATCAATCTAAGGTTAGCAGTTGAAAAAAGAATAAGTAAAGAAAACGTATAATAATTAGGCAAAGTATTCTATATTATGGAGAATAATAAAAAAATGGGAACACACAAAGAATGTATTAGTTATAAAAAAGGAATATGTTTACATAAAGACGCTCCTCGTTTATTATTAGGAACAGCATTATGTATTCTTGATTATGAGAGGCATGATCCTCGTATTCCATCTATATGTTTATTACAAACAAAAAAGGGATTATTATGAAGAACTTAAAAAATGATGTAAAATTATGTGAATGTGGAGTTCCTATTTCTCCTAAACAGAAAGTATGTCATGAATGTGAAAATTCTCAGCTTCGTCATCAAATTTATTCTTTAGAAATGTCACTTGAAGATAAAAGTAAAAAGATTAAAACTTTAGAAAATTTATTATGTTGTGTTTTGGAATCTTGGGAATTAGGATTTAAACCAGAAGAAGATAATGGGTTATACATAAAAGCAAAAAATAGTTTAATGTAGAATAGATTTTATTGTTTACTTTCAAAGGAGAAATATATTTAATTTTTTTATTGACAAAGTAAAAAGGAAATGATAATGTATAATCATCTTTGAGAGAAAACAATAAAGGAGAAAAAGATGAAGGCAAACATTATGTTTTACAGACCTGAAAATTTTGTTCATCAATTTGTGGAAAATTTTGAAAAAGCTGAAGAAGAAGGATATTGGGATTTATTTGGAGGTAAACTAGCAGGAAGGCTTGATGATGGAACTTTTTGGTTTCAGACAACAGCAGGCAATCAAGTTTATGTAAAAATAGTTAATACAACTTTTTATGTAGAAATTGATGCAACAAGACACGCTTTGCATGATTGCAGTAATGTTGCAGGTTTGGCAATGATTGAACTTGGTCTTATAGACATTCAAGGGAATCCAACTGATTTAGCAAAAGCCGTTAAAGTTATCAGTTATGCATCAATGCGAAAAGATTGCCCTTGGTTTGTTTATAATCTTGAACATCCAGCTGTAGTAGAATATCGAAGGAAAGCGTCTGCTGCTGGTAGAAGGTTACCCGAACGTTTAATTTTTTGTGATGGAGTAGTAAAAGAAGAATTTGATACAGAACCAGTCCCAGTATGGGAAGGAGTAGAATATAGAAGAGCAGCAGCTAATGGAGTAAGTTTATAAAAGTTTTTTAATAAAATTTATTTTTCACCCATAATATAAACATCTGGAGAATTGCCTGTTATGGATTCTTCATTTTTTTTATGAAATATCAACTGATAACCTTCTGTTGTTAAAAAGAATCCTTCAATAATTATATTATTTTTATGTACATTAAAATGGCAATTAGAGCATAAATAACATATATTATTTTTTCCATTTTTCCCACCTTTTGATTTAGATATAATATGATGTTTATTTTGATAATCATTAATTTTACAGATTTGACACTTCATTTTATCCTACCTATTTGTGCAATAATTTTATTTTTATTTATGTAAAGAAATAATTATCTTGAGAAGGATAATGAAATATGTTATAATTTATTATAAATCTAAAAAGGCAAAATGGAGTTAAATATTTTGGGATAAATTTATAGTAAATAAAACAAGGAGAGAGAGAGAAATGTACAATAAAGAATATTATCAGAGTAATAATTATAAAAATTATTCAGAGCGAGAAAATAAGTATAAAAAGTTAGGGATAGAATTAAATGATATTCTTCATAAAATTGGGTTAATAGAGGACAAAAGTATTATTATTGATTATGGATGTGGATTTGGTTTTCTTTCAACAGCATTTTTAGATCTTGGTTATAAAAACACATATAGTTATGACATTTCAAAATATGCTGAAAAAATTGCTAAAAATAAAGGATGTAATTGGATAGAAGATAATAATTTTAATAGTGATATTTTGATAGTTCTTGATGTTTTTGAACACATGACAGATGATGAGATCAATGAGTTTTTCAAAAAAAGTGATTCAGATGTTATGATAGCGCGAATACCAGTAGCAGATTTTTCAGAAAATGATTTTTATCTTGAAGTTTCAAAAGCGGATAAAACACACATAAATTGTAAAGATAAAAATGGATGGAAAGAATTTTTTATTAAACAAGGGTATAAAAATTTTCTTTCTTTAAATCTTTTAACAATATATGATACGACAGGAGTTTTTTGTTTCATAGCTTTAAAATAAATAATTTCAATGTTACATATTATCAACATCAACTTCAGGAGACTTTATGAAAAGTGAGCTAACTTTATTTGATACAAATATTTTATTAGATAATCCAGAAATTTTAGATGATTATGACAATGTAATTTTTTCATGTGTTGTATTACAAGAATTAGATAAATTAAAATATAATATTAATATAGGGTATGCAGCAAGATGTGCTATTAGAAGTATTCAAGATTACATTAATTCTGGTAAAAAATATGAATTTGATAAAAATGAAGATAGCAGGATGACAAATGATTTAAATATTATTTGGTCAGCAAAAAGACAAGGTGCTAAATTACTCACAAAAGATATTGCTGCATCTATTTTTGCTGATACTCTTAATATAGATTATGAATTAATTACAGATAAATTAATTACTGATTACACTCCTTATATTGTTGATAATAACCCTGAATTTCCTTTTGAAGATTTTAATCTTAAAGATGATGATCTTAGAAGATTTAAACAATATATATTAGAAAAATTTAATAAAGAATTAACCCCATGGACATATTATAGTATAAAAAAAGATATATATTGTTATAATCCCATTAAAGAAATGTTAGAATGCATTTCAAGGAATGATGAATATAGAAAACTAGATATATTAGGTGAAGCAGAATTAATTCCCAAAGATATGTATCAAAAAGCAGCAATTTATTCAATGATGAATGCAGATGCAACACTTCTATTAGGGAAATGGGGAGCAGGTAAATCTATTTTAAGCGTTGGAACAGCAATAAAAATGGCAAAAGGGAACAAAGTTTATATTATGCGACCAACATTAAGTTGTAAAAAATATGATATTGGGTTCTTACCTGGGAATCAAGAAGAAAAAATGAGTCAATTTTTTTCAGGATTTATTTCAGCATTACATTCATTATATGGCAACACTAGAAATCAAAAAGGTAAAGATGGTTATGATTACGATTATGTTAAAGAAGATTTAATGCATAGTAAATTTACTTTTTTGAATTTATCTGAATTGCATGGGTTATCTATTCAAAAAGGTGATATTATAATTGTTGATGAGGTACAACTTTTAGATAATTCTTATCTTTGTTTATTGTTATCACGTATATGTGAAGGTGCTAAATTAATAATGATGGGTGACAGAAATCAAACTATGGGGTTACTGAAAAACACGGAAATTGGTTTAAATAAATTAATTAAGTTATTACCTCATAAAGCTTTATCTGTTGTTGAATTGAAAAATGTATATAGAAATAAAGAACTTACTGATCTAGCTGATAAATTGTTTTATAGTTAATTTCTTTAATAATAAAATTAAAATTTTTAAAGATTATAAATATAATAAACTTTTATAAATATTTTTATAAATATATAAAAATAGGAGTAAGCATGAAAACATTTAAAGAATTTATAACAGAACAAGAAACATTAAATGAGAAATTAATAATTATAGGCAAAGGTAAAAATTATGGGCAAGTAGTATTTGTTACTGGTGGTGGTGCATCTGGAAAAGGATTTGCAATACAAAATTTCATTGATAGTAATAAATTTAAAATTAGAGATGTTGACGAATATAAAACTTTATTTTTAAAAATTTCTAATTTAAAAAATAAATATCCAGAAATAAGGAATCTTTCATTAAAAAATCCTGAAGATGTTTTTAAATTACATACATTTGTTGATCAAAAAGATATTAAAGATAAAACATTAAACAAACTATTAACAAATTTAGAACAAGATAGACTACCAAATATTTTGTTTGATATTACAGGAAAAAATGAAAAATCAATATATGAAACAGCAACTAAATTAATAGAAGTTGGGTATAATCCCAAAAATATTAATATTATTTGGGTATTAGCTAATTATGAAATTGCTAAAAAAGCAAATAAAGAAAGAGATAGATTTGTACCAGAAGATGTTTTAATGAGTACCCATAGCGGCGCAGCTAAAACAATGGCGCATTTAATATTTACTAATTTAAATAAAACATTGATAAATGGCAGTATTTATGTTATTCTTAATAATAGAGATGAAACTAAATTTTATAAAGGGACAAATGTTATAAAAGATTTTACTTATCTTCATTTTAAAAAACCAGGTACTGATGTGAATATGACAAAAGAAATTAAAGATAAATTAAAAAATTGGATTGATAATAATACACCAAAAGAACCGGAATTATTTAAACCAAAAATTGCTGAAAGTGAAAATAAATTTCATCAAATTGATAAAATAAAGTTAACACCTAAACTTTATGCTATTGTTTCTGATTCTGATCCTTATGATGCTATGACATATTTTTTAAATAATAAAGCAATTGCTATGGAATATGTACCTGATTACAAAAAAAGAATTGTTGATATAAAAAATGATATTGATTCTTTTATTAAAAAATTAAACAATTTTAAATAAAAGAATATGAATTTAACAGGAACGCTCATAGTGAGGTTCCATAACAATATGTTGCCTTCGGGGACATAAGAAAAGGAGAAATGTTATGACAGTAGGAAAAACAGTACCACTAGACGTTATTTTAGACCAGTTCTTTGGATTTAACGATACAATGTTTAAATCCACAAACAGTAATTTTCCACCAATGGACATTTATACTAAAGGTGATTGCCTTTATTTTGATGTAGCTTTAGCTGGTTGGAAAAAAGATATGATAGAAATTGATATTAATCCTGAAAACGATATTCTTACTATCAAATCCAAACATCTTGATTTTCCTGAATTTGAAAATTGTAAAGACATTAAATGGATTTCTAAAAAATTAAGTTTTCGTCATTTTGAAGTAAAATATTTTATTCCACCTGTATATGACAAAGAAAATATTGATGCAAAATTTGAAGATGGTATTCTTAAAATTTCATTCAAACAACTACCTTCAAAGATCCCTCAAAAAATTCAAATTAAGTAAATAAATATTGGGTACTATCGTTCTTTATATATTTTATATGAGAACGATAGTACCTATTTAAGGATATTTTTATGAAAACATTTAAAGAATTTATAACAGAAGCATTTGATTCTTATTTTCCTTATAAATGGATTCATATTCCTTCAAATACTAAAACTGATTTTCTAGGTGAATTCAAAACAACTTCATCATTAATTACTTTTGAAATGAAAAATGAATATAGCCCTGATGAATATGAAGTTTCTTTCTTTAAATTAACTCCTAATGAAAAATATAACCAAAATTATAATATGACTGGTGAAGGGGAATCTTTTAAAGTCTTATCAACAGTTCTTAAAATGATTTATGATGCTTTACAAAAATCTAAAAAATTAGAAAATGTTAATATTAAAAAAATAACTTTCTCAGCAGAAAAAGATCAAGGTAAAGGTGATAAAAAAATAAAAACAGGCAGAGCAAGTTTATATATGAGAATGGCTAAGAAATTTGCTAAGAACTTAGGTAAACTAGATATAGAGGATGAAGAAAGATCAACTTATTTTACAATAACTCTTGACAAATAAATAATTATTGTATATAATTTTATAAAAAGAATGAATCTAAACTATCTTCTCTTAATAAAAAATAAGGTTATATTATGACAAAAAATGTTAAAGAAACAACAAAATATGACAATAAACTTGACATTTTAAATACAAGTACAGAAACCCCTCCTGATCTAATTGATTTTCTTGATATAGAGTTAGATTCTGATGATAATACATATAGACATTGGGTAGGAATGCCAGAATTTATTCAAGAAAAAAATCCACCTTTTAAAAAACTTATTGTTACTTTTCGTTGAAAAGAAGATTATGATGAGTTTTCAAAAATTATTGGGCAAAACTTAACAAATAAAACTAAAAGTATCTGGTATCCTAAATTAGATAAAGAAGAAAATTCTTTAATGCGTTGGATTGAGGAATAATAATTTATGAGCAATCCTAGATTTCCTGTTTATATTATTTCTAAAGGTCGTCATGAATCAATGATTACCTCTAGATCTTTATCAAGAATGAAAGTTCCTCATTATATCAGTGTTGAACCACAAGATTGGGATCTTTATGAAGAAGCACTAGATAAATTTAATATCAGAAAGTGGGTAACTTTGTTATTACTTCCATTTTCTAATCATGGTGATGGGCCCTGGAAGAGCTAGAAATTGGTGTTGGGATCATAGTATTTCTTTAGGATTTGAAAAACATTGGGTATTAGATGATAATATTTCTGATTTTTATAGACTGAATAAAAATAAAAGAATTAGAGTGGGATCAGGTGTAATTTTCAGGGCAGCTGAAAATTTTATTGATCGTTATGAGAATGTTCCTATTTCTGGATTTCAATATCGTTTTTTTATTGCACCTAATTTAAAATATCCTCCATTTGTAAAAAATACTAGAATTTATTCTTGTTTGCTTATTCAAAATGATTGTCCATTTAGATGGAGAGGTAGATATAATGAAGATACTGATCTTTCTTTAAGAGTTTTAAAAGCTGGGCTTTGTACTATTCAGTTTAATATTTTTTTACAGGGTAAACTTGCTACTCAAACAGTAAAAGGTGGTAATACTTCTGAATTCTATCATGTTGAGGGTGACCTGGATAAACAAAAATGGCGTGATGGTAAACTAAATTCTGAAGGTACTATCAATAAATCTCAAATGCTAGTTGATATGCACCCGGATGTTTGTTGGTTAGTTTTTAGATATGGTAGATGGCACCATCATTGTAATTATGAACCTTTTAAAAAAAATAAACTTAAATTTAAACCAAATATTAATTTAAATGTTTTAAAACAATTACCTAATGATGAATATGGTATGAAATTAATTACAAATTTTAAAAAATAATTTATTGACATAATAATAAATAAAAGATATTATATCTTTGTTACTAACAAAAAGGAAAATTATGAAAACTATTAAAGAAATTTTTGAAGAAGTTTCTAAAAAAATTGATGATTACCCTGCATCAAGAAATATTGATAACTCAGCTATTGGGTATGCTGCTATTGCTTTTCGGGAAAATAATGATTATGTAAAAGCTTTAAATGTTGATTTCCCTTTTATCTTAAATAGCAAAAATGACACTTGGTTTCGTAAAATTGAAGGAAAAGCTAAAGGATATGGTCTTGCTATTAAAGACGTAAAAATTACAAGCCGTAAACCTATGACAATGGGTAATTTCGATATTTATAAAGCTTCTATTAAATATATTGATGATAAAACAGAAGAAGAAAATATTGACAATTTTTGGATTTCAGTTCATAATAAATTTTCTATTGATGATGTTATTAATTATATTGATAAACATAAAAATAAATGGGTTCCTTGATAAGGAGAATAAAAATTATGTTATTTTTTATTAAAAATTTTTTTAAATCTCATCATTGTAATAAATGTAATTGGTTGTTTGCCTGTGAAGATTGTTCTTCTGAATATGAACGAATAGATAAAGAAATAAAAAATAATTATTGACAAACCAATATTTATGTTATATAATATATAAAAGAAATATACTTCTATGCTCCTATAGTTAAATGGTTATAACGGTTGCCTTATAAGCGATTATTGGACGGTTCAATTCCGCCTAGGAGTACCATTTTTAAAAATATTAGATTGGAATTATTTATGTCTCAAGAAGAATTAAAAGAAATTGAAAATTATTTCAAAAATCAAATCACTTTCGATAATAGATTATCTCCTGATTATGCTGATTCTTTTCGTTGTGCTGAATTAGTAAATAAACTAATTAAAGAACTTTCATTAGAAAGTAAAAAATAAATTTAAGCTCCCTGCCCCCTCATCGGTCTTCTAAACCGATCCTTTAAACGAGGGATGGAAAGGTATGAGATTCGATTTCTCCAGGGAGTTCCATTTTTTAAAAAGAGTCTCAAAAATGAAAAATCAAGAAATTTTTAATATTATAAAAAATGAATTTGATGAAGAAATTGCTATTAATGCAACTATTTTAATTTGTATTAATAAAACTTTGATACCTTTAAATAATGAAATGATTAATAATGAATTATATAGTGATAGACTTAAAAAACAATTTGAATCAGTATTATATCAACTTACAGATGAAAAAATATCACTTTGTTTAGATATTTGGGAAGTTTGGCATACGTTTGAAATATGTCAAGATATGCATGGAATAAGTGGAATTGTAAAAAGATCCCTTAAAGAAATAATTCATATTAAAAATAATAAAGGTAAATAACTATGAAAGAATTTGTTGATGTAATTAATCAATTTGAAAAATATAATATTTTAATTGAAAAATTATCTGATCTTATCGGATGTGAGGGAATAATTACTATCGGTGATGATTTAAAAACAGCTATTATGTGTTATCTTGAAAAAATGACTAAAGATGAATATAAATGGATTGAATATTTTATTTATGAATTAGATTATGGTAAAAAATATAAAGATGGTTGTATTATTGATAGTGATGGCTCTTATATTAAATTAAGAACTCCTGAAGATTTATATAATTTTCTTGAAAAAAATAAATCTTGAAAGAGAGATAGTAATAAATGCGTAAATATGAAAATGAAACTATTCAAATTAAAAAGTTATCTGCAATGAAATGTGATATTTGTGGAATGGATATTTTAAACAGCCAGCATGAAGAAGAAGCTACTTCAATTATTAATACTGGTGGCTATAATTCTGTTTTTGGTGATGGCCTTATTTATAGTATTGATATTTGTCAATATTGTTTAAAAGAAAAACTTGGGCAGTATATTCATTATTTTGAAGATGAAATTGTATAAATACTAAAACGTATATATTGCTTGATATCTGATAATAGTAAATACCAGTTTCATAAAATATAATTATATTTCTTTTGACTTTTTTATTGTATAATACATATATTGTTTAAAAAATTGAGTAATATTAATCAAGGAGTCAAAAACATGAAAAGTTTATATCAAATTTTTGAAGAAGTTGAAGCACTAAAGAGTAAAGAAAAAACAGAATCAGTTGTTCTGAATGCATGGAAAGAAATTATGCCAAATTCTCATCTTTCATATTCTAAAGGTTCTCTATTAAAAAATAGTAATTATTCAACATTTAAAGGATATATTGGGAAAGAAAAAAGAGAATTTATTAATAATATTTTAGAAAATGATCCTCTTAATTTAATTTTTTCAGTAACAACAAAACCTGATTCTATCACAGTAGAATTTAGTTCTAATTCTCTTTCTATTAAACCAGATAATAAATATATGGCTTATGGGACAAAGAAACTTTCATTTCGTAAATTCACAGCAAAAACAATGAAAGATTTTGAGAAAAAAATAAAAGATCTTTTTCTCAAAGTTAAAAGTGCAATTCAAGATGCACTTGAAAATGGGGATTTTGATGTTTACTCAGATGAAATTAAAGAAATGATTAAAAGCAAAGTTTAATTTTGAGTCATAATAAAAATATGAGTTTAATTAATATATTTAACTTCAGTTATCTTTAGAATGATTTCTGAAGTTTTTTTATAAAAAATATTGACATAAGAACGAAAATAAATTATAGTATTTTTGTTGGCAAGAAAAAACAAATAATTTATTTTTTTAGGAGAAAGAGAGAAATGGAAATAACAATCACAAAACATTTTATTTCTGGTATTTTTAAAGGAATGACATATTGTGAAAAAATGAAATTTGTTAATTGGGAATATGCTATTAACTGAGCAAAAGGAGTGAATTTCAAAACGAAACTAGATTATGTAGTATCAGAATTAAGTGATGTAAATGGAACTATTCATTCAATGAGGAGTAATTAAAATGTTTACACAAGCAATTAATGAAGCGAATGAAGCAGCACTTGAAGCAGGTAAAACCTGGATGAAAGAAGCTACAACAAGAGGCCCGGCATTTACAGTTTACAATTCTGATTTATTTGGTAATCTAGGTTCAACTGTTGGAACATTACTTGATGTTTGTGGTAATGCTCATGTTGAATGTTATGATAAAAGAACTAAATTTGGTAAATGGATTAAAGAAAAATATAATAAACAATATACACTCACAGTACCTATTATGAATGAATTTAAGTGTAGGCAAGAACATGGGTTACAATATGCTATGGCTAGTGCTGCAAAGAATGTTCTTGTTGAAAAGTATGGAATCAAAAAACTTCGTATTTGGGATTATATTGATTAAGGATAAATAAAATGACTGATGCAGAACTCAATATTAAGGCAATTAGAACTATATTTAGTTGTATTAATCCATTTCAATTAAAAACAGCAATGGTTTTTAGTACAATGGTTGCTAAAAAAATATCAAAAAATCGAAATGAATATTTAGATTTTCTGGAATATTATAATCAGGTTAGGAAAAAAGTTGAAAAAAAATTATCAACAAAATCAAAGGAGTAATAACATGAAAGAATGTTGTGGTAATTGCAAGAAACACACAGGAGAAAGCTCAAGTCCTTTTAAATTAGGATTATGTAGTTCAACATTAAATTCAGATGATACCACCCATAATGATGATTGGTGTGAAGATTTTGAGAGGAAAGAATAATGTCATATTTTGATGAAGCTTATGAAAAAACAATGGAACATGAAGGATATTATTCTAATGATCCAGATGATCCTGGTGGTGAAACATATAAAGGAATTTCAAGAATTTTTAATCCTTCATGGGATGGTTGGAAATTAATTGATCTTTATAAAACAATTGATGGTTTTCCTTCTAATTTAAAATTTATGGATAATTTACAAAAAACTGTTAAGATTTTTTATAAATTAAAATATTTTGATGTTTTTTGTGGGGATGAATTAGATAAAAATTTAGCAATGAAAATGTTTGATTGTGCTGTTAATTTAGGAACATATAGAGCAATTTTATTTCTTCAAAAATCATTAAATGTTCTTAATAGAAATGAAAAATTGTATAAAGATTTATTTGAAGATGGATCTTATGGTAAAAAAACTCATACAACATTAAAAACATATTTAATTACAGATTCATCCGAATTGTTAGCTAAATTAATAATGATCCAACAAGGGAATTATTATTTTGAAACTATGCGTAAATCACCTTCACAAGAAAAATATGCTAGAGGTTGGTTTAATCGAATTTACTTATAAAAAATATTTTTTTTAAAAAAAGGAATTAAAAAATGAGTCCTATAGAAACTATTAAAAAATTACCGATCTATATAAAAGCTTTTGTAGCTGTAATAACATTTTTGATAACTATTGGTGGCGTTATTTTTGCTGCTGAAGATAGATATGTTACTACTGATGAAGTTGCTCAATCTTTATCTTTATTGAACCAAAAATTATCTTATGATATAAAAGACGTTAAATTATCTTTGATCCATAAAGAATTAGAATATACTAATAAAACATATTATAAAATAAAAGATAGATTAATTCTTCATCCTGATGATCCTGAATTATTATTAGAATTTAATGAAATAAAAGAAAAAAGAAAACAACTTAAAGAGGAGCTTAATAAATGAAATATTATGAAAATAAAGAAAATTTGATTCCTTTTTTTAAAAACCATTTTTGGGCTTTATCACTTGTTGGTTTTATTATGATTATTTTTAGCCCAATTTTATTTCCTTTAACATATATTTTATATAACTATAAAAATATTATGAAAGATTTTGTTGAATATTTTAATGAATCATATAGAGCTTTGTTCTTGTTATATAAATAAATCTTTTTATAATTTTACCTTAATTATTTTTATTCTTTTATATTAAAATGTTATCTCATAATTCATTATTTTCTATAGATATTATATACATACATTAATTAATACTTACATAATACTCCTTTGAACTATTAAATTCTATTTTTTTCAATAACTTATAATTTAATTATTACCATTTTAATCAACTTTTATAAATAGTAATAGAAATAGAGATATATACATAAGGTATGTATCTCTATCTTTTTAGATTAAAGGAGAAAAAAGATGAAAAAAAATGTTTTACTGTTATTTGTATTATTAATCATAGTGAGTATTGGCTATGCAGACGATAATGAAAAAAAGAATAGAACTAATGACTTTTTTCAATCATCTTATCAACATGAAGATGACGATGATGAAGAGGATGAAAATAAATATTATAGTAAAGAGGATGATGAAGATGAAGAGGATAAACCACAACCAGATATATTAGATTCAGATAATGATGGGGTTTTAGATGATAATGATCAATGCCCTAACACTCCTATCAATGATGTAGTAGATGCTAATGGATGTACTATTACAGAGGAAATTCCTTATACTGATGGCCACTATGATAACCCTTCTTGTGTAACTTGTCATGATATAGAAGCTAATCAAGTTCATGATTCCATTCATTATCAATGGAATGGCCCTGCAACATATAATATTACTGGTAATGTTGAACAGGGTAAAGCTAATGGTGCGGTTAATACTTATTGTGGTAATATAATTGGTAACTGGGAAGGTTGTTCTGCTTGTCATATTGGAAGTGGTAAACAAATTGTTAAAATTCCTACAGAAGAATCATTAAAAGATATTAATTGTTTAAAATGTCATGAAGCACCTGGTAAATCTTCAACAAGAGAAACTTGTTTAATATGTCACGCTAAAGCTGGTGGTGGTGATGCAATAAAACGTGGAGATTTAGCTCTTGCTACTGGTAATACCACTGATAAAAAATATGATGTTCACATGGCAACTACTGGTGCTAATTTAACTTGTCAAGAATGTCATATAACAGAAAATCATAAAATAGCTGGGCGTGGTTCTGATATTCGGCCAACTGATCTTGATGTTCAAGTATCATGTAATCAGTGTCATGATTCACAACCACATGATAATTCAACATACAATAAACATATAGCTAAAGTTGCTTGTCAAACTTGTCATATACCAATTTATGCTAAAAATGCTAGTGATAGTAATGCAACAGAAGCAACAGAAATTTTTAGAACCTGGAAATCTTCAGAAGCAATATTACCTCCTTTTCACCCAACAAATGAACTAGCTAATAATTTAGTTCCTGTTTATAGATTTTGGAATAAAGATAGTTATAATTATAATATTGGTGAAATGACTATTTTTGATGAATCTACTGGAACATATAATACTTCTGTCCCTCAAGGTGATTCATCTGAATCAAATTCTAAACTTTACCCATTTAAATATAAAACTGTTGAACAACCAATGACTATTGGAAGTAATATTATTATTCCTTTAAATACTAAAATTTTCTTTGCTACTGCTGACACTGAAGCTGCAATAAAATCAAGTTTAGAATTAATGGGTTTATCAGTTGATACCCCTTATGAATGGATTATTGCAGATACTTACCAAGCATTAAATCACCAAGTTAGCCCATCTTCTGATGCGTTGACTTGTAAACAATGTCATGTAGGTGGAACTAATAATGTTAATTTACAATCTTTAGGTTATGCCCCAACTTTACCAATTTCAAGTTGTTCTATTTCTTGCCATAGTGCAAATAAAGCTAAAGAATGGGAACTCGATAATTTTAGTGATTTTAAAGATCACCATGAAAAACATAAACGTTACTCATGTAATAAATGTCATACAAATAAATAATATTGACAACTCCTTTAGAATGATATATAATGTTACTATTAATAACAAAAATATTCATTCTAAAGGAGTTTAAAAAATGGCATACGTTAGTCAAGATGAAAAACGTAAACTTTCCCCTATCATCAAAGAAGTCCTAAAAAAACATGGTTTAAAAGGTTCTATTTCTATTAATAATTATACAACTCTTGTTGTAACAATTAAATCCGGCACAATTGATTTTAAAGCAGATGCTATCCATAAAGAATACTGGTATAATGTTAATGAATATTTTATTGAAAAACACTATACAGGTAAAGCTCAAAAAGCTCTGCTTGAACTCAGGGATGCAATGAATATAGGAAATTATAATAATACTCATGCAAATTTAGATGTTGGTTGGTATATTGAAATTAATCTAGGTACCTTGAATAAATCTTATATTCTTGAAAAATAACTATTGACTTTTGCTTCTTTAAAGTTTACTATGTTTATATAGTTTTCAACAAACTTTAAAGGAGTTTAAAAAATGGCATACGTTAGTCAAGATGAAAAACGTGAACTTTCTCCTGCTATCAAAGAAGTTCTAAAAAAACATGGGTTAAAAGGTTCTATTTCTATTTATAATCACATGACTCTTGTCGTAACAATTAAATCAGGTACAATTGATTTTAAAGCAGATGCTATCAATAAAGAATACTGGTATAATGTTAATGAATATCATATTGAAAAACATTATACAGGTAAAGCTCAAACTGCTTTGCTTGAACTGAAAGATGCAATGAACGTTGGAAATTATGATCATTCTGATACAATGACTGATTATTTCTGTGTTGGTCGGTATATTGAAATTAATATTGGTAAATGGAATAAACCTTATATTCTTACAAAATAACATATTACATTTTAGGATTAACGTATGCGTGATATATGGGTAATTTCTGATACACATTTTTTACATAGGGCTATTCTTTCATTTAAAGATAAAAATGGTAATTTAATAAGACCTGATTTTGATGGTATTTATCACATGAATGAAGTCATAATTAATAATTGGAATTCTGTTGTAAAGGATAATGATATTATATATCATTTAGGTGATGTATTTATGGGGTCTAGAAAAGAATTTAAAAATATATGGGAAAGATTAAAAGGTAGAAAAAGGTTAGTTGTGGGTAATCATGATGATATTAAATATTTATCAAAAGAAAACTTTTTCCAGAAAATTACTATGTGGAGAATGTTTCCTGAATTTGGTTTGATTTTATCTCATCTTCCACTTCATGCAACATCTTTGAAAAAAGGGGATAAAATTTTATTGAATTTACATGGCCATATTCATCAAAATAAATCACCTGAAGGTTCTTACCATAATTGTTGTGTTGAAGTTAATAACTATAAACCTATCAATATTGAAGATGTTAGAATTTGCTAATGAAATAAAAATCATGAAATTTCTCATTACCAAGAATTTTTAAAATATTTTTTAAAAGGAGAATAGAATGTATATTCCAAGTAATGTAACAGCTGAAGAATTTTTTAAGTATTATTGTACAGATGAAAAATCTATTAGATATTTGGATGAATTAAATGAAAATGAAAAAAATAAAATACTTGAACTAAAAGAAGAAATAGAAAATTTAAAAGAAGAAATAATGTTTTTGAATGATGAAAATAATGATCTAAAAATGGAGATTAAAAAAAGTGAATGATGATTTTATTAAATTTAAAAACTTATCAACTTCAAAAGTTGGGGTTTCTAGTATTAAAACTATCATTAATGAAGATGATTATCATATTCATTTAAATGAATGGTGGAATGGTGAAGGAGCAGATTTATCTATTTCACATAAAGATAAAGACATTTATTTTATTTCATTACCTTTTGAAGTTTTTATTGCTATTAAAGAACTAATTAATGATTTTTATGAATAATATATTTGACAAATCATTTTTTGTTTGTTAGAGTAACGTTATTGATATTCTGTAGTTTACATTTTACTCTAGTGGAGAAAATACATGAAACTCTATAAAACAAAATGGAATGAACTTCAATATGGAAACATTAAAGGAATTCATGTTCAACTTCTTAAAAAATCAAAAAAATGTTCTGATTGGAGATTCTTTAATGAAGGAAATGTAGTTGGGCCTGTTTATCCATCTAAAGCTATTCTATTAGCTGATATGAATAGATATGCCCTTGAATCATGGGGTTTATCTTAAAAATAATTTATTCATCTTATATTTTATGATAAGGAAATGTAATGTTAGTACAAAAATTTTTACGAGATAATTCACTTGAAACACTTGTTGAAAAATATGGGATTAAAGTTGTTGAACATCCTACTGATGGACGAGTAATTTTAAATTATAGTCAAATAGATTCTGTAAAAACAGAACCCATTGTTATGGAATGTCGAGGACTAGTTCTTGATAAGAATAATAATTGGAATGTAGTAGCACGGTCTTTTGATCGTTTTTTTAATTTATTTGAACATTCTGAATTAACAGATACATTTGATTGGTCTGATTTTTCATGTACTTCAAAAGAAGATGGTTCATTAATTCTTTTTTATTTCTATAATGGAGAATGGCAAATAAATACTCGTGGTTCTTTTGCTGATTCTATTTGTGGATTTTCTGATAAAACCTGGAAAGAACTTATTATTAATTTACTCCCTAATGATACTTCTATGTTCTTAAAAAATTTCACCTATATTTTTGAGTTTTGTTCTTTACAAAATAAAATTGTTAGAAATTATAGTGAACCAACTCTTTATTTAATTGGTATTAGAGATAATAAAAATAATAATGATATTAAAAATTCTTCATTAGATATTGAAGCAAAACACCTTGGTCTTAAACGTCCCGTGTCTTATGATTTTAAATCTCTTCAAGAAATTCAGAATTTTTTGAAACAACAAGAATCTGAAGATGCAAGTTTTGAAGGAGTTGTCCTAAGAGATAAAAATGGCCTTAGAATGAAAATTAAAAGTTCAACTTATATTGCTCTTCATAGACTCCGTGGGGAAAATAATAATATTTTTAATCCTAAATATCTAATTCATTTTGTGTTATCAGGGGAATCTAATGAACTTCTCACTTATTTTAATGAAGCAAAAGATGCTTATTATAAATGTGAAGCTCTTGTTCATAATGAACTTTCTAACCTCACTGATATTTTTCTTGCAACAAAAAATATTGAAGACCAAAAAGAATTTGCTTCAGCTGTTATAAAAAAATATAATACAAAATTTCCAAATATTCTCTTTAAATTAAAAAAAGAATTTGGTACTCAAGCAACAAAAGAAATTTTGCTTGCTATCTGGAGAGATTCAGCAGATATGATTTATAAAGTTATTTATAAAAAATAAAAGATTCAAAACATTATTTTATTTTTGAAAAATTAAATAAAGGATATTTGAAATGCAATTTGATTACAAAATACCTATGTCAGAAAACTTCATTAAAAATAATCAAAATGAATTAGACTGGGATTATATTTCTAAATATCAGAAACTCACAGAAGACTTTATTAGAAATTTTCAAAATAAAGTAAACTGGAATTATATTTCAACTTATCAAATCATCTCCGAAAATTTCATTAGAGAAAATAAAGATAAAGTAACCTGGAATTGCATTTATTGTTATCAAAAACTTTCTGAAAATTTTATTAGAGAATTTCAAGATGAAGTAGATTGGTATTATATTTCAAATTATCAAAAACTCTCAGAAGAATTTATTAGAGAATTTCAAGATAAAATATATTGGGGTTGGGTTTCTTGTTGTCAAAAACTATCTGAAGAATTTATTAGAGAATTCCAAGATGAAGTAGATTGGTATTTTATTTCTGTTTATCAAAAACTCTCAGAAGAATTTATTAGAGAATTCCAAGATAAAGTAGATTGTTATTGTATTTCTAAATATCAGAAACTTTCAGGAGGTTTTATTAGTGAATTTCAAGATAAATTATATATGGAATTCATTAGTGATAACTGGACTTATAAAGATACATCATTCAAAAAAGAACAAGTTGTTAAAACTGGATTGTATGAATGCTATGATGATTACTTTATTGCTTATAAAGGCATTAGAAATGACCGATATAGCGATTTTAATTTTCAGTACCAGTATTTACCTGGTAATACATATAGTTCTTGGGCTGATTCTAGTCTAGATGAAAATTCATTTGGACTTTCTGTATGGACAAAACAAGAAGCTAAAAAATATTGTACCCAGTTAGTTATCAAAGTTAAAGTTATGTATTCTGATGTTGCTAGAGTTGTTCATAATGAAGGTAAAATTAGATGTTTTAAACTTACTGTTCTTGATTAAAACTATGTTTATCAAGCTAGGAGTTATTGTATGATTTTAGAATCTGAAAAAGGAGAAACCGTTTATAGAATACCTATGACTGAAAACTTTATTAGAGAATTTCAAGATAAAGTAGACTGAAATTAATTAGTGATAATTGGATTTATAAAGATACTGAGTTTAAAAAAGAACTAGTTCTTAAAACTGGATTGTATGAATGTCATGATGATTACTTTATTGCTTATAAAGGTATTAGAAGTGATAGGCATAGCAACTACAATTTTCAGTACCAGTATTTTTCTTGGGCTGATAGTACTTCAAATGAAGATTCTTTTGGTTTATCAACATGGGCAGAAAAAGAATCTGAAACTATTGTGACCAGTTAGTTATCAAAGTTAAATACAAAGATGTTTTAAACTTACTGTTCTTAATTAAACTTTAATTTTATAAATACATTAATATATATAGTTAAAGAGAAAATATATTTTCAATAAAACTCTCTCATAATTTTTAGAAGAAAAGAAATTGGAAATATTTTTTTATATATAAAAAACAAGAGAAAGTTTCTTATGGAAAAACTAAATCGTATTTTTTTAACAGGTGATATTCATAGTTCCATTTCTATTAGAAAACTTTCTAATAAAAATTGGAAAGAAGGACATACACTCAATAAAAATGATTATGTTATTATTCTTGGTGATTTTGGTCTTATTTGGGAAGAGTATCGTACTAAAGAAAGTGATTTCTGGTTGAAATGGTTAGATGATCAACCTTGGACAACTTTATTTATTGATGGGAATCATGAAAATCATACTTTGTTGAATAAATTACCTAGAAAACATCTTTTTGGTTCTAAAGTTGGAATTGTTTCACATTCAATTTTTCATCTTCTTCGGGGGGAAGTATATAACATAAATAAGAAGAAAATACTAACTATTGGTGGTGCTACTAGCCATGATAAAGAATATAGAGTATATGGTAAATCTATTTGGCATGAAGAAGATATTACTCATGATGATATTTCTACTGCTAAAGAAAATGTAAAAAATAATTTATTTGAAGTTGATTATGTTTTAACACATTGTGCACCTCCTAAAATAGCTTTTAAATGTATTGATAACAGAAATTCTTTTTATCAACCTGATACTTCTGAAAATCAACTTGATTGGTTTTTTGAATCTTCTAGATTAAAATATAAAAAACATTATTTTGGGCATTATCATCAAGATAATGTAAAAGATGAATATGAAAATAAATGGGAATGTCTATATCATAAAATTATCGAAATAAAATAATTTTTAGATTTCCTATCTTCACTAAAGTATATCCTCTCCTGGTTGTTAATTATCTAATAAATTTATTTTTTTATTGACATAAAGAATAGTATATTATATTATTTATTTGTTGGTAAAAACTACTTCAAAGGGGGGAAAGAGAGAGAGAGGAAAAATGACAGAACTTGAAATTATCAAAAATAAAATTGAAGAAAATTATAAAAATGGGAATCAACGTTATGCAGGGCTTAAATCACATGAGATTGGAACATATAATAGAGCTTTGATGTTTGGAGAAAAATACGAAGCTTTTGATGAAGATTATTATAAAAATTATTGCGATTAAGGAGAGAAAATTATAATGAAAGTTATATTATTATGTTTTTTATTATTACCTAACATTTCTTTTGCGGTTGACTGTAATATATTAACAGAAGATCAGATTTCAAATCTAAAAATGGCTTATACGATTGGGCAAAAAATTACATTTAATAATGATCATTTTGGGGAAACTATTGCTTCAATTCTTTGGCAAGAAACAAAAGCTGGTTGTGAAAAATATAGGTCAAATGGTTTTATTGTAGGAGATAAAAATAGAAAAGGTAAACCAAAAAGTCTTGGTTTGATGCAAGTACAAATTAGAGCAGCAAGAGATGTTGAAAAATGGTATCCTAAAATTTTTGAAAAAGAATTTGGTAAAAATTATTCCCCTACAAATGAAGAATTACTTATTCGTTTATTAATCCAACCTGAATTTAATATTTCTGTTGGGGCTGCATATTATAAAAAAATGCTTTCTATTAAAAAAAATTGGAGAAAATCAATTCTTGCTTATAATAGAGGAGCAGGAAATGATGGGAAAGATCCTAATAATTATGTGAAACGAGTTATTAAATGGAGAAAACTTATTGTTCAGAAAAATATTGTGTATTTGAAATAAAATATTCACAAGAAACCTTCTTATTATAATCTATATTTGTGGTTAAAGAGAGAAAAAAACTTTCTAAAGAAGATTTAAAAATGCATTTTGAATACAAAAAATCTATGTCTGAAGAGTTCATTAAAGAATTTTAAGATAAATTTTATTAATATAAAAGTTAATCCAGTTTTTTATTGGCAATCTTTTGAAAATGAGTTAATCTATATTTGTGGTTAAAGAGAGAAACAAAAATTTTTTAAAGGAGATATAAATGAAATATCGAATTGGCATTGTAGACAAAGAAACTGGTAGAGAACTTGATTCAAAAAAATATCTCAATGGAATTAGAGATGAGTATAATGATAAATGTATTCAAAATATTGCCAATTGGGTTTTTTGTGACTGTGAGGATGGTTTTTATCAAGCAGATCAAAATATTGTTTATAGTATTCCTAATGATATTGAATTGCCTGAAAACTCTCTAATTACTGTAATTCAATTTGATGAAGAATGTGATTGTTATGCTGAATGTCATTAAATTTCCAAAATGGTTTCGGCTTGCAAAAAATGAGGCAGAAAAATCAGAATATCGGTTAAAAGTTGGTTGTGTTGTTGTGAAAGGAGGTTCTTTAATTTCTAAAGGGTTTAATTCAGTAACATATCGTTCTATTGGTTCAACAAAATATACAGCCTGGAAAGAATCCCTTCACGCTGAACGAGCAGCACTTTCTAAAATTAATAAAGAAGATATTAAAGGTTCTACAGTTTATATTTATCGAGAATATAATGTTACAGGAAAACCAGCATTTACAAAACCTTGTGCCCAATGTGCTTTTATGTTAAGAGAACTTGGAGTAAAAAAAGTTTATTATACTCATCCAGAATACCCATTTTTTGAAATTATCAAATATTAAATATGAAACTTTGCCCAATATGTAATGAAGGTTATTTAACAGATCATTTTTCTGATAATCTAGAATGGTCTCTGTTTGTTCTTTTTGTAAAGCTGAACAAACTTCTTATATACAAACGAAACATAATAAGGAAATGATAATGAAAAAATCTTATGAAAAAATTAATATAAGAGAAACAATACATCATTATATAAAAGAATTTATGATAAATTGTTCAGATTTTTATCAAGATATGCAGAATTGTGACCACAATGAAACAAAAGTAGATTGTTACTCACAATGGCATATTGAAGGATCTGTATGGACACATACAATGATGGTTCTTTCACAACTTACTGTTTATCTAGATAATACCTCTAGGTATCATAATGAAAAACTTCTAATTCTTGCTGCCCTTTTTCATGATATTGGTAAACCAAAAGCTAGATTTTGGAATGATAAAAAACAAAAAATAGTTTTTTATGGTCATAGCGGTATCTCAACTATGTTAGCAAATGAGTTTCTTGAATATATTGAACCAAATTTAACAAAAGATGAAAAACTTTATATTCTTAGATTGATTAACTATCATCAAATACTTTTTGATGCTGGAGATCTTTCAGGTAAAACTCTGAAAAAATTCTCGGAAAAATTCAAAAATTCATTTATTTTACTTGACGATTTATATGCATTACGTTATGCTGATTTTAATGGCAATCTTTCTACTGATAAAATGAATCTTTCTTTTAGTGATATTGAAAACATTAAACGAGGTTTTAAAAAATGTCTGATAAATTAATTACTATTATGATTGGTCTTCCTGCTTCTGGTAAATCTACTATTGCTAATTCTCTTGGCCAAATTGTTTTATCTAGAGATAATTTTGTCTTAGAGTTGTCTGGTCATAATAATTATAATCTTGCTTTTAATTCTGTTGATCAAGTTGAAGTAGATACTTGTTTTAATAACCAACTCTCAGAGCTTTGTAATAGTGGTAAATCCTTTATCATTGATAAAACTCACATGACTGCTAAGAGTCGTAATAAATCAACTCAAATAGCCCGTTCTAAATGTTATAAGATAAAATTTATTGTTGTTATGACTTCTTATCAAACAATTTTAGAAAGAAATAAAAACAGAGATAATAAATTTATACCAGAATATGTTATTGAAAATATGATGAAAAGTTTTGAAATGCCTTTTGATAATGAATATGATGAAATTGAATATGTTGGGATTTAACTAAGAATTTTAATATAACAAATGAAAGGAAAGAAAATGAGCGAAGAAACTAAAAAAGAAATTTTCAAATGGACATTAAACAATGGTATTCTCATTGGTTCAAGAGCATGGGGAGGTAGTACAACTTTTTCAGATTATGATGTAGTTTTTTCAGAAGAAAAATTTAGAAATATCATTTTACCAAATTTTATTAAAAATAATATTGTCTTTAGTGATAAAGGTGGTATATCAGATTCAAAATGTGAACATATAATGTATAATATTAGTAATTTTAAATTTTTCTTCCAAGAAAATAAAATTATTAATATCATTACCTATAAAGAAGATAAGATTCCATTTATTAAAGAAATTAATTCTATTATGCTTTATATGGCAAAATGTCCTAATTTTTCTATCAAATTAGAAAGTAAACAAGCAAGAATTAGACATTTTGAATTATTGCTTCATACTGCATTTAAAGGAACAACAACTGGTAATAATATAGTATCACCAGAAGATGATGATATTCCATTTTAATAGGAGAAATATAAATGGGACAAGCTATTAAAAGAGGAACTTTTGAAGAACGAAAAACAGCAGCTATTAAAAGAAAAGATGCTGAAAAAAAAATTCGTGACCAAAAACTTATTGAGTACCGCTTAGAACAACGTAAAATCCAAAAAGAATTAGAAGAGTCAATGTTAATTGATGATCTTGAAAAAAGAAAAATAGAACGAAAAAAAATTATGGAAAAATATTTTGCTATTCGTGAATCCTATACAAAATTTCTATGATATAATTTTTCAGAATATCAAAGTATATTTTTTTATCTAGATTTATTTTTATTCAATAATTATACTCTAAAGGATATTTGAAATGAATATTGGTTACGAAAAACCTATGACTGAAAACTTCATTAGAAAAAATCAAGATGAAGTAGACTGGAATTATATTTCTAAATATCAGAAATTTTCTGAAGATTTTATTAGAGAATTTAAGAATAAAGTAGATTGGATTTATATTTCTGCATATCAAAACCTTTCTGAAAAATTTATTAGAGAATTTCAAGATAAAGTAGACTGGTATAATATTTCTGCATATCAAAACCTTTCTGAAAAATTTATTAGAGAATTTCAAGATAAAGTAGACTGGGATAATATTTCTATATATCAAAAACTCTCAGAAGATTTTATTAGAGAATTTCAAGATAATGTAGACTGGGATTATATTTCTGAACATCAAACCCTATCAGAAGTTTTTATTAGAGAATTCCAAGATAAATTATATAATGGAATTCATTAGTGATAACTGGACTTATAAAGATACATCATTCAAAAAAGAACAAGTTGTTAAAACTGAATTGTATGAATGTCATGATGATTACTTTATTGCTTATAAAGGCATTAAAAATGATAGGTATAGCAACTACAATTTTCAGTATCAGTATTTAGCTGATAATACATATAGTTCTTGGGCTGATAGTACTTCAAATGAAAATTCGTTTGGACTTTCTGTTTGGACAGAAAAAGAAGCAAAAAATTACTGAAACGAATTAGTCATTAAAGTCAAAGTTAAATATAAAGATGTTGCTAGAGTTGTACATAATGGAGGCAAAATTAGATGTTTTAAACTTACTGTTCTTAACTGACAATATTTTTAAAAATATATTGACAAACTTTTAGAAATAAAGTATTCTATATTTGTGGTTAACGAGATAGAAACAATACTTTCTAAAGGATATTTGAAATGAATATTAATTACAAAGTACCTATGACAGAAGATTTTATCAGAGAAAATCAAGATAATGTAGACTGGAGGTATATTTCTAAATGGCAAAAGCTTTCTGAAAATTTTATTAGAGAATTCCAAGATAAAGTAAACTGGGATTCTATCTCAGCGTGCCAAAACCTTTCTGAAGATTTTATCAGAAAATTTAAGAACAGAGTAGGTTGGGGTTATATTTCTAGATACCAAAAGCTTTCAGAAAATTTTATTAGAAAGTTTAAGAATAAAGTAGACTGGAATTGTATTTCTAAATGTCAAGAGCTTTCTGAAGAATTTATTAGAGAATTTCAGGATAAAGTAAGTTGGGGATGTATTTCAGCTTATCAAAACCTTTCCAAAAATTCTATTAGAGAGTTTAAGAATAAAGTAGGCTGGAATTATATCTCTAGGTACCAAAACCTTTCTGAAGAATTTATTAGAGAGTTTAAGAATAAAGTAAACTGGAAGTGCATTTCTAAATACCAAAAGCTTTCTGAAAACTTTATTTGTGAGTTTCAAGATAAAGTAGATATGGAATTGATTAGTGATAATTGGGTCTATAAAGATACATCATTCAAAAAAGAACAAGTTGTTAAAACTGGATTGTATGAATGCTATGATGATTACTTTATTGCTTATAAAGGTATTAGAAGTGACCGGTATAGCAACTTTAATTTTCAATATCAATACTTGAAAAATAATACTTATTCTTCTTGGGCTGATTCTAGTAAAGATGAAAATTCTTTTGGGCTTTCTGTATGGACAGAAAAAGAAGCTGAAAAATATTGTAATCAGTTAGTCATTAAAGTCAAAGTTAAATACGAAGATGTTGCTAGAGTTGTACATTCAGGAGGTAAAATTAGATGTTTTAAATTTACTGTTCTTGATTGAAATATGTTGACAATCTTTTAGAAATGAAGTACTCTATATTTGTGGTTAACGAGATAGATAATTTTTCTAAAGGAGACTTTAAAATGAAATTTGGCCAAAGAGTTTGTGTTACTAAAGGCAAAAATCATTATGTTTATGGAATTATTACTGGTATGAAGGGTAAAAAAGTTAAAGTCAAACAAGATCATTATTATGGAATTGAAAAAATTGATCAAGAATGTTTTAATGGAGTTTGGGTTTCTCGTTCACAAATTATGGCATAAGAAAAATAAAATATTTACAATGGAGTTAAAAATAAAATTTTAGCTCCATTGTTTTATAAGAAAAATTAGATATTATTGAGGTAAGATTTTAAATAATTTTCATTTTAAGGGTATATATGAAAACTTTAGAAGAAATTGCTAATGAAGCATATTACAATGAAGAGCAATCACTTATCACTGATGAAGAATTTAATTTATTAAGTGATACAGGGTTAGAGATTTCTAATTTTAGAAATAAAACAGAACATTATCAAGCAAAGGGATCATTAAAAAAAATCAAAACAAAAGAAGAATTTGAAAAATGGGTATCAGGTAAGTACAAAGTAACACCTAAACTTGATGGGAATTCTATTGAGTTAGTTTATGAAAATGGAATTTTAATAAAAGCAATAACTCGTGGAAATGGATATATTGGAAATAATTGTACAGATAAAGTAGTACATTGTAATATTAAATATAGTCCAACAAATATGGAATTACATAGTGTAAAATGTGAAGCTATCATGAAGAAAGAATTTCAAAAATTATTTGAAAAGAACATTAGAAATGTTGTTGCAGGAACCCTTGGTCGTAAATCAGTTGTTAAAGAAGAACTTAATAAAATTGATATTCTAGTTTTTGAAGAACTTGATTCACATTATTTTAATAGTTATGAAGAAATAGAAAAACAATTTCATTATTGGAAAGAAAAATATCCTTATGAAATTGATGGAATTGTAGTAGAACTTGAAACTTCTATTTATAAAGAAAGTGACAAGTTACTGCCAGCAAATATAATTGCACTGAAATTCAATAAAGATGGAATAGATGCAGTTATAGGTAAAGTTGAATGGAATCTAGGAAAACATGGAAGACTCACACCAGTGTTAATTCTTGAGAAAGCTATTGACATTGATGGTACTATGGTTCAACGTGTTTCCGCCTCTAATTATGGTATTTTGAAAGCAGCAGGGCTAAATGTAGGAGCTAAAGTAAAAGTCATTAAATCAGGAGATATTATCCCTTATATTTCTTCTGTTATTTCTAAATCAAAACAACAGTTAATGATTCCATGTTGCCCTAAATGTGGTTCTGAAGCTGAAATTTCTGAAAGTGGTATTCATGCAACTTGCCCAAATAATAATTGTTTGAGTAAAAAAATTGTTGAATTACAACATATATTTAAAGTTTTTGATCTTGAATATATTTCTGATTCAACTATTGAAAATTTATTTTATAATGCTGGGTTTATTTCTTTAGAAGATTTCCTTAATGCTTCTGAAAAAGATTTTGAAAATGTTGCCGGTTTTGGTAAAAGTAAAACTAACAATATTATCTCAAAATTGAAAAATTTAAAATTAACTGAAGCACAAGTCATTGAATGTGCTATGGTTAAAGGTATCAGTTCTTCACAAAGTAAAAAACTTATTGAACATTTCGGAAATATTGAAAATTTTATTTTCAATGCAAAAAATACAATTATTTCTGATATTGAGGGCTTTGGCATTGTTTTAGAAAAAACTATTCATGAAAATATCAACCAATTCTTTAAAATTTATTCCACTCTAAAAAATTGTAATGTTGAAATTATCAAAGAAGTCCATAATGAAAATAAAAAAATGTTTAAAAATATTGGTTTTACAGGAGTGCACCCCACAATGACAAGAAAAGAACTTTCTACATATCTTGAAGATAAAGGTTATACAATTCAATCAACAATAAATAAGAATACGGATCTTCTTCTTACTTCTGATCCAAATTCTATTTCTTCTAAAACCAAGAAAGCTAAGGAATTAAATGTCAATATTATCTCATACGAAGATTTCTTTAAAAGCTAAGAAAAAAATTATTTCTTGCTGTTTTGTTGTGTATGAAAATTCTATTCCTTGGCACAGTTTGAGAGATCATTCTTCTAATAAAATTGGAATACATACTTATATATTAGTTTCTAATTGTGTTGATTAATATTTTTAAAAAAGGAGTATTAAAAATGCCTAATTTTAAATTTAAAATATATGAGAATAAAGAAGATTACTTAAAAATGAAAGAAAATTTTAAATCTTTATTATGTGAAAGAAAAAGCTTGACTCATTATCATTATATTTTGTATAATCTTTTAAGAAATAAAAATCCTAATATTGATATTACAAAATTTAATGGGGATACTTATTATAAATTGAAAAATAAAGTTGAATTTATCATAAAATATAAAATGCTGTTTAACTTAAATTATCATTTTTTAAAAATTTTTAATATATCAGATATAGATTTTATAGAAATTAATAATTATATTTATGAAACATACTTCAAAGGGAAAAAACCACATGAAAACATTTAAAGAGTATATTAAATTCGGAAAAATTGAAGGTTATCTATCAGAAGCAGCTTATGATTCAAATTTAGGTGCTGTTGAAATGATTGCATTCTTTCAAAAAGCATCTCCTGATGAAATTGAAAAAATGGAAAAAATTGTTAAAAATGAAAATTGGGATGATTTTAAAAAATTAATTAAAAAAGTGCTAAATGTTCAATTACATTAATTTTTTTAATAATATCTATTTTTAAAAAAAGAGAATAAAAATGAAAGAAATTCAAGGGGATTTAATAGAATTAGCATTAAATGGTAAATTTGATGTTATAGTTCATGGATGTAACTGTTTTTGTAATATGGGAGCCGGTATTGCTAAAACAATAAAAGAAATATTTCCTGATGCTTATTATAGAGATTTACAAACAATAAAAGGGGATAAAACAAAATTAGGTACCTTAAATTTTAGTTATGAATCTAAAATCCCTTTGTATATTATTAATGCTTATACACAATATTATTATGGCATATCTGAAAATGGTAATGTACCTGTAGATTATGAAGCTATTCGTTCTTGTATGAAAAAATTAAAATCTTTATTTAAAAATTCTCATATAGGAATGCCACTTATTGGTTGTGGACTTGCAGGAGGTAAATGGGAAATTGTAAAGAAAATAATTGATGAAGAATTAAAAGGAATGAATGTAACTATTGTTCATTACAAAGGATAAAGAATGAAAAATTTTATTATAGATGCTTCACATATTGAAGTTTTAATATCAGATGATGATACAACTATTTGTGTTTATTGTGGGGTTAAAATTTCTGATAATCCAGATGACGAAATTTGTATTTGTGGTTCTTGTTGTGATAAATATTATAGTTTTCCAAAAAAATGACTAAAATATTCTCTATTATTTTTTAATTAAATTCCTTAGTATATTTTGCTATTGATGGAATTTTTTTATTTTTAAAAAATCTTTTTAAATAATAACAACTATAAAAAACAGAATAAAAAGGGGTATAACAAATGAAAATATTTATTATTTCAGGAAAAGGTGGTTCAGGTAAAGATACATTTGTTGAATTATATAGCAAATATATAGAAAAAAAATATAATGATGTATGTTATAACATTTCATCAGTGGATGAAATCAAAGAAATAGCAAGAAAATATTTTGGATGGAAAGGACAAAAAACATCTGAATGGAGAAAAACTCTTTCAGATTTAAAAGATTTACAAACTAGAAGTTGTGATGGGCCATTTAACTATATGAAAATTTGTTTTTCTAATATTATTAAAGAAGAATTTCATCATAACAGAGAATGTGTTGTATTTTTACATATAAGGGAAACAGAAGAAATTGAACGTGCTAAAAAAGAATTTAATGCTAAGACAATTCTAATAAAACGTTTTGATGAAACAGTTTCCTATGGTAATCATGCAGATGATAATGTTGAAAATTATAACTATGATTATGTATTTGAAAATTATGGAACATTAGAAGAATTGAATGAAAAAGTTATTGAATTAGTAAAAATAGAAGAAAAGGAATCATTGACAAAATAAATTATATTTGTTATAATGTATAAAATAACAACTTAATTAGGAGAAGAAGAAAAAATGTCACAAAAAAATCAAGATGAATTTGTATTACCTTGTGGTTGTGTTTCAATGAAGATTGATGGATTTGGTTGGAAAACAATTCTTTGTGAAGATTGTGAAGAAAATGAAGAAAGTGAATATTTTACACCTCAGAAAGTAGGTAAATTTAGGGATCAATATTCCCAATAATAAGTTAGAAAAAGATTTTAACTTTAACAAATTAACTAAAGGAGAACTAAAAAATGGGCAAAGAAAAATCTTTTATGTACACTGATACCGAAATTACTGTATTGCGTAATTTTTCAAGTATCAACACTTCAATGGTGTTAAAAGGAACAGGATTTAGTGTGATTAATAACTCTAAATCAGTTATTGGTAATTTTGAATTTGAACAACCTTATGACTATGAATCATTTGGTATTTATGAAACTTCAGAATTTTTAACAGCACTTAATGCAATGAAAGATCCTAAAATTGTTGTATCTGAAAAATATCTTACAATTATGGATGGTACTTCAAAACTTAAATATTTTACAACAGCACAAGATTTGCTACCTGTTGTTCCTGATGTTGAAACAAAATTTTCTACTCTTGATTGTGAACTAGATTTTACTATTACAGCTGATAAATTAGCTTTTCTTTTAAAAATGGCATCTATTCTTAAATCTAAATTTCTTTTCTTTGAAACGGATTCTAAAAAAATTCGTATAACTGCGGGGGATGAATTGTCTTCAAGTAATAATTCTTATGTTGTTGAAATTTCCGATTGTATTAAATCTAATCGCCTTGATGCTCCTGTGAAAATTGCATTAGAATTTTTTAAACTTATTCCTAGTGATTATAACGTTTCTCTAAGCAAAAAAATTAGTAAATGGGTTTCACCAAATGGAATAGTTTATTATGTAGGATGTTCAGCAGTATAAAATGATTATCTATTCAGAAAAAATATCCCTTAAATGATTTATTTTTTTAATTAATAAACCATTTGAGGGATTTTTCTAATCATTAAAAGATATATTGATCTGTATAATAAGTGAATAAGACGCAAAAACTAGCATAGAACACAAACTTTATGATTGAGGCGGGGTAACCTACCAATAGACAAAATAAAGGCTATCAGAAGCTAATTTCAGCGGCTTATAATGTATATTGAAGTAAAAATAAATAAAAATACTAAAAATGGAGTTTAAAAAATGGAACAAATTGGGCAAAGTAGTCTTTATTGTGAAAAGTATCGTCCAAGTAAAATTAATGATATTATTTTACCAGCAAAATATAAAAACTTGATTGAAAATATAATCAAGCAAGGTGAAACCCCTAATTTACTTTTATCAGGAAGTGCTGGAATTGGTAAAACTACATTAGCAAAAATCATTGGGATTGAATTGAAATCAGATGTACTTTTTATTAATGCATCTGTTGAAAATGGGATTGATACTGTTCGATATAAAGTTCAACAATTTGCTTCAACCTCATCTTTTTCAGATAGTAAAAAAATTGTTATATTAGATGAAATGGAACGTCTTGGTGGTAGTAATGGTTCAACAGGGGCACAAGATGCTTTAAAAGGTATTATTGAAGCAACAGATAAAAATTGTAGGTTCATATTTACAACAAACAATCTTTCAAAAATTATTGATCCTTTAAAATCTCGAACCCAATTAATAGATTTTTCATTCACTAAAATTGATATTCAAGAAATTATCATTCAATATTTCAAACGTTGTTGTTATATTCTTGATAATGAAAACATAAAATATGACAAGAAAATTTTAGCAGATTTTATCAAGAAACTTTATCCTGATTTTAGAAAAATTTTAAATGAAATTCAAAAAGCTGTTTCGATGTTTGGTTGTATTGATAAACAAGTTTTTTCAATTTCTTCTGATGCTGTTTTAGACAACTTATTAACAGCATTGAAAAATAAAAAATTCTTTGATGTACAAAAAATTATCAATCAACTTGATCCGAATGATCTTTATACACTGCTAGATGAAAAATTATTAGATTTATTGAAACCTGAATGTTTACCTGATATTACATTTATTCTTGGAGAAGGTGCATATAGAAATGCAACATCAACAGATAGAATGATTCAAGCAAGAGATACCTGTTGTCAAATTATGAAAACAGCTATCTGGAAATAATTATAATCTTTATTTTTTCAAATTAAAAAGGTAACTTAATGCCAGAATTATTTGATTACTTAAAAAGTCTTACTAATAAAAAAATTAAATATGAAAGCGAAGAAGACTTTAAAGGGTATTCCCAGTGGATGATTAATCGTTATTTATCAACTATTGATTCTTTATTACCCATTGTTTCCGAAATAAATAGAGAATATATTATTTCGGATAAAGCTCATTATAATTTATTTTTTACTATTATACCAAAGTCAAACTCTTATTTAAAATATAATTTTAAAAAAGAAAAAAATGATAAAGAAATTGAATATCTAATGAATTATTTTAATTGTGATTTTCATTTAGCAAAAACATATTCAGAATTAATATCTAAAGAAGAATTTGAAAAAATTATTTCTTTTTATGAAGATAGAGGTTATAAGCAAACAACAAAAAGGAGAAAGAAATGAATATACCTGAATTTGTAAATTTTCAACAATGGTTAGGTTGGTATGTTATTATTGTAACTGCTCTTGCTATTATTAAAAAAGGAAATAACTAATGACAAGTCCCCTTGAAATTAAAATAAAATATTTTGATGAAACGTTAGAAAAAATTTCTAAAATTGATATTGGTGATTGGATTGATCTTCGTTCAGCAATTGATATAGAATTAAAAGCTGGGGATTTTAAATTAATTCCACTTGGTATTGCAATGAAACTTCCAACAGGATATGAGGCAAATACTGTACCACGTTCTTCTACTTTTAAAAATTGGGGAATCATTCAAACTAATAGTTTTTCTGTAATAGATGAATCATATTGTGGTAATAATGATCAATGGTTTTATCCAGTTTATGCTACAAGAGATACTCTTATCAATAAAAATGATCGTATTTGTCAATTTCGTATTAATAAAAAACAACCTTCGATTATTTTCACTGAAGTTAAAGATCTTAAAAATGAAGATCGTGGTGGATTTGGTTCAACAGGTAAATAAAAAAGGATTATCATGAGAAATAAAACTGTTAAAAAATTGAATGCTTTTGTTGATTTACTTATTATTAATACTCCTCCAAAAGAACTAAATAAGTCTAGAGAAACATTATTAAAAGAAATTAAAACTCTCTGGAAATCTCAAGGTAAAAATGGAAAAATTTTTATTGATAAAGTTGTTAATGGGGAATTTTTTATTGAAAATAAATAAAATATAAATAAATATAAAATACTATTATATAAAGGAGTAAAAAGTATGAACAAATTAAATTTTTTAGAAATTCTTGAAGAAACCTTTTCTTTGAAAGATGTAGATGAAGATAATATTTATTTAAATGAAGATGAAGATGAAACAGAAGATGATGAATTAGAAAATGACGATGATGAAACAGAAGAAGATGATGAAGATCTTTTTCATCAAGGAACAGAAGATTATAGTGCGGATGATTTTCGTGAAATTATTGACTATGTAAAAGATTTAATTGATCTTGAAGACGATAATGAAATTAACAATTCTGTTGATGAAATTGGATTAGCTTTACTTTATGATTATGCTGATGTAATGCCACAAACTTTAATTAATCAAATGGTTGAAGATTTAAAAGAAATTTTTGAAATTGAAGATGAAATGATGGAATCTTTAGTTACAGAAGGATTTGTTAAAAAGAAAAAAGGTGTATTAGCTAGGAAAAAATCCATAAAAGCAGCTAAAATTTATAAAGCTAAAAAAGCTAAAATTAAGTTACGTGCTTCAAAATGGCGTAGATCTGCAAGAGGCAAAAAAGTTATTTCTATACATAAAAAACTCCAAAAAAGACTAGGTAAAAGAAAAGGGATGAGACTTGTTTCTAATTTACCAAATGAAAAATAATTTTTAAATTTTTAAACTAATAAAGGTTCTTAATTAAAAAATACTAAGAACCTTTATTTTTAAGTAAAAGATTTATTAAAAAATACTAAATAAAAATAAACAACATTTATTAAAGGAGAAAAACAATGAGTACATTTGAAAAATATCTTAAAGAAGCAAAAATGACTAAATCTGTTTTAAACAGAGCATTAATGGCAGTTGATGACACACAAGATCCAAATGCTTTAAAACATGAAGTTACAAATTTTTATTCTGACCTCACAACTAAAACAGCTGAATTAAAAAAACTTTTTACCAAAGCTAAAAGTAAACCTAATCTTCCTGAAGTTCAGTTATTTATTGTAGCTTTTAGAAAACTTGAAGAAATTATTATGGGTAACACCAAAGATGATGTTGAGGAAGAAAATTAAGTTTAATGACTTCTAATATTGAAATTAAATTGGCACTTTGTTACAAAGTACCAAGAACTACTTCTTTTATTAATAAAGATATTTTAATATTTAAAAAAATTAATAGTTCTTTTCAAAAATTAGATAGAACTAATAATGATATATATATATTAGAAATTTTTAATTTATTAAAAATATTAGATAATATTTTTGATATGCATAAATTATATTTAATATTATGTGAGTATATAGATATTGATTATCATAATACCTTAGCATTTTTAATAAATGAAATAGAAAAAGATAAAACTGATTATATCATAAAAAAATTAAAAGAATTAGTCAAGGAATAATAAATGGCCTCTTATATTCTTTCAGAAAACATGGTGTCAACAGTAGCATTATATATGATTTTAAAAAAATTAATGCTGCCATTTAATAAATGGGATGCATACAAGTTAGGCTTGATTGATAAAGACGGCAAAAAACTTAAAAATGCAGTATCAGCTAAAGAAAAAAAAGCATGGGATTTGTTGACAAAATTTGTTTGGAATTTTAAAAAGATTTTAAATAAATTTGTTGGAAGATCGAATTTAGCAACATATATTACAGCAGCATATTTATTAAAAGATTCTCTATCTACCTTTTATATAGAATATAATAAAGAAATTTTAAATGAAACTTTATTATCTGATTTAACTTATACTAAGCAAAATTCAATTTATGAATTATTGAAAAAAATAAATAGTCCTTCTGAAAAAATAACAGAAGAAAATTTTGAATATTATTTATTTCTTTTTTCACCTATAATTGAAAAATATTTAGATAATAAAACTCTAATAGTAAAGGATATTATATGAAAATGTTAAAAGAAGATGGAGATGCTGTTGCATCTGCGCCAGGGGTTTCAACAGCTGATTTATCTCAAGCCCCTGGTGATAAAATTGGCCCTGTTTTAAAACGTAAAAGAAAAAAGAAAAAACTAAATAATATTAAAAAGATGCTATCAAAATTTGAGGAGTTATAAATGAAAATAGATGTTAAAAATGACTTAATGACTGTTATTGAATTAGAAACAGCTGAAGGCCAATGTGCTTTTTTTGCTGGCAAAGATGATCATCGACATTGGCAAAGAAGTCCTGAAACAATCGAACTTTCACAATTCTGTCAAGATAATAGAAAAAGTTCTCAGTTAGTTGTTAAAACTAATGATTGTTACACGAGAATTAAATAATCTTTTTATCTCATTCAATTAAAAAAGGAAATAATTATGGCAAAGTATATCGTAAATGCTCCTGATGGTAAAGAAGTTTCTGTTGCAACTCCTTTTGGTGTCCAAAAATTTCCTCATGGCTCTTATATGTATGATGACAGATTTCATAGTGTTTATCCAAAATATTTTATCCCTGTTGTTGAAGTTAATACAGAATATATCCCTACTACTAAAGATGAACCAGTTATTAAAGATGAACCTAAAAAAGTAATTGATGAAAAACCAGTTATTAAAGATGAAAAACCTAAAAAAGTAATTAATGAAAAATATAAACAAAAAAGGCAATATATTAGAAAATCTAAACAATAAGGATATTTATGTCTGTTCCCTATGTAAAATCTATAAATGAATTAAAACAATTTATACTTCGTCATTTAGGGTCACCAGTTGTTGAAATAGAAATTACTGATGATCAATTAACAGATTGTATAACAGAAACTATTGATGAATATTTACCAGTAGCATATTCTGGTGTTGTAGAAAGACATATACCTATAACTTTACTACCTGGGTATAATGAATATATTCTTCCTTATTCTGTTTTTGCTGTAACAGGAATTCATTCAGTAGATATGCAGGGAATAGGTAATTCTGTACCTTCTAATCTTTTTTCAATTAATAACTTTATTGCAGCAGATTTATATAAACCCGGTACAGCTAAAATTGATCTTATTGGATATGAAGCAATTAATGAAATGATTTCAACAATGAATCTTATGTTTTCAAGAAAAATTTCTTATGACTTCAATAGTATCTCTAAAGTTCTTCATCTTTTTGCAGAAAATAATGGTGAAAATATTATCATTCAATGTTTCAAAAAATTAGATATTGAAGGAACACCAGTTTCAGGTGGTAAATATGCTGAAGAAAATATTTATAATGAACGTTGGATTAGAGATATGGCTGTTGCTAAATCTCAGCTTCAATGGGGTAAAAATATTTTAAAATATTCTGGGTCTATACTCCCAAATGGTGGTACTTTAAATGGTGATTTTATATATAATGAAGCAAAAGAAGCTATTGATAAATTAATGGTTAGATTACAAGAAGAATATACCTTACCAATTGATTTTATGACAGGATAATTTACTAAAAAATTATGACAACAAATATTTATCCATTACAAGTAACTTTAGATAATATTTTAACAATAAATTCTAATGAAGATTCTATTGTTATTCCATATCATCAAAATATAATTAGTCATGAAATTATAGAACAAAATTCATTAGAACCATTAATACCAGTTGGTGAAAATACTGAAAAATTTTCACCAACTATTATTTTTGGTAATGTAATTATAATTAATTCATAAAAAGGAATTTATTTTGACAATATTTGCTAAATATAATGCTTATGGCCCTTCAGGTGCACCTCCTTATCTTTTTGCAAAAACTATGGATACTGAAGTTGCTGAAGCTTATCTGTATGATAACATACTGTCAGAATTTATTTATCTTTATGGATCTGATGTTGTTTGGTTACATAATGAAGTTAATAAAGCTGAACCAATTTTTGGAGAGTATCTAGCAGCTGAAATTGATCGTGGTTACCCTATGAGAATGTTTATTGAAGAAACAGAAGCTTGGGGTGGTTCTGGTGATATGTTTTCAAAATTTGGGTTACAAGTCACTGATGAATGTACACTTCATATTAATAAAGCTTCATTTTTAAATGCATCTGCTTCAGCTTATCCAAAACAAGGAGATCTTGTTTATATTAATAAAACCCAAAAATTATTTGAAGTAACCCATATAGAAAATGAAACCTCACCTGGTTTTTATCTTTTTGGCAATAGAACAGTTTATAGAATTTCCTGTAAACTTTATAGTTATGACCACAAAAAAATTAATCAAAGTGTTTCAGCAGGTATTCCAGAAGCAATTCAAGCTTTAGATGCTTTAATAGAAGATACTAAAACAAATGATTTAGTTACACTAGAAACAAAAGAAGTTAATAATACAAATGCTGTAATAAACCAAGAATCTTCTTTTTTACTTGATAACACAGAAAATGACCCTTTAGGATAATATAAATAATGATAATTATAGAAATTAATTTTTTAAAGATGATTATATGAGTGTTGATAATTTTATAACTAAATCTATATTAACAGGATTTATGGATTGGTTCACAAAAATTTCTGTTATTAGATATTCCGATGCAATTACCTCGTTAGATAACCACGTTTATATTTCAAGAAAAGTAATACCTGTTCCTGTTCAATGGGCTACATACGATAAATGGTTTGCTATATATAATTCTTCATCTGCAAGAAAAAGTATGGATCCTACATTTAGAGCTAAAAATCCAGTGGAAATGCAATGGATTTTGCCAAGAATTTCAGTATATATGAATGGTGTTATGTATGATAATACAAGGAAATTAATTAAAACACAAAAAGTTCCTAACTTTCCTAATGATTCAAATACTCAAAGAACAAGACAATATACACCTGCGCCATTTAATTTTGATGTAGATGTAGCTGTTATAACAAAAACATTAGATGATAGTTTTCAAATAATGGAACAAATAATTCCATTTTTTAGTCCGGATTTATCAATTAATGTTAAAACAGTTCCCGGTATGGAATCTGAATCTATTCCAATAGTTTTAAATGGGGTTATACCTGATATTCCTACTGATATTTCTGAAGAGGAAGAAAGATTTTTTACTTTCACTTATGGTTTTACAATCAAAGCAAATTTATATCCAAAGAAAAAATATTCTAATACTAAACAAATACTTATTAATGGAATTTCAGGAACAAATGAAGTTATAATAGATGGAAATGCAGAAATATTAGGAGTAACACCTGGTACATTAATTTCTGGGACAAATATTCCACCAGAAACAATAGTTCTTTCTGTTAATGATCCTTCAACATTAGTATTATCTCAAATTATAACAAATGATATAATTGATGGTATAGCAAATATTAGTGGTGGTAATATAATTTCATCTATTGATATTAATGAATGTAATTTTGATGCTATTTCAAATATTATTACTGTGCCTGTTAGTGCTTCTGATAAATTAATTCCTGGAATGTATGTTTTTGGCCCTGGTATTGGTTTAAATACATATATAGAAAGTATAAATAACAACACAATTACTATCACAAGTCATACTGTTTCTGCTGGTGTAAATGTAAAATTATATTTTGGTTCTAATTCTACTATAAATCATGTGACTAGTAATTTATATATGGGTAAAGATTATATACAAATAGATCAAGAATGGATAGAGTATTTACAAAAAATAGATGAAAAATTTAATGAATATGAAGCTAATGCAAATACACCTAATCCATTTCTTTAAGGTCATTTAATGAATAAAAAATTAGATAGGTTAGAAAAAAAATTTAGTATAGCAACAGAATTAGTTGATTCATTATATGAAGAGTTTGAAGAAATAGATAATGCACCTGTTGAAATTACTGTGACAGAAGAAAATGAAGAAGTTTTTAATATATCAGGATTAAAATCTGATTTCTTATTAGTCAGAAATAATATAATGAAATTAGTAAATTCAGGACAGAGAGTATTAGATACGGCTTCTTTAATAGATGTTTCTGATTTAACAGCTTCACAACTTAAATCATTAGCTGAAATGCAAACTGCTATTGGTGGAAATTTAAAACTTTTAATTTCTATTTATAAGGAAATTGCTGAAGTTGAAAAAATGAGACTAAAAGATAAAAATATTAAAGAAATACCACAAAATATTATTAATGGTACTGTAAATAATAATCAAATTATGTTTTCTGGTTCAAGTTCTGAATTATTAAATATAATTAAAGATAATCAAAATATAAATACTAAAGAAAATACAATTTTAATTGAAAAGGATTAAAAATGAAAATAAAAGACGAAATTTTAGCAGAAAGTATGCATCAAAATTTTCTAAAAGAATCTGGAACATCTGAAGATATTGGAAAATATGCTCCTCTAATTCTTCCTCTTGTTCAAAAAATTTATCCTGAATCTCTTGTAAATCAAATTGCATCAGTACAACCAATTAAATCCCCAATTGGAAAAGTTGCTGCATTATATTCAATTTATACAGGGTCAGGGTCTAATAACGATAATAATATTCATTTAGAAAATTCTAGAATTTTTACTGTTCCAGCATCAGCTGATGCTTCATTTACAATTGGATCAACTGGTGCTTCAGGGGGAAATAGTTTTACTGTTTTCTATAAAGAAAATGCAAAAGAATATACAGCTACTTATGCTCCTTCAGGTGGTAACTATTTGACTCGTGATTTTCCAGAGAAATATACTCATGTTCTTGTGAGAATTGATTCTGGTAATTTTGTAACTGGTGATACAATTGTTTCAGGTGATGGAGCAGGGGAAACTCTCCTTTATGTTTCTGCTAATAGAAATGTTATTAAAAGGGTATTCCATGATTACGCTCTTGTGTTAGAAAATAATTCCAATTTAAAAGAAATTAATTTTGAAATTAGAACTGCTACACTTGAAACAAAATCAAGAAAAATTAAATCAAAATTTACATTAGAAAAATTACAAGAATTAAAATCTCTATATAATGAAAAAGCTGAAAAATTTGTTAGTGAATATATTGCTAATGAAATTCAACAAGAAATTGATCGTGAAGTTATTGATTATCTAAAAGATATAGCAACTCCTATGTACAATGATGTTAATCTAACTTATTCTCAATCAACTGTTGGTGATAATTTACTCGGGCAAACTTATGATATTTATGTAAGTATTTTTATGGCAATTGAAGAAATTGTTAGAGCAACAAAAAGAAATAGAACAATGTTTATTCTTGCTGATAATGCTACCTGTTCTATGTTATTATTAAATCCATTACAATCAGAATCTCATCCTGATGAATCAAACCCTTATCGTGTTGGATCTGTTGGTGTATATCCACTGTATTGTGACCCTTACGCAACAGAACATTATGTTCTAGTTGGTTATCGCTTTGAATCTAAAGCATCAGATGATGCAGGATTGATTTTTTCACCATATACTTCAAGCATCATTGAAGCTGTAAACCCTGATACTTTCGGTAAAGATTTTATGTCTCTTAATAGATATGGTTATATTAGGCATCCTCAAGATCAAGGTAAAGGATCTGGGGATAGTGATTTCTTTAGATATTTCTCTGTAATTTATGGTACTGATGGCGCTTTAAGAAACTTAACTGATCAAATTAGAAAAAATTATTAATAGAGGAGATAATTTAAAATGAGTAATATCAAAAAAATATTAGATGAACTTTGTGAAGCAAAAGAAATGATTAGATTTTATACCGACGGTAAATATATGGGTGCAAAAAAATTAACTTCTTATAGAGAGCAGGCTTTAGAATTAAAATCTTGGATAAGATCTGGTAATTATATTAAAATTGGTAATAAACTTATTAATGATATAGATGAAATTAAAAATATTTATAATTAATTTTCATTTAAAAAATATTATAATTTAATTAAGAACTCTTATGACTATAAATAGTTATAAGAGTTTTTTAATTAAGGAAATAAATATGTTAGAAGATTTAACAACAGATATAAATGGAAAAGAATTAGCTTTTAAAGGTGATTCCTCATTAAAACAATGTGGTGCAAAATTAGCATTTACAAAAGAACATACAGAAGAATTTCTAAAATGTTCTAGTGATTGGAAATATTTTATAGAAAAGTATCATCATATTATCTCTCTTGATGATGGAATCACTAAAATAAAATTAAGACCATATCAATTAAAACTTATTGAAAATTATATAAGCCATAGATTTAATATAGTATTAGCTTCAAGACAATGTGGTAAAACAGAGTCTTATGTAGGCTTCATTCTGCATTATATATTATTTAATGAAAATAAATCCGTTGCAATTCTAGCAAACAAATTAAAAACAACAAAAGGAATTTTACAAAAAGTCAAACAAAGTTATTCTCTATTACCTAAATTTATTCAACAAGGGGTAAAAACATGGAATAAAACAGAAATTGTATTAGAAAATGGATGCAGTGTTTTTGCATCAGCCACCACTGGTTCATCTATTCGTTCTGGTAGTGCAAATATTGTAATAATTGACGAATGTGCATTTATACAGTCTAATACTTGGACAGATTTTTATGAATCTACCTATCCTACAATTTCATCATCAAAAGAATCAAAAGTAATAATGGTGTCATGTGTTATTAAAGATACTTTTGTTTTTAGTGATAAAGGTTTAACTCAGATAAAAAATTTAATTAACCCAAACAAAAATAAAGGTTATGAGGTAGAAAAATATGTTATAAGAGGTAAAGATAAATTAAGAACTGGTAATATTATGTATAATAATGGTTTAGCTAAAACTAAAATATTAAATACAAGTTTTGGTGAATTAGAATGTTCTTTATCTCATAAATTATGGTCTTGTGTTAATGGTATATATGGATGGCATAAAGCTGATGAGATAAAAGTAAATGATTTTATTTCTTTAGAATATAATATGAATATTTTTGGTAATAATGATGTTATAAATTTTAATCCTCTCATATCTTCTAATAGAATTAAAAATACATTTAAATGTGAAAAAATAGATAAAGATATTGCTTATTTCTTAGGATTATTTATTTCTAAAGGATATTGTGAAAAAATATTTGCTAAAAATGGAAAATTAAAAGATTCTAAAATTGTTATAACTTCTGAGGATTCTCTTGAAACAATTTTAAATAAATTAAATTTAACATTTTCATGTAGAGATGAAATTCATTATATTATTAATTCTACTCAATTAATGTTATTTTTTGAATTTTTAGGATTTGATTTTAATAAAAAAGAAAATGAAAAATTAATCCCTGATAGATTATTACAAATGAGTAAAGAAAATATAATAGCTTTGTTACAAGGAATATTTGATGGTAATGGAGATTCTAAAATTGTCAATGGAACAGTAAGTTATACATCAGAATCAAAAACATTAGTTTATCAAGTCAAAATGTTATTATTAAATTTAGGATTATTAACAGATATTAAAAAAAATATAACACTATCAAATGATAAAGTTCATTCAACTGATTATATTGCAAGCATGAATACATATTATTCAAAAATTTATTATGATTTAATTGGATTTAGAATTGAAAGAAAACAAATTAAAAGAGATAATTTAAAAAAATCTAATGGATCTAAAGATTTATTTGATTTAATTCCTTATGCAAAAAAAATATTAAAATTAAAAAACCCTAAAGAAAACATAAAGTGGTTTAGTGTTAATGAAATTTCATATTCAGAAAATGAAGTTTATGATTTTTCATTACCAGATGATGATAAAGATGAATGGTGTCATTCTGTCTTATATAATGGTTATATAGGTCATCAAACACCAAATGGGATGAATCATTTCTATAAATTTTGGGAAGATTCTATTAATAAAAAAAATGTTTATAAAAATACTAGAGTTGATTGGTGGGAAGTTCCTGGTAGAGATGAAAAATGGAAAGAAGAAACAATAGCAAATACTTCAGTTGTTTCTTTTGCTCAAGAATTTGGTAATGATTTTTGTGGTAGTGTAGCAACACTTATTGATCCTTTAAAATTAAAAGAAGTTAAATTTTCACCTTCATTAGAAGTTTCAAATATTCATAATAGAATATCAGAAGAATATCATCGTTTTATAAAAATTTATAAAGAACCAATTAAAGGGCATATTTATTCAATAGGAGTAGATTCATGTAAAATGACAGAAGAAAATTCAGGTGATGCGCTTGGTATGCAAGTCATAGATATAACAAAATTTCCTTATGAACAAGTAGCAACGTTTTTTGCAAAAGAAGGGTTCAATTATTTATTTGCACCAGAAATTGCAGTATCATTAGGTAATTATTATAATAGTGCATATATGTTTGTTGAAAATAATGAAGTAGGTCAAGAAGTAGCTAATGCAATTCATTTTGATTATGAATATGAAAACATATATTTTGAAAAAGGTAATACAGCTGGTTATAGAACTACAAAAAGAACAAAAAGATTAGGTTGTACTAATTTAAAATTATTAATAGAAAAAAATAAAATTATTTTAAATGATTTTGATACAATTTCTCAATTATCAACTTTTATAAAAGTAAAAAATTCTTTTAAAGCAGAAAATAGTTATCAAGATGATTTAGTCATGGCATTAATCTCAGCAATATTTTTTATGATAAATAAAGATTTAGATATAGGTGAATTAGAAGATACACAAACAATGTTATCTATTTTAAAAAATGAAAAAGAAGAAATTGAAGAAACCCCTACTTTTGGTGTTTTGCCAAGTGATGAATATGAAGAACATTCTCAAATTGATATAGATGGGTTCTCTTGGTAATTTTTTAAATTTACTATTTATATAAATAAAAATGTAGCAAAAAAATACTAAATAATAACAATGAAAATAATTTTAAACAAACAATTAAAGGAGTTTAATTATGGGTTTTTCACTTTCGCCAGCAGTAACAGTTAAAGAATTTAATCTTTCCCAAAATGTAGCTAATTTACCTTCTGCAAGAACAGGACATATTATTAGAGCAGATTATGGTTATTGTCAAACACCAGTAGGTGTAACAACTGAAACGGAATTAGTATCTATGTTTGGTAAACCAACATCTTCAAATTATCAAGATTGGTTTCAAGCATGGAACTTTTTACAGTATTCATCATCATTATATCTTGTTCGGCCTATTCCAAAAAATGCATTAAATCATAATTATGAAAATGCTGGTATTCATATTTATAATAATGTTGCCACAGCTGATAGTAGAGAACTCTATAATAAAAATAAAGCAGAAGATACCTTATCAAATATTTCTGTAAATGGTAAACTTGCTTTTTATAATAAATATATTGTTCCTTCACAAAATCTTGGTATTGCTGTTTGTTCAAATAGTGCTTATTGGAATGAACCAATTGCTGATACTTATTCAGCAAAAATTGGCTCTATTTCAGTATCTGGCTCTTCAATTCCTGTTACAAGTAATACTCTTGTTAAAGGTAATAAATTTTTATCTCTTGGTACAGGAAAATTATTTAATGTCTTAACTTCAACACCTTCTAATATTACTGTTGATTATAGTTTTTCTACTGTTGCCGAAATGAAAAAAGAATTCTCATTAGGTTATATTGAATTTATTTCTGATTCAGTTTCAGGTAGTACATTCTCTGTTATTTCAACTACAACTTCTAATAATGCTATTGTTGGGCAAGCATATTCATTCGGCATGGATTTAGCTTATGTTACATCTATTGCAACTGTTGGATCAGAGGAAACAATTTCATTTAGAAGTGCTGATGGAACTGCTATGGACATTGCAGCAGGTGAAGGTGTTGTATATTCTAATGCTCAAGCTAATTGGATGACTCTTTCAAGTGAATACCAAACAAATGCAGTTTCTGGTATTCCTGCTGGGTCAACTCAATTCAATGTTCAATCTGGGTTTAATATCCCTGTAGGATATGTATTTACCCTTGATGCAGCAGCTAATAATTTTACAACTTCTGTTGATTTATATTTAGAATCAGATTCCGCTTATACTGTTATTGCTGTTGATGATGTTAATAATACTATCTATCTTGACAGCCCTCTTGCTTCTGATGTTAAATATTTTAATTCCGTTGCAATTACTTCTTCATTAAATTATACTGATATTGATCCTATTACATCTTCAATAAAAGGTATTAATCTTATTGCAAATAAATATGATTCTTCTCTTATTAAAAAATCTCGGTTAACTGCTAAATTTGCTGTTGATGGTGATACTGCAACTTTGAAACCTTATGTTAAAGAAGATCTTGTTAGTTTTTCTGATTTGTTTGAATTTGAACCAAATTGGGCTAATGGGGAATTTGTTACTGTTGTCCTTAAAAAGAACTCTTCTGAAATTTATGAAAATGTTGAAATTCTATTAGCTTCTTATAATGAAAATGCAAGAAATAGTGATGGAAGAAATATTTTTGCTAATAATATTTTCTTCGATACATCAAATTACCTCTATGCTAAAGTTGGTACTGGTAAAGATGTTCAAGTAAATTCTAGTCTTGCTGCTGGTTTATTTGAATTTGAATCTTCTACTGACACTGCTTATGTATTTGATGATTTTAATCAATCTTCAATTCAATTTGCTTATGAAGAATTTGCTGATCCTGAATCATTTGATATTAATATTCTTATTTCTCACCAACTTGATATGAATTATGCTGCAACAATTGCTGAAACAAGAAAAGATTGTGTCTCTATTGTTGCTACTTATGATTTTTCTGAACTTATTACAAAATCCGCATCAGAAGCTACTAAAATTCTTCTAGAGAAATTTGGTTCAAGAACTGTTTATGATTCTAAAATTTTTAATACCTTTGGCACTTATTCTGCTGTTTATGGTAATATGAAATACCAGTATGATAAATATAATGATGTTAACCGCTGGATTTGTGTTGCTGGTGATGTTGCTGGCCTTTATGCTCAAACTGATAGCAATAGAGACCCTTGGTGGGCACCTGCTGGCTCTGAACGGGGTATTATCAAGAATGTGATTAAACTTGCTTTTAACCCTAATAAACAGAATCGTGATGATCTTTATGTGAATGCTATTAACCCTATTATTAGTATTGTCGGTGAAGGTGCTGGCGTTGTCTATGGTCAGAAAACTGCTACTGCTATTTCTAGTTCTTTTGACAGGGTTAATGTCAGAAGACTCCTTATCTATCTAGAAAAATCTATTGCTACTTATGCAAGAACTGGCTTGTTTGAATTTAATGATGCTTTCACTCGCCAGCGGCTTTATAGTGGTATTGAACCTTTTTTGAGAACTGTTAAAGCTAGACGTGGTTTATATGAATACCTTTGTATTATTGATGAAACTAATAATACTAATGAAGTAATTGATTCTAATGCACTTGTTATTGATATTTATTTACAACCTACAAAAGTTGCTGAAAGTATCAATGTGAATGCTATCCTTACTAAAACAGGTGTTTCATTTAGTGAAGTAGTTGGAAGTTTTTAAAAAGTATAAAAAATACTAAAAAAGAAAAGGGACAATAGTTTTTTCTATTGTCCCTTTTCTTTTTCAAGAATAAAGACTTTGTTACCAAAATCCCATTCAGTTAATGTTTTATCAAAATTCTTTAATTTTGCAACGTGTAAGAACCGTTTGATTTGTTCCATTATAATCTTTATGTTCTTTAATAGTTCCTTTAACTTTATAAGTCATTCCTTCTATAATATCAATATATTTAGAAGTAATCCAAACAAAAGTGTTTCCTTTTTCATCATTAAAAATATCAATGAAACTTGTTCCATAATAACTCTGAAAAGAAATACCTTTTACATAGGTTAATTCCATTTCAATTTTTTGACCAATTGTTCCAACAAATTCATTTGATTTGTTTTCTTTTTCTTTTGTAATTTCCATAGCTTTTTTATAAGCAACTATCATTGAACAAACATAACCAAACCCTTTAGCATGGGAATATCCGCAACTTGCAAATTTTTTAAGATTTATCAAATATTCATTAGTTGGTTCTACATTCACAAAATATTCAACTACTTTTGAAACATATTCTGAATCTTCTTTATTAAAGGGAAGAGTAAAATCCCTGTTTTTGTTAAACATGAATTCTTTTACTGTATCAGCAGTTGAAGTTTTAAATTCATCATAAGCAACTGAGCCAGAAACCCAACCATATTTTTTGATAGCTGCAAGTGTTAATTCAAGTACATTTTGAATTGGATATAATGCTTGACCAAAACTATATTCTGAAAAATCTTCATTATCTTTAAGCTCATCAATTTCTTTCAGCATACTTGCATACCAAATTAATGATTCTGCTGTTTTACCTCCGAGAAACATTTTCAAACAAGCTGAACCAATTGATTTATATTCAAGTGTTTCAACATTTTGTATAATATAATTTACTTTACGTTCCCTTTTATGCCCACAATGATCACAAATATTATCATGATAATAATATTTTTCTGGTAGAACTTCAGAAGGAACTGTATTTAATATTGACCCAATACCTTCAATAAATTCAATTTTTGAAATTAATTTCCATCCTGAAAATTTTGGGAATTTTCCAGAAATGTTAACTTCTGAAAATTCAACATAAAAAGGATATAATATATTATCTTCATTTTTTTCTAATTTAGTATTTCCTGTTAATTCAAACTCAAACCCATCAAGACCATATTTTTTTGCTTTTTTATTTGCCTTTTCAACAAAATCTTTAATTTTAGAAATATTTTCTGTTGGGATAAAAGCAATCATTGTCTCTCCTTGAAAGTTTTTGTTAACTACAAAAATACAGTAACATTTATATTTCAAGTTGTCAACTATATATTTTTATTATTTCAGATTGACAATAGATTTTTATTAGGTTTGGTTTTTAGAGAAATGCAGATACAGAAAGGCACCTTTCTATCCGTTGATTCTTGGCGATAACCAAAAATACTGTATTTAAGCGAATTGAAACTCTCAACAGTCGAATATACTAGGGTTGACCTTGGCTTTTCGCCAGTTTTTCTTATATGATTCTATATGAATCAATTTCAAAAAACGCCACTAATTGCATCGTATTCTTAAAAAGCAAGAGATACTTATCTTTGGGTTAGTGGTTCCGTTGTGGAATTACCTATCCACATACCATGTGCTGCGACAATTCAACCAAAGACACAAGGTACTGATTCGGTCACCTCTTTCGAGGAATCAACGTCAATAGTTGTCAGGTGCCGACAGAGCTATCACTTTTTATTTCATCTTCTACAAGGTTGGAAGACTCAACAGAAAAAAATAATCACATATAAGAATAGCCATTTATATTCATCCTCTTTAAAATAAAAGAGGCGTTCTACTTATAAAAAGTAGAAACCAACGCTCACCACTCACAGCGTCCTATTACTAGATTTGTTTTATATGTGATTATCAATGTTATTTATAAAAATAATTTTTAATATAAATAACATTAAGATTCAATATAACATAAAAAAGAGGAATTGTCAATGAATAAAATTTATGATTACTGGAAAATGTTATCAAAAGATTCTAATAAATCATTAGATAAAGTTGAAACAGCATGGAGACAAACTGTTGATGAACTTTCAAAAGAAGGAATAAAACCAACAGATAAAAAATATAATTCTGAACTCATTTTAAGAACTAAAAAGAAAGTTATGAAAGAAAGTAAACTTCAACAATATCTTAATGAACTTTTATGAAAACATTCAAACAATTTATTACAGAAAAAATATTTTATAGAGGATTATCAGATAAATATGATCCATCTTATAAAACACATATTGAATGGTTTTCTGAAACAGAAGAATTAGCAAAAGATTATGCAGGCAATGAAGAAAATTCAACTATCATAACAAAAAATTTATCTAATAATATTATTGAAAGATCATTCCAACATGGGTTTAGAACAGCTTTTACTGAAATTAAAGCTTCTGACTTCATTTCTAGAATAAAAAATGGAATAAATATTGCCTTTAAAAATAAATGGATTTCTAGAGAAGAAGGAATAAAACTTTTTGATGAAATAGATAATTTAGATTTACCAAAAGGATTTAAACGAGTATTTGATTGGTGGAATTCTTATCCACCTTTTATTAATATTTTAAAAAAAGCTGGATATAAAAGTATACATAATATAGAAAATAATATTAATACCTATGGAGTTTTTAAATGATTTCTTTTAAACAGTTTATAAATGAAAGTAAAAAAATAATTGCTTATCATGGTTCAAAAGATGTAATTGATGATTTTAAATATGATTATACCAACAAAGGAAATGATCAATTAGGTAGTGGTTTTTATTTTACAACAGATAAAAATGAAGCAAAAAGTTATGGTAAAAATGTTCATGAAGTAGAATTAACTTTAGATAATCCTATTGATGCTGAAAAAATAGGTAATCTTTCTATTCAACAAGCTAAAATGTTTATTAAAAATGCTCCTAATTATAATGAAGATCTTATGAATTGGGGTGATGTTGATAGAGAAGGTGAAGAAAAAGTTTTAAAAACTGCATCAGAAGCTTATGCTTTCAAAAATAGAATTATTGTTAGAGCTTTGTTTAATTTAGCTAATGATTTCTATAGAGATGAAACTGAAGAATTTAATAAAAATGTTAAGAAAATTTTAGGATTTGATAGTTTATATAAAAAACATGAAAATGGTGCAATCCATTATGTTGCCTTTTTCCCCTCTCAAATAAAAATACTAAAGATTGTTCCTGAATGAAATTCTTAATTAATTTATTATTAAAAAATAATGTTAACTAAATTCTATTTAATATGGAGAGATAACTTAGATGAAAACATTTAAGCAATTTATATCAGAAGCTGAATATAATATAAATAAAAATGAATTAAAAGAGATAAATAAACATTTATATGATTTAGTGAAAAAAACAGATAGTTTTGAAACTACTAAAGATATGCTTGATTCAATTATACTTGCTTTAGAAGATTATGATTTAGTAATTTTATCAAAAGATAATAAAACTTTTTCTGGTAAATTATTAGTAAATAAAGGAAGTAAAGAATTTTCTTTATCTAATGTGAATAATGTTGAACAAGGAAGATTTATTCCATTTGAAAATTTAAAACTAACTGTTAATTGGTCAATTACTGAAGATGGAATAAATCTTAAAGATGTTTTTATTGGGTAATATAGATATTCAAAGGGGTACCGGATAAGCCTCATTATATCATCTAGAACCGGATCTGTCAAGCTTTTTTATTTTTGAACTCTAATAAAGGTACCAAATGAAAACTTTTAAACAATTTATTTTAGAAAAAACTTTTAATGTTGATGAAGATGTAGATTTTCTTTATAAAAAATCTAAAATGGATAAGTTCATAAATGCTATTCAGGAATCTAATGAAGATTATATTTTTTCTACTTTAAAAGCTAATTTTATTAGTGGTGATGGTGGATATTTGTTTTTAGAAACCACATCAAAAATTTTGAGATCTGAAGATGGAATGAAAGCTCATGAATTAAATCCAGTTACATTACGTTTAGGGATGTTTCCTAATGGAAGTTATTATAAACCTAAAGAAAAAATAATTTATATGTCTTTAAACTATAATGCATTTGGTTTAGCATCGAATTCTAATTTCAATAAGAAAAGTATAGAAAAATATCTTGACCACAAATCAGAAAGATTTTTTAATGAATTTTCTTCAAAATCATTCAAAGCAACTATTTACCATGAATTAACTCATTGGATTGATGATACTTTACATAATAAATTTATCACTAAAAAAATAGAAAAAGCTAAAGATGGAGATTTGAAAGGAAAATTAGGAAGTGTTAATCATGCTAATTTTGAAATAAATTCTCAGATACACGCAATTAAACAGATAAAAAGAGAAATGAGTCAAGAAGATTTTGATGATTTGACTTGGGAAAATCTATTTAAGAAAAAATCATCTTTGATGAGTAATTTCAAAAATTTTAAAGATGAGAAAACCTATAATATTTTCATAAATAACTTTGTGAAAAGATTACACAAAGAAGGACTTTTACCAAAAAAAATGAATAGAATTCCATCTTGGTTAAAAATGCAAATAATTTTAAAAAGCATCTAGGAATAAAATGAAAACATTCAAACAGTTTATAACAGAAGCTAATCTTTATTTTAATGTATTTGTAGAGAAAACTTTAAAGAATAATACAATTGATATCTCACAGGCTAATGAATTTCTTACCCCTGAATATCAATATAGTGGAGTAATCTATAAAGTTCTTTTTGTTAATAAAGAAGAAGTATTAAAATATTATAATCCAGAAGAAGGAATACAAGATGCAAAAGGATTAGCTAGTGTTATTGTTAAAAAGTTTAATCCAAATAGATATGTATTTTATTCTAAATCTTTAACAGGTTTAGATAATCTTATAAAATATCCTAATCTTTTTAAAATATCTGATGATCAAATTGGTGTTATATATTCTAAAAAAACTAATATAGCAATTGATTTAACAAAATATGAAGGCAAAGATCCATCTATTAAAAAACGTTTATCACAAACTCAAGAAGTATTAGATTTTGAAGATATTAAAATAAATAAAATTGATGCTGTTTACCTATTAACTAATTCCGGTTGGGTATTAAAAACTTTATGAAATCTTTTAAATCCTTTATAAATGAAGAAAAAAATAGTTCTTATACTAAAGAAATGAAAGAATGGTTTCTACAAAGAACTAAAAATCACATTCAGAACGTCCAGGACTTCGCTGGTCTTGTTGAAAAAGAATTTCCAGTATATGCTAAGGGGTTAATAAAAAATACTCTTAAACACGATAAAAATAAATTTGAAGAACCTTCATTAACACCATATATACATATTACATGGAAATATAAAATGAAAGATGAAGGTAAAGAATATGAAATTCCTGAAACAATAAATGATTATGAAGCAACAGAATATCATGTAAAAACAAATGATCATCATCCTGAATATTGGACTGATCAAACTGAAACTATAAATAAAAATGATAGAGATAAACTTTCTAAACTCATAGATGGAACAAAAATGAGTAATAGAGTTATTTCAGAAATGTGTTCCGATTGGATGGCAATGAGTTTTGAAAAAGGTGGAGATCCAAGAGATTGGGCTAAATCTAATATTAATGTTCGTTGGAAATTTTCAAAAGACCAAGAAAAAATGATTTACAAAATTTTAAATAAAATATGGGAAATAAAGGAGAATAATCATGAGTATAAAATTAACAGATTTTAAAGCAGCTGTAAGAGATGTTTGTAGACCAAATAGGTATCAATTATCTATTGGTGGTGCAGGTTCAGAAGGTGCAGGTGGTTGGACAGAAACAAAAACATTTTTATGTAAATCAGCACAATTACCTTCAAGAACTCTTGGGCAAATTGAACTAAATTGGCAAGGGATGAAAACAAAAATTGCAGGTGATCCAACTTTTGATGATATTTCAGTTACATTTTTAGCAGATGTAGATTTTGAAGCTAAAAACTTTTTTGAACAATGGGTTGAAAATATTTCTAATATGGCAAGTAATGAAAGAAGTGAACATCAAGAATATAAAGCTGATGTTACACTTGAACAATTAGGTAGAACTGGTGAAATTTTAGCAAGCTATATTTTGATTGGTTGTTATCCAACATCATTAGATGCTGTTGAACTTTCTACAGAATCTAATGATACCCCAATGGAATTTACAGTCAATTTAACTTATGACTTTTTTAGACGAAGTGACTCATCAGGTATTTCAACTGAAGTTTAAAATAATTTAAAAATGGTTCTAATAAATTTATTAGAACCATTTTTTTATAAAAGTAATTTTTAAAATAAAATAAACTCCTTTTACTTATATAAATAAATTAAAAGGAGTTTAATTTATGGCAACTACAGATTTTTTTAAAGTTAGTTCATTTATAATACAATTCAAAGATCAAAAAACACTAGAACTTATGGTGAATGGATGTAATATACCAGGATTTACATTAGGGCAATTAGAAATTAATAGACCTGTACTTCTTGATAAAAGGCCAGGGGATAGTTTAGAATATAATGATCTAACAATTAATGTTATATGTGATGAAGAATTAAAAGCATATAAAGAAATTTATAATTATTTAATCCTTGCAGCTAATCCTAATACAGGTGATTTAGAAATAAATGATACTGTATTCGATTGTAATATTCAAATATTAACAAATAAAAATAATATACAACATAAAATTCATTTTTATAATGCTTTTATTAAAGGTATTAGTGATATTACACTTGATTCAACTTCAACAGAATCAGAAGCTCCAACATTTACTGTTGATTTAGGATATTCATTTTTTAATTTTGAGGATTAAATGTCTAAAGATAAAAAATATTATCAAATTTCAGATTTATACCCATTATTACAACATCCGGAAAAATACAAAGGGAAACGTCCAATTCAGATGAGATCTAGTTGGGAAACAAAATTTGCCCTTAAATGGCTTGATATTAATATTAATATAATTGAATGGTCTAGTGAAGAAATTATTATTAAATATTTTAATCCTATTAAAAATAGAAATGCTAGATATTTTATGGATTTTTCTTTCAAAGCTAAAAATAAAAATGGTGATATAAAAGAATTTTGGGTTGAAATTAAACCTTCAGCTGAATGTACTGAACCAAAAAAACAAACAAGAATAACTAAATCTTATAAATATAAAATTGAAACTTATATAACAAATAAAGCAAAATGGGATGCAACAGAAAATTTATGTGAAAGTTTAAGACAACAAGGTAAAGATATAACTTTTATGAAAGTAACTGAAAAAGATGCTCCATTCTTTTTAAGAGGTTAAATATTATGTTATCATTTAAAAAATTTATTAAAAGAAATTTAAATGATTGAATATAGTAAAATATACTATGGAAAGTATTTTCCACGAGGATTTGGAAAATTACATATATATGATTCAAAGCCACTATTTTTACCCCTTAGAATTATTGGTAGATCAATGATAGTTATGAATCTTCATTGGATTCCAGGGCCACTAAGATATAAATTATGTCTTTTACTTAAAAATATATATGATCGAACAGAACCAAAAGAAGCTTTCAGAGTAACATATCAATTATTAAAAAACAATCCAGCATTAGTTTTTACAATGCCAGCTATTAGAAGATATTATTTAAATGGATTATCTAATTTAATAGAAATACCAGGGGAAAATTGGGAAGATTTACCTCTATTATCTAATTCAAAATATAGAGCTAGATATTTAAAACAAATTTATGCTCCTGCTGGGTTGTTAAAATAAATACATATAAATATATTTAGGTGATTATATAATGATAAGATTTAAAGAATTTATAACTGAAAATAAACATTATTCTGATATTGAAGAATTTAAAAAATATTGGAAAAATAAAGGTGTTGATAATTCAATAACTGAAACAAAAAATATTATTAAACCAAATATTATTAAAATTGATAAAGAAAATAGAAATAAAGGTTTAGGAACAGATTTTATGAAAGATTTAATTTCTTATGCAGATAAAAAAGAAAAAATATTAACTCTTTCACCAACAATAAATTTTGGTGCAACAAGTAAAAAAAGATTAATTAATTTTTTTAAAAGATTTGATTTTGTTGAAAATAAAGGGCGTAATATAAATTATCAGTTTTCTGACTCTATGTATAGAGAACCTAAATAGGATTAAAAAATGAATTTATTAGAAAGTTGGAATGAATTAACTGAATCTTTAAAAAAACCATTTTATAGCCATAAAGAAGCTAGATTGGATACTTTTAAAGATTCTAGTCAAATTATAAAACCAAGTGAAACTGAAGATACCAGTATATATTATGATCCATTTTCTGGTTATTCAAATAGTATGTTACAAAATAGTAACGCTGTTGCTACATATAATGATTTTGTAAAAAAATGGCGTGAAGTTTCTTGTCTACCTGAAGTTGATCAAGCAATTCAAGAAATTTCATCAGAAGCAATTGTTTTTGATGAAATTGATGAAGTTATTGAATTAAATCTTGATAATATTGAATTACCTGAATCTATAAAAACAAAAATTAAAGATTCTTTTGCTAAAATTATGTATCTATTAGATTTTAATGAAAAAGGTGAAGAATTATTTAGACAATGGTATATTGATGCAACTTTAAATTTAGAAGTTGTTTATAATAATAGAAAACCTAAAGATGGTATACAAAAATTAATTCTTTTATCACCTTATAATATTTTTAAATTTAAAAATGAAAAAACTTCTGAAATTAAATGGTATATAAATTCTAAACAAACTTATAATATTTTAAAAGATATTAATAATTCTGAAAAATCCTATTATGATGAACAAATTGTCCATATTAATTCAGGTTTGTTATCTCCTGATAAAAAATTTTACCATAGCTTTCTCCAAAAAGCAATAAAACCTATTAATCAATTATACTTATTAGAAGATTCTTTAGTTATTATGAGAATGTCTAAAAGTGTTGAAAAAAGAGCTTTTTATGTGGATACAGGTAATCTTCCTAAATCTAAAGCTGAAGAATATATGAGAAATTTAATTACTAAATACCGCCAAAAGAAAGTCTATAATACTGAAAAAGGTACTATTGAAAACCAAAATAAAACTATTTCCGTTTTAGAAGATTTTTGGTTTCCTGTTAACTCAACTTCAAGAGGTACTAGAGTTGAAAACCTCCAAGGGGTTTCTAATAATTTTACTTCTTTTGATGATGTTAATTATTTTATTGATAAAGTTTATAATGCTTTGCAAATTCCTGCCACTAGAAGAAATAAAGAATCTCGTTTGTCTATTGGTTCTAATATTGATATTGAACGTGATGAAATCCAATTTTTTAAGTTTATCCTAAAACTTAGAAGACGTTTCAATAATATGTTTGTTGATTTGTTGAAAAAAGATATTATTTCTCGCCAAATTATGACTTTGCGTGATTGGAATAAAATCCAAGAAAAAATAAAATTTATTTATGCTAACTCTAATGAAATATCTTTGATTAAAAAAATGCAAATTACTCAAATTAAAATGGATTCAGCAGCTTCTAGTCTCTCTATGCTTCAAGATGGAATTATTTCTAAAAAATATATCCAAAAATATATTCTTGAATTAACTGATGACGAAATTAAAGAAATTGATATGGATATAATGACAAATGATAATACTGAAGTCGATGCCTTAGGAAATCCTTCAAGTAATACACCTGATGGTGAAGAACAAGGATATGAAGAAATTAGTAATGATGAAGTCAATCCTGATTCTGATGATTCTGATGAAAAAATAACTCCTGTTGCTAAATCTTAATAAGGAATAAAATGAAAATTAAAACAAAATTTATAAAAGATCTTCAAAATTCTGAGGGGTATAATTCTGAAAGCTTTGTTCCTGTCTCAGATGGCGGTGTTACTAAAAAATTAAAAGAATCTGAATTAGCCCCTGTTAGAAGTTTTAATGGCAGAATAGGCGATGTAGAATTTACACAAGATGATTTTGATTCAAAATTATCTATCCATACTAACCCATCTGCTAGTGTTGACCCTCATCCACAATATCTAAGAAGTGCTGTTGCTTTCCCTGTTAAATCTGTTCAAGCTGTTGATAAGTTTGGCGCTATTTCTCCAATTCAATATGGTAATATTTTTCTGAATGTTTCTGATTTTGGCCTAGATCAAGTTGATAATACAAGTGATTTGAATAAACCAATTTCTAATAATACTCAAAATGCTCTTGATTTAAAATCTGATATTAATAATAGTCATTTAACAGGTACAACTGTTATAGATAATTTAAGTGTTTCAGGTTCTGTGTCAGGTATTGATAAATCTGATGTTGGCCTAGATCAAGTTGATAATACAAGTGATTTGAATAAACCAATTTCTAATAATACTCAAAATGCTCTTGATTCAAAAGTTAATGCTAATAATAGTCATTTAACAGGTACAACTGTTATAGATAATTTAAGTGTTTCAGGTTCTGTGTCAGGTATTGATTATAATATGTTAGAAGGGGATATTAATTATATCTCTTTAAATAATGCTCCAACAATACCAGCATTTAAAGAAGGAAATAGTTATTGGGATAATGAAAATAAATGTATTTCAACACAATTAACACAAGATGTTACATTACAAAATGGTCAAGAAATTCATGTGTATGTAAGTAATATTTCAGGAAGTACAATTACTAATGGAACTGTAGTTTATATTGATACACATAATAATGGTTATCCAACAATTCAAAAAACTAATAATACTGAAACAATGGAAAGTCATGTTCTAGGTGTTGCAACTCAAGATATTCTTAATAATGATCATGGCTATGTAACAGCTTATGGATTTGTACATGATATAGATACTTCTTCTTGTACAGAAGGACAAATGGCATATTCTGATGAAAATGGAAATTTAATAACCACAAGACCTGTACCACCTGATTACCCTGTTTGTGTTGGTAAAATAATCATTTCTCATGCTGTTTCAGGAAGTATTTTTGTTGATCCAGGTGATGCAGCTTCTATAACTTCATTAACAGATATGTTTGCTTCATCAAAAGATCCTACTGGTTGGGTAGATCCAAATAATTTAATTATTAACTATTCTGCTTCTGGTAGAACTATTTCTTTAACTCATTCTATTCCAGGCAAAAATATTGAATATATGTGGCAGGGTTTAAAGAAAAATATTGGAACTTCTTGGGTTTCTCCTCAACATCCAGCTACTTTAGATAAACAATATTTTTTATTTTCTTCTGATGGTGTTACTTTTAATTGGTCAGAAATGTCTTGGGCATTTAGTGATATTATGGTTGCTTTTGTTAATTATGGAACAATTGATAAATATTGTATTCGGGAGACTCATGGTTTGATGCCTTGGCAAGTACATGAAGAGTTTCATCAAATACATGGCACATATAGAATATCAGGCGGTACTTTATCTAATTATGTTTTATCATCAACAACAGCAGCTAATAGAAGACCTTTTGTCACTGAAACACTTATTAAAGACGAAGATTTAAAAACATATAATCCATTACTTAATACTGCTTTATATACAAGAATGCATTTAGAATCAACAGGTTTAAATATATTTTCAAAATCAAATAGTGATATTATTGCGTTATCTGGTAATCAACCATATTATAATCAATTTACTGGTGGAACATGGGTACAAACATTAGTTGCAAATAATGAATATACTACAGTTTGGTTAATTTCTGCACCAATGGCAGCAGATAGTAATTCACAAGCATATAGATATATATGGTTACAAGGACAATCATCAGGTAGTTTAACTTCGCAAGAAGCTTTATTTCCAAGTGATTTAAATTTAGGATTTTTAGGAGAGTTAACAACAGAGTTTATTTTTATAACAAAACTAATTATTAGATATACTTCTAGTAATTGGTTTATAGTATCAGTAAGTGATTTAACAGGCACAAGACAATCAACCACAGGTGTTGGTACATCAGGAGTTTATTTATCAGCTGTTACAACAGATCTTTCACTTAATGGATTAGGAACATCTGTATCACCTTTATCATTATTAAATTCAGAAGGTGTTGGATTCATACCTAATTCAACTGTAATACCAGTTGCTGACCCTGTTGGTGGTGGTTATTTTTATGTTGAAGCTGGAGCTTTAAAATATAGAGGTTCTTCAGGTACAATTACTACTATAGCGAATGCATAATTTTTATAAATAACATAAACTATATATATTAAGAGGAGTTTACTTATGGATTTTAATCAAGTTTTAAAAAAATTAGAAGAGCAAGAAATTGAAGTTGAATATAATATTCCTTCAGGTAAAGAATCTATTGCTGATAGAGTGTTTTCACCTTTATTGAAACAACAATCTCAAAAAAATAAAAATAAAATTTCTGCTTCACCTGCATTACAAAAAACTGGGCCTAATAAAGGTAAAAAAATTAAAGTTCGGTATAGAAATGCGCAAGAAAAAGAAGCTTATGAACGTAAATTAGGAATTGGAGAATAACTATGTTATCTCAAGAAATATTAGAAGCTCTTAATGATCAAGCACAACATGAAAAAACAAATTCTTATATATATAGGAATTTTGCAGGTATTGCTGATTATCAATCACTATTAGGAACAACAAAATGGTTTATGAAACAAAGTAAAGAAGAAGCAAGCCATTTTGACCTTGTTGTTAATTATATTCAAAACCAAGGTCATATACCAAAATTATTATCTATCCCTGAACAAGATAATACAAATATTACTCTTTATGATATGTTTGTTAGAAGTTTAGCAACTGAAATAGAAACTCTTGAAAAACTCAAAAAAATATGTTCACTTTGTAAATTAGAAAATGATGATCAAACTTATAAATTAATACTTGATATGGTATATGAACAAATTGAAGAAGTGAAAACAGTTAGTGATATTTTAAATAGAATTAAACAAGCAGGTACTGGTTTAGGATTTATTATTATTGATCAAGAATTGGCTAATAGATAATAGATATTTAAAGGGGGTACCGGACAAGCCTCATTATATCATCTAGTACCGTATCTGTCAACCTCTTTCTAAGAAAGAAAAATGAATGAATATTAAAAAAATATGTATTAAAATCTTATTAACACTACCTGCAATTGGTTTAGGAATTTTAGCTTTACTTATTCAATTATTTTTTTCTATAACTGAATGGCTAAGAACATTTGTTTTATTTCAACCAATTATAGATTTGTGGTTTCCAAATAATTTAAAGGAATAGATATGAAGTGGTCAGATGTAGGTGATTGGGTAAAAGAAAATGCTGGGGCTGGCGTTGGATTAGTTGGCTCTCTTTTAACTGGTAATATTCCTGGTGCTATTGCAGCAGGGGTTTCAATGGTGTCTAGTGCTACTGGTAGTGATGATCCTGATAAAGCTTTATCTATTTTACAATCTAACCCTGAAGCTACTTTGAAACTTAAAGAATTATATTTCAAAAATGAAGATTCCATTAGAAGTCATTTAGAACAAATGACTAAACTTGATCTTGAAGATAAACAAAAAGAACATGAACAAACTCAATTGACTATTCGTAATGCCGATAATGCTACTGATGAATATGTCAGAAGAACTAGACCTAAAATGGCTAAACAAAGTTTTTGGCTTGGCTCTCTTTATTGCTGTATTATGGAATTAGGAAATTCAATTTCTTTCTTTGATTCTAATAATATTGAACACCAATTATTATCAAGTGGCGCTAATTGGGAAATTGCTACTCTTTTATTTTCAGGTGCTTTTGCTTATATGGGGTTACGTACTATGGATAAAATTAAAGGCAAAAATTCTATAATTAAATAACTATAAATAAATATAAACTACTTAAGGAGACTATTTACTATGGCAATTGGCGATTTAACAGTTGTTGGATCTAATCTAACAGGGATTTCATGTTCAGGAAATTATCATGGTGAATTTACTGGGGATCTTGTAAAACCAGTAAAAAATGAGCAAGTTCTTCTTGCTGATCTTAAAAATATTATAGGTAATCCAGGTGATACTGTATATATGACAGGAAGAACCTCACCAGGTGATGGAGATGATGGTACTTTCTACTGGGATTCTAGTGACTTATCAGCTAAAGTAGCAACTGATACTCTTAGTGATATATATGTTGCTCCGAATATAGATTTGACCGGGGCAAGCGGAGGGTGGGTGCGGCAGCTCATTAGTGCCACTCAAGCCGAAATGGAAGCAGGCACCGAAACCGCGCTTCGTTCTATGTCGCCACTACTGGTTCGGCAGGCAATAGATGCTCAGATGCCAAACAATATTATTGGTGCACCTGGGGAAGCAGGTTTTGGTGTTGGCATTGCCCCTGCCTCAGCTGTCCCAGAAGGAATGACGTATCTTGGGACGTCATTCCTTCTGGGAGATAATTACGGCAATTACCAGTTTTCTGATGGTTCCATCATGTGCTACGTACCGAAGTTTTACTACCGCATAGCTCATGTCAGTAATCCAACCTATGCAACCTACGGGGTTAACTCGTGTGATGTTAAAGGGGTCAACACCTTTGCAACTACCGCAGATGCCAACGCCGCAGGCTATGCGCTGCATCGTGCTTTTATTGACGGCGGTACCGAAAAAGATGGATTTTTTGTTGATAAATATATGTGTAGTAAAAACGCCCTTGGCAGTGGTTTTGTTGCCAGTTCCCTTCAAAACGGTCTGCCAATTTCAACCAACAATACCCATAACCCAATTGCCGCCCTGACCGCCTGCGCGGACAACTATAATTACGAAGCGATTAATGCTGCTCATGCCCGTGACGGTATAGATGGGGCAATTAATCCTGATTCGATTTTTTTCTGCAACTCTCGTCAAATTCATGGAGCACTGGCGCTGCTCTCCCTCGCTCACGGCCAAAAATCCTTAAATACCACAAACTGCGCCTGGTATGATGCTACCTACAATTTCCCCAAAGGTTGTAACAATAACGCCCTGGGGGATGCAAACGATGCCACTATCGCTTACACCAGTGATGGTTTTGACAACTGCGGGAAGACCGGCAGTGGTACCCCGTTTGCAAAAACCACACACAATGGCCAAGCGTGCGGCGTAGCTGATTTGAACGGTTTGATGTACGAGGTCAATATTGGTCTAACCTGTATCGCCACTACCAAAACAATAACCGCAATAACGCAAGCCAACCCCTGTCAGGTTACTGTTGTCGGTCACGGACTGACAACAGGAGACTACGTACTAATTGGTAGCCTTGCTGGCATGACGGAACTTAGAAATAAAATCTATAAGGTCACGGTTGTTGATGCGAATAACTTTACCTTGTATGGTGTTAACTCAACGGCCTTTTCTGCCTATATCGGCGGGGGTACTGCCATTATAGGTACATTTTATCGGGCAGCTGATAGTACAGAGATGCGCAATTTTACCGCAGGCAACACACTGGCAACAGATCATTGGGGGGTCACAGGAGTCACCGCAATGATGACGCCGTTTGTTCCTGCGTTTGCGGCAACCTACCCTAGCAACAATTTTATTCAGCGTTTTGGTTCATCGGCGGAGCAGGTTATTGCCAGTAATGTTAGCGGAGACGCCTGGGAAATGGCGGGGCTGGGATTTCCGCGGCAGACGGCAATCTCCCAAGTAGGCACAAATTTGTTTGGTGTAGATTATTACTATCAATATGTGCGTCATGATCTGTGCCCGGCTTCGTCCCACTTTTGGCAAAATTTGACGCTGGCCGGGATCTGGTCGTTCGACTTTACCTCTTACCGGACGACTTCGAACAACATTTTCGGGTTCCGTACCGCCTGTTACCCTGCTTAAGCAACAATAAGGAGTTTCACTATGCAAATCTACAGCTATCAAAAAATATCCGATGATTACACCACCTACACCGCACAAGGCAGTGAAGAAAGTCCGGTGCAAGAGTTGTGTACAATTGACGGGACAACCTATTTTTACGGCCCAGACGAGCTGCCTCCGCAGCCTGAGAAGATTACAGTTGTGCCGGTAGTATTGACCGAGGAGTTACGTACTGCGATTAAAGCCGCTAGCCCAATGTGTCAATTGTCGTATCGCCGTACAAAAGCCCGCATCCGCGAGCGATACAGCCAAGAAGATGAAACATTTCTCGCCCGTATCGGCGTCGGCCAAGCTCTTGGGGTCTATCAAATGTCACCAGGAGAAATGCAAGAGCTGGCGGATTACCAAGCGTTTGTTGAAGAACAACGTGCCTGGGGTCGGGAACAACGGGAGCTGATAGGATTATGAGCGACAAGTATAATCTGATGAGATACTTAATAATAGCATTGATATTATTGTTGCCCTGTTCGGTCTCCGCCGACAATTACTATTATCTCTTTGGTGTAAAAGTCACGCTTTGGTAAAGGAGCCACACAATGATCTTATATATTAGATTGGCCGGTATCACCCCGGAAACTTACACCGATGAATTAGCACGTACCGCCTTGCACAGTGCCGCGCTGGAGATTCAAGGGCTGAATGCCGCAGTGCCGGGCCTTGCGTTTGACCCAATTAAATCAACCCCAGCGACATGGGATGAGGATGGTAACACAGACCTGCTCACCAGGCCGATTGAGACCTTTTTAGGCAACTGCAACACGCCGCCGAACGCATGGGGAGATGTAGGCGTACAGATTGACAATTACAACTGGCTGGAACTACCGCCGGGAATCGCGCCCAAAACGTTTTCTATTACCCTTGGTCGACCGATCCGTCAAACCGTTGACGCTGAGGGCAACCCGGTAACGGTGGAGGTTGGCATGATAGCCGGGGCGACGATTGAGCCGGAGACGTTATGAGTGACAAGTACAGCCAAAAATGGGTAACGCTCTTTTCCAAAGCGGATAAGTGGGCCATTACCTTAGGGCAGACAACCTATTACAGCTGCAACGAATTTGCAATCACACCAAGCTGGAGACGGCACGAAGAGGAGCATAAACGCCAGTGGCGTGAGCACGGTTGGCTCTTTGCGTTGAAATACTTGTGGGAGTTGCGCAAGGGGTTGAAGTAGTTAAAAATATTTTTATAAATAAATATAAATAAGTATGAAAAGCTATGAAATAAATTTTTATAAATACTATTAGGAGAAACAAAAAATGAAAGTAGTTAGAGTGACAAATGAAGAGTTTGAATTAGAAGATGGGTCTATTCATCCTATCTTGTTTGAACTTGATTATACTCCTACCGTAGAAGAATTTCAACTTATATACGATGAATCAGTAAAACAACTGGAATCTATACTACATGACAAATGAAAAATTATATACATTATCTGATGTAGCCAAATTATTAAATGTTCATCAAGACACTTTAAGACTATGGGATAAATCTGGTAAATTGGTTTCTATAAGAACTAAAGGTGGGCACAGACGATATAAAGAATCTGTTGTTCATGAAATGATGAATATTATCAAAGAGCCAGAAGTTATATCCAATGTAATTTGTATTTACTGTAGAGTATCATCAAATGAACAGAAAACCAAAGGTGATTTAGAAAGACAGAAGCAACGTCTATATGAATACTGTATACAAAAGAAATACATAGTTGAATACATTTTTGAAGAAGTTGGTAGTGGGTTGAATGATAAAAGACCTAAACTACTCAAGATGATGGATTTAGCTAAAGAAAGAAAAATAACTAAAATAGTTATAGAGCATAAAGATAGATTGATTAGATTTAATAAAAATATACTAATCAAGTATTTTGAAAGTCATGGTGTTACCGTAGAATGGAGTCAAGAAACATTAGAACTGTCATACCAAAATGAACTAGTAGAAGATATGCTTTCACTTATAGCCTCATTCAGTTCTAAACTTTATGGTAAACGTAGTGCTGAAAATAGAAAAATTAAAAAAAGAGAACTCTGATGAATAAAAATACTCCACTAATAACACCGACTTTTAAAAAGAGTTATCCTATAATAGATATAGAACCTAAAATTATGACAGATTGGGAATTTACTATTCGTAAGCTAAAACTATTAACATTGTGTTGTAGAGGTGAAGATGGATGGTGTAGATTAAAATGATTAGAACAACAGAACATTCATTAAAATATATTACTGACTACAAGAAACAAAAACTTGATATTTTGTTTGATGAATATCAACGTGTAGTCAACCAATATATTAATGTGTTCTGGAATCAAACATCATGGAAATCTAAAGCAACAGCAGATGAATATAAATTAGTAGATTCTTGGCTTATGGGTAAAGTGATGAAGTGTGCTTATGCTCAAGCTATACAAATGATTCGTTCAACCAAAGATAAACAAAAGAAATTAGTTTACAAACAATACAAAAGAGTTTATAGTAAAGCTAAACGTAAGAATAAAAATTGGGATATAGTAAATCAAACCTTTACGGTTTGGAGCAAAGATAAAACTTTCAGAGATAGAACTAAAATTCCTTTCTTCTCTGGAGATTCTATAGAACTCAATTCTGACTTATGTAAGATATATCAAGATGTCTCTATATCTCATTTTGATATGGTTGTTAGATTGGGTTCGATATGGGGAAATAGGCTTTCATTAGAGTTACCAATAAGAAAGCACAAACATTTCAATCAACTGTTTGCATCTGGTTTTGGTGTAAAAACGTCTTTGAGATTGAGTAGAAAGAACAACAAATATAGCATCAATCTCTATATGTCAAAAGACTTTGAACAAGTAAAAGATGAAGGGAATATTATAGGGATTGACGTTGGCATTAAAAAACTTATGTCGGTTAGTGATGGTACTTTTATTGGAACTGATATAGAATCAATTATTAGAAAGTATAAAAGAAGAAAGCAAAATAGCAAAAACAGTAAGAAAACATTAAAGCAAATAAAAGACTATATCGGGCATTCTGTTAATCAACTCAACTTTACTGATACACAATGTATTGTTATGGAAGAGTTAAAGCCAAGTAATATGTTAGTCAAAGGTAAATCTAGTAAAGAGTTTAGAAAAATATTAAGTAAATGGAATCAAAACTTGTTAGTGGAAAGAATACAAAATAAATGTGAGCTTAACCGTGTTGAGCTTCAGTTTGTTTTACCACATCATACAAGTCAGCAGTGTTCTCAATGTGGAGAAATCCATAAAGAGTCAAGAAAAGGCGAACTATATCAATGTGTTGGTTGTGGTTATACGATAGATGCAGACTACAATGCTTCATTGAATATAGTTAATAAATTCTTGAATAAGGAATTTACCGTTCCTTCTAATACAAAAACTACCATTCCTAGATTTTCATAGGTTTGGTTGAACGGTATTTTACTAATCAGAAATTAAATAGTATCAGATTTTGGTGAACCACTAACAATTGTTGCTATCATAGGGCCAATAACAGAATCCCCAACTCTACCAACACCTCTTCCTTCTATAGTAGAAACAGAGCTACCAGAAGCAACAACACCAGTATGGCCACAACTAAAAGTCACAATATCACCAACTCTGACCCCTGGTTTATCATCAATAAAAACAACATTAGAGCCACTTGATATAACACCAGTAACAGAAATAGGTTTATCATGTGCTCTACAAATACCAGTTGCAATATCACCTACTCTTGCTAATTGCATATTAAAATTTCATTAAAGCAAAGGAATTTGAGGGAAGAGAATATTAAAATCATTATTCATACCTCTATCAATAATAAATTCTTCTAATTTCATATCATCAAGCAAATAATCTTTTGTAGATTTAAAAATATCTTTAGTTTTAGATGAGCGAAAAAGTTGAAAGAGGACTTTATCAGAAATTGCATTTTGAACAGAATCGGGTAAATTTTTCCAAGAATCTAATTCAGCAATAGCATGAGCAGGTATATCAATTTCGATAATATTAAATTCAGGTGTTTTTTCTATAGTAACAGAATAATTAGGTGGATCAAAAGGAGCAGGGCCACCAGATGCATCTTCATTAATTAATTCTGTAGCAATAAAAGGTAATACAGTAATTATCTCATTAGAAGTTGGTAATTCATATATTGGTGTAAGATTTAATAAAGAATTATTAGTACAAATATCAACTGGATCAATATTATTTTCGACAAAAATTGTTGAATATTTTAGTGAACAATAAGAATATAAAGTTGTTAATTGTGATTTAATAACATCAGAAGTTATTAAATTATTATATGAGATTGCATTTATCCAATCTTCAATATTTGTTCCTGTTTCATCAGAGACAAGATAGCCTTGAGATTCTAAATCAGCAATGAAAGAAGATTTTTCAACATTCATTGCTGAAATAATATCAGATTTCCAAATTACTAAATTTTCTTCAGTTAAAATCATTTTTATTTACGAGGTTTTTGTTTTAAAAAAGTAGGGCACAATGCCATTTTATTACTATCTTCATATTTACATTTATTGCCATGGAAAGAAGATTTAATACATTCAGCACAAATTGTTACATTTTTAGATTCTTCCATTTTTACATTCCTTTTCTTAGTTAAATTTATTTTCCAAAATTTTTATAACTTGCATAAAGATCCCAGAATCCATAAAAATCCATATTTTCAATTCTTAACCCTTGAAACATTTTCTTTGCTTTATTTAATAGTCTTTTATATTTTACAGGGTATTTTTCATCATCAAGCAATTCAATTTCATCTAATAAATCACACAATTGAACAGTTAACATAGTTTTTGGTTTATCACCAGATATATTCATTTAAATACTCCTAAAACAATCCTATAAAAATACTATCTGTTATGTCATATTTTGTTTCTATATTATATTTATTATAGGTTATATAGTCAATTATTTTATTTTGAATTTCTTTATTTAATTTTAACCAAGTTTTTTCTTTAATAGAAGCATCAAGTTCAAGATTTTTATTAAAAAGTAATATTTCTTTACGATTGTTACCTTTTTCCCCTTGTGAACTTTTCTTTAATAATTTTAATCTTTTCTTTGCTTCAGCTAATTCTTTTCTTTCATATTTATTAAATAAAGGATTTCTCCAAGTTAAAACAGGTATAATTTCTAATTTTGAATTAGGAAATTCTTGAACAATTTTACAACGAAGATACCAGAATTGACCAGTAATAATATCTTTTGCTCCTGATATTGAATTAAAAGAAAGTCCTTCTATTCTAATAAAATCTGGATTTTCATTTTTTTCTTTTATCCAATTAATGATTTTATTACAATTATCTAATATAAGGTCTTCATCTTTAGCAGTTTTATTTTTAATAACAGAAAAATCAATTAAAGTATTTTTTACAACATAAGAAATACCAGTTGATCTTAAAGATAAATCAATAGCAATAATTTTCATAATAGTAAATTCCTTTAAATATATTTATAAAAGAATTTACTCTAATATGAAAATTATTTTGTACAACAACCTTCACAACAAAATGTATCACAAATCCATTCAGGCATTTCATCATTTTTAAAACGTTCAATTACTTCAATAGTATCACCTCTTGCTAACCAAGATCTGAATGTTTTAATTTTATCGTGATTATTCCAATTTACATCATCCCATGCGGAAGCTGAAATTTTTCCACATTTTCTTTTAGCAACATACACAAAACCTAAACTTGTACTCATTGTACTAATCTCCTTCAATATCAACAAACTCGATAAACTTAATTTTTTAAGAATTCAAATAATTTTTGTTTAACCTCAGAGTAATTTGTAGCATATTTTGTTAGATTCTCATTATAGTTTTCATTATCAGTAAAATGAGAATATTTTTCAATTTTACTCCAAGCATTTTTACCATTAAAATCAAAAATAATACCTAAACCTTTATTTTCAATATTATGTTTCAAAATATGTAATGGATAATCATCTATTAAAATTGCATTTTTTGTTAATTTAAATTTTTCATTTAATTCTGAATAGAAATTAATTTTTAAATCAATAGGGACTCTATCAGTTAGCCATTTTCTTTTTGCAAATTCAGTTTTTTTTGACCAAGAATGAGTTAAGATTTCAACATCATAATTAATATATAACCATAAAATAAATTCTAAAAAACCTGGATATTCTTTTACAGATGAATAGCATTGTAAAGGGTCTTTAGTAAAATAATCTTTAACATTATTACCAAATTTATCAAACATCCAATTATAATCAGTAATATCTTCAACAGAATAAAGAGTATTTGTATAATTATTATCAACAAGCCATTGCATCCAAGGTGACATAAAATCACAAATTGTTGAATCCATATCTAAATAGAGTTTTTTATTTGTCATTTTTAACCTTTTCAATTTTTGTTACATTAGCAACAATAAATGAACGAATTCCTTTTGCCTCAATATCCCAAACAACTAAATTATTTTCTGATTCTTTTCTTTGTGGTTTTTCATTAATAGTTTTTTTAGGTAATGTAGATTTATTTTCAAAATATTTTGGTAGTAATGTACATTTCATCCTTCTTGTTTCGCCATTTATTTTTGTGAAAGTTATATTATAAATTCCATATTCTAGTTCTTCTTTTAGTTCTTTTTTTGTTAAAATCATTGTGACTCCTTTTGATATATTAAATTCCTTTAATAATCAATTCTTTTTGGATATGTAATAAATCTTCCCAATTTTTTTTATTCATAGGTTCATGGTGGAATTTATACCAATCAGGTTTCATCATAATTTTTTGATATATTCTTTCAAATGAAGTCAACATATCTTCTTTATTAGGTACCCAATCATTAAGATATTTTTTATCATTTATATAAAGAATATCATTATGCTGAATATTGAAATTTCTTTTTTTTAATTCTGTTTTTAATTCTTTGAATCTATAATAAATATAATTTAATTTATCATAGAAAAAATAGCCATGGCCTGTATTCAGAATATATTTTTTAGATATTTTTTCTTTTAAAATTCCATTTTTTGAATTTTTTGATTTTAAAAATGCTTTGGGCAACATTTTAATTTCTCTGTATTCAGCAAATAAATGAACATCTGCTAAAAAGTCAACAGGAATACAATTAATTCTCATGATATAATCCTTTCTATTTTTTAAAAATACATCATATAAAGAATTATGTCAAGAAAAATAAAATTAATAATCTTCATAGTCTTCACAATTAAAATTATCAATTAAATCTTCAATATTTTTAAAATCATCTTCAGAATTGTAATTTTTATAAAGATCACTATAATCTTTATGCAAAATAAAATCATAAGCATCTTCTAAATAATCATTCATAATATCACCTTTTTTGTTAGTTAGTGGGGTAAGATTACCAATACTTACATCTTTCTACAATAAGTAGAATGCTCTTCTATGGTATTTAAGCTAACCACTAAGAAATATAGTCATTTATTTTTTAAGTATTTTTTTCAATTCCCTTAATTCAGTTAGCCATATATCTTGGATTTTTTTATTTTGGATATTAAATAAAAGTTCTTTTTTAATATCAATAATTTTTTTTAATTCATTAAAAGTTTCTATTGAAAGACTATGAATAGGCATATTAATCAAAAAAGAGAAATCTTCAAAAGAGTCAAAAGGGAAAGCTTTATTATTTTTAATTTGAGTTTCAATTTGAATTTTAGAATTTTTATTAATAATAATTTTATCGGATAAAATTTCTTTAATAAAAAAATATTTAGCACCTAAATAGAGAAGTTCTTCTTTTAGTTTTTGAATTTGGTAAAGCTTTCGTTTTTCATAATAAAGAAGTCTAATTTTAATAAAAGCATCAAGAATTTCAGTATCAGAGGTAAATTCAACAATTTGGTTATTTTCTCCAATACAAGTAAAATTTTCTGTTACTCTTCTAATTAATTTTAATTTATCTAGAATATAATCATCATCTTTTTTTGTAAATTCCCTAGAAACTTTCAATTCAAATAAAAATGTATTATCTTCACTTTTATCAGTAAAATCATTTATAACTTTATCTTCTTCTAATTTTGATAAAATCTTATTATATTTTTCAAGGTCATACCCAACTGGTAATTCTGTAATTGTTATTGTTGTTGTATTTGTTCGTTCAAAGTTACCTATAATTTCATACGAGAACCCGTCTAATCGCTTAATGGTGCCCTTAAAATCTTTAAAGTGTGGTAGTAGTTCAGTAGGGGTTGAATGTCTTTTTTTATTAGTTAATTTATCTTCTAAAATATCAATTATTTCTAAAACATTACGTGATAATATTTTTTGAGCAAATCCATTACCAATACCTTCATTACCATTAATAAGAATCATAGGAACAATAGGAATATAAAATCTTGGCTCAATAATAGTTCCTTCAAATTCTTGTGAAATTAGAATTGATTTATCTAAATCAATAAAAATCTTATCAATAATATTATTTTTTTTTGTAAAAATATATCTTGATGCAGCAGAAGATTGAATTGTTCTTGTGCCAAATGATCCTTCAGGTAATAACAAATTTATATTATTACTACCACAAAAATTTTGTGCCATTCCTATGACAACACCTTCAAGAGAGGTTGCACCATGTATATATTCATTTTCTCTAGCTACATCTGATACAAATATAGATACTTTTTCTTCTTTTGTACTTTTACGTTTAGTTATAGAATTTATAACTTTTCTTGCTGATGGCTTTAATCCATCAATATAATTCCCTATACTTCGATAAGAATCATATATAGCAAAATTAATATATTCTTTATCATAAAAATCTGAAATTTTCATTTAAAATATCCTTTAATACATTTCATTAGGGGCATAATATTTATCTTATCTATTATGATCAAGAATATATTCTTGATTTTAAAAGTTCACTAGAAAATTTCATTCATTAGTATTTTTTTCTATATTATGAAATAAAATTTACTTTATTTTGAAATCTTTAGATAATTTCTGATATTTAGATATATAATACCAATCTACTTTATCTTGAAACTCACGTATAAATTCTTCGGAGAGTTTTTGATAACAGGAAATACGATCCCATTTGACTCTATTAGTAAATTCTCTAATGAAAACTTCTGATAAAGTTTGAAACTTTGAAACAGAAAGCCATTCTACTTTATCTTGAAACTCACGTATAAATTCTTCGGAGAGTTTCTGATACATACAAATTAAATCCCAATTTACTTTATCGTGATTTTCTCTAATGAAGTTTTCTGACATAGATGTTTTGTAATTAAATTTCATTTAACTCTCCTTTAGAAAGTATTGTTTCTATCTCGTTAACCACAAATATAGAATACTTCATTTCTAAAAGATTGTCAAGATATTTTTTAAACTCCATTTATATCAAATTGTTTAGATTTTACTTTTTCTTTTCGATAAGTTACAGTTTTCCCACTCATCCAATTTTTAATATAATCTTCATAAGAATCTTCAACTTCAAAATCAACAATAAATGATTCTAACCCATCTTTAGCAAAGATATATTTTAACTCATCTTTTTTCCAAGAGCCTAAACCTTTTTTATAAAAATACTCATAATTTTCTTTATTATTTTCTTTAAAAATATTATATTCTTCAAACGAATAAAAACATTTCAAAATTTTATTTCTTTTTTTAGCAACAATCATAGGAGTTTTAAGATACGAGACTTGGTTATTAGCAATTAATGAAGGAGCAAATCTTTGGAACAAACAAAGTAATAAGCCTCTAATAGATATACCATCAAGGTCTGAATCTGTTGCAAAAACAATTTTTTGATGTGAAATAGATTGAATATCTTTATCTAAACGAAGGTTAAGAATACTGATAATATTTTTTAATTCTTCATTAGATGTTATTTTAGTAATAGAAGCTTCTAAAGAGTTTAAAGGTTTTCCTTTAAGAGGAAAAAAAGAGCATTTTTCACGACCAATAACAGGCATTAATAATGAATTAGCTGAATCTCCTTCTGATAACATAAGATATGTTTGTTGTTTAACAGCAGGATAATATTTATCAATACGAATTTTTTTCTTAGAAGAATTTAATTTTTTAAGTTCAATATTATCTTTTACTTGTTGTTTGAGTTTATAGGATTCAACAATAGGTAAAATAATTTCTTCATTTTTACAAATTGATTTTAATAATTTCTCAGAAAGAAGTTCATTAATTAAATCTTTAAAATTGTTATTACTAATAAGTCTTTCTTTTGATTGATTATCAAAACTAGGAGCTTTCATTCTAATAGCTAAAATCAAGAAAAGTTTTGATTTAATGTCAAGAGGTTTAACATCTATTTTATGTTTTTTCTTTAAAAAGTTTCTTAAATAATCAACAATCAAAGATAAAGCATAATCAATATGAGTACCACCCCTTGAGGTATGAGTACCATTAACCCAACTCATTTGCTGAAAATCAGTATCAGAATAAAATAATCCAATACGAGCATTTTCAACTTCATTACATTCATATACTTCATGAATTTGTTTCAAAAAACTTTTCAGATTGTTTCCATGAATTTTTTCTTTGTTATACGTAAATTCAATTTCTGGATAAGCAAAAGCAAGATCTGTAATACGTTTATGATAAAGAGAATCCAAATTGTTATTAACATCATCAGAAATATTAAAATAATTATAATTTAAAAAATATGTGATAATAGTAAAATTTTTATTGGATTTTTTAATAATTGGTGGTCTTTTAATAGCAATATGGTTTTCAAGTAATTGTTTGTAATGGAATTTACCATTAGCAGTATCAATAATAAATTTCCTTGAAAAAATAGCTGCAAGTGAGCCACCTACTCCATTCATCCCTGCAAGCATAGCTTTATTTTCATCATCAAAATTACTTCCAGCATTTAAATTTGTATAAATTTGTTCTGGTGTATATATACCAGTTTCTATATTTTTTTCAATTGGTAAACCCCTGCCATTATCTTCAATTGTAACTGAACCTTCAGTTTTATTGAATGTTACTTTAATCTTATTTGCATATTGAAAATTAGTTCTAATTGATTCATCAACAGCATTGGTCAAAATCTCATCATAAAGTTTTAATATTCCTGGTATTTGTGGTATATCTTTCTGTACAATATATCCATTTTCATAGACATACGATGAAATTTTTTCTTCACTTGTTGAACCAATATACATTGGTGCTCGTAATAAACAATGTTCCACTGGATTTAATTGTACAATATCATTTTTCCTCAAAGCTTGACTCATAAATTATTCCTTTAAATTATTTCTGCTTTTTAGTTAGTTTTCTATTTATCTTATCTTATAGTTTTTCTTTTGTCAAATAAAAAATCCTCTAAAATATTAGAGGATTTTAATTTTTTAAAAATTTAAAATAAATAATTTAAATCATAGAATAAACATATTGATTATTAGAAAATTGTTCTAAAGGAATTTCTCTTCTATATCTATGACCATATTTATCTTCAAGAGTAATATTATCAGAATCAGGTAAAAGCTTTTTATCAACTAAAACTGTTTTATTTGATTGTCTGTATACTTTAACAGTTTTAGTTGAAGAAGGCAGAACAATAAAAGTTTCTATTTTATTTTCTTTTTTTTCTAATATCTTAAGAGTTTTAGAAAAATTACTTTCAGATTTAGTTTTTTTATAATTCTTCACCATTTTTGTAACTGTACCAACAACAGCTTCCCAATTTTCCCCATATTCATCTTTAGCTTTTTCCCAAAAAATTTCTATTTGTTTCATGGGAACATTATATTTTTCTGAAAATGATTTTAATAATTTGTTTGGCATTTTTATTTATCCCCTATTTTAAATGTTTTTAACCCTTCTTTTGGGTGTGCTAGAATAAAATTTGAAACAGAAATACCTAATTTAGTTGGAGTAGTTGCTGTATTTATAACTCCAATAACTTTTGATTTAGTTTGTGGTGTTAGATTATTAGCTGCATCTAATTTTTGTTTGATGTATTTTTTACCATCTTCAATAGTCATTTTAATAATTTTATCAACATCATCCATATTAAATATAGATTTACCTTTAATTTCTTTTTCAAGAATAAGGTTAAAAATTTGTAAAAATCTGCCCATAAAAACTCCTAATAATGATTATTTAAATATTATTCAACTTCAATAATTTCAAAATTCTTTAAATGATAAAATTTATTTTCACATAAAATAACTTCAACAGTACAATTTTCAAAAACTAAATTTTTTATATTATAACCATATTGTTTTTCTTCAGCCAAGAGTTCATTTTTACAATGTTCAGTCATTAAGTAATCAATATACTTAATAAACTTAGATGAATAATCATCATAATATGATTCAAGGATTATTTTTTTTGTTTTACCAGAATCATTTTTTTGAATATCTTGTTTGCCGTGGGGTAGCATGGTAATAATAACAAATTGATTACCTTTTACTTCTCCTGATTTATCTGGTCGATAATCAATAGCAATAGCTTGATTCAAACTTTTTGAGTAAAAAAGATATTCCCCTGGTGAAATATCTTGTTCAAGAGAACTATCAATAATATTAGAAAAGAATTTTTTTAATTGTGTAGCAGATAGTTTATTTCTTTCTTCAAATCGTTCATAACCATGTGTTGTTGTAATAAACCATTTCCCTTTATATTCAAAAATATAATTAAGGGATTTACCTCCTAATTGTTTCCATATAGGTGTATTAATAACTTTTAATCTCGGTTTATTATATACTTCTGGTTCTTTTTTTGTTTGAACACGTTCAGCAGAACGCATTAAAGATGCTAAACTTGCTTCTTTAATAAATTCTTTAAATGTTTTCATTCTTACTTACCTTTACTAAAAGAATAGGAATCCACAGTATTTCTTGCATTATGATCAATTTTTTTATTTTGAGATTCCCCATCAGCTTTTACTTCAATATCAATTTCTGCATCATAATTGAACTTTTTATTAAGTTCTTTTTCCCAAGCTTTAGCAGCATTGAATGCTGAATCTCCATCTGTAAGTCCTAGTTTTTTCTGTACAACTTTTCTTTGTTTCTCATAATCAATTGTAGCAATTAAAACATAATCACGGATTCCTTCTTTTTTGTTTATTTTAACTTCTGCTAAAATTTCTTTAAAAGATTTCATTTATTATCTCCTTGTTTTTCGATATTAACAACTTTTATATTTTTATTTTTGAAAATAACCCAATCATCATCAAGATGAATAGAATCAAAACCTAAATTTTCAATTTCAAACAAACTTAATTTTTCATAATCATCCCAACCAGCAGTTTTGTCAACAGTTAAAATTACTTCCATAATATATTTTGAACTTACTGCACCACTTGTACCTTTAATAATTTTATCTTTATCTTCTGAAAACCAAAAAACACCTTGAGCAGAAAAATCCCTATTAAATTTATTAATAGGTACATTACTTCCATGATAAGCTTTTATTTTTCTTTTATTTTCAGTTAAGAATTGTTTGAATGATAACATATATAAACCTTTTATTATAGTTTATATTTATTTATATAAAAAAATATTTATAAAAATAGTTTATTTGAGGGGAGATAATTTCTAAGAAAAGAAACTCCTTTGAAGTTTAAGTATATTGTTTAGAAAACAATATTAGTTCAAAGGAGTTTCTTTGTCAATATTTAAATTCTTTTAATTTCACAAGCCCCACCAGAACAAGCAGTTGCAGCATATTCATTAACATCATTATATTTAGGAGCAAGGAGAATTTCTTCAAAATTAATAGATTTAAGGTTACGATTAATTTTTAACCATTTATGCCATAAATGAACATCTTTCAAACAATAGATCATTTTTTGAATATCACCTTTAAAGTTATTCTTAGCAAATTGTTTTGCTCTACGAACCCAATCTTCTTTCAAAATAATTTCAGTTCTAGTACCAACAAATTTTTTATTTTTATTAAGGACAAAATCACAAGCATCCCAAAGATCATTATCAAAATAATGTAATCCATCAACAATAATTCCTGATGCAAAAATAACAGCATCACCATATTTATCTAATAACTCTTGAGAATTAAAAACTGAAGTAAATGGTGATTGTGGATAATCTTTATCACCAAAATCACTTAGAAAACTAATTGCTGTGAATGTTTTTTGATTTTTAAAAACATAATCACTAATTTCTTTTATATCATCAATAATAACAGTACATGAAACATTATTCATTAGATATGGTTTATTACATCTTTCAATATGTTTACCACCAGCAATCCATGTATTTTGAACTAATTTGATTTTTTCTAAATGTGCAACTCCTTTCATTTGTTCTTTAAATAAAGCATTAGGATCATTTTCAACAGGAATATAAATAACATAATCAGAATTTGTTGCTGACCATACAGAGTCTTCAATCATTTCAGGGAAAGCATTTTCACCTAACCAATTACCAATTTCAGAATATTTATTAATTTGCATTAATCTAAAATAAGTTTTAGCGTGTTCAGGGTGAATACCAGAAGCAGTTTTAAGCAAAGTACTTGCATTACCTGAAGGTTTTACGGCTGTTGTTCTTGCAGCTGGATTAATATTGATCATATTAGCTACTTTTTCATTTGTTTTATTGACAATTGAAACACCAATATTAAGAATTTCTTCATCAAATAATTCTGGATTATCCATCCAACCAGTAATTGAAACCCCAATTAAAGCTTCTTTTTTTGTAATGTCTTCTGAATCTTTACCGAGATAAGGAAAATCCGTATAACCAGCTTGAAGTGTTGCAATTACTGAAGCACTTTCACAAGCTTTGTAAAACTTTTCTTTATCTATTTTTCCATTTTTCATACAATCAATAGCATTAATTTCTGTAAGATTACAAAATTGAAATGCACTTACACCATTAGGAAGAATAGGAGAAAAACCTATCTCAAAACAAGGGTTCATAACTACATCAGTATCATCACAAAAAACAAACCCTATATCAGACATACCACTATTAAGGTCAAAAAACTTATCAAAATCTTTTTTTGTAAATTGATCTCTTATTAGTATAACAGAATTATTACTTCTTTCACGTTGTTTATTAGTTTCTCTCCAATTACCTGTTTTAGCATTAATTAATTCTGTATCAGTAGGGTCAATCATAATAGCCATAGCAGCACGTCTAACCCCACCTGAAAGTGTTGCATCGGCACAATGCATCAAACAATCATACGCATCAATACTTTTTAATTGTGTATTTTTATCAACTGAATCTAAAAGTTTTTCAATACGTTCTAGAGATTGTTTTAGTCCTTCTGAACCAGGAGCTTTAAACCCACCAGAAATTAAAGAACCTTTAGATCTAATTTCAGAATAATCAAAACGCACAACACATCCTTGATATTCAGGAAAAGGAACTTCACCATCACAAAATGAACTTAATAATACACCAACTGAATCACTCCAACCTTCTATTGAATCATCAATAACAAAATTTTTAACTGTATTATCACTTCTTTCAATTATATTTGGTAATTTTGATACAAATTTTTTATGTAATTGCAAGGTAACACCACATCCACATAATGATAGATAAAATGCTTTATTAATTTTTTCTATGGAATCTAAATGGGAAACTACACAATTATAAATTCTTGCATTATGTTTTTTAATTTGGTCTTTTCTATATTGTAAATTCCTTTGTGAAGCAAGAATTGTTTTTTCTTTATACATTTTTTCAGCATTATTAATTAATTCTAATAATTCACTATTATTATCAATTTCATTTTTATATTTTTCACGATGCATATTAATAACATCTTCACAAGATTCTTCCCATCTCTCATAACGACCTAAAGAAGGAACCCATTTTGCATAATCATTATAAAATTTAAGATCTGATAATAATTGTTTTCCTTTTTTAAATTTGCTCATTTCTTGTCCTTTGCTTTAGTAAAAAAATCTATTTTTTAAAAAATTGGGTTTTATAAAAATCCTTTCATTGGATATTCAAGTTAAAAATTTTTAATTAATACATTATCCATAATAAAAAGCTTTTCTAATTTTCATTATTTCTTCCTTTTAGGTGGTTTATTAATTGCAGTTTCAATTAAAAGAATGAGTTTATTTATGATATAATTTGCATCTTCATCATTTTTTGATTTAATATCATCTTGATTTATTACAGATTTATAATTTTTAATAAATGATCTTAATTCTTTTTTTGCTTGAGTAGAAGTCATAAAAATTACCTATGGAGTATTTTTAAATTTTTAGTAATTCTTTAGTTGAGACAGGGAAATATTTTTGCATTATAGGCAAAACTAAGTTAGCAAATAGCTGTGCTTCTTGTTGTGCATGAGAATCTAAACGCAATTTACATACTCTAGCCCAAAATAATAAAGTTCCAGTCCAATACCATTCTGTCATCGTATTTAATGGTAAAACAATTCTAGCTTGTTCTGGTGCAACACCAAGATTTAATAATTCTTCATACTCTGTTAAACATTTTGAAACAACTGAATGTACTTTATCTTGCGCAGCCATATTATGTTGAATTGGTTCATTGATAGAACCTTGTTTTAGATTTTCTGCTCTTTGTCTAAAAAAATCAGGGAACCAAAATTCAGGTTCATAAGAAACATAGCGTCTTGAAACTTCATTCCATGAAGCGCCAATCTGGTGTTTAGCTAGTTGTCTAGTCAAAAAAATAGGAGCTTTACATTTTAATTGGATAGAAGTATGAGCAAAAGGAGACCAATGATCATGTTTTGCTAGATATTTAATTAATTGTTCATCTTTTTCTAAAAAATCTTCATTATTATCTTGATTAAAAGAAACTCTTGCTGCATTTACTACTGTTTTATCAGTTCCCATGTGATTAATATATGTTACTTCAATATTAGCTTCTTTCATTTATTAATTCCTTTCAGATATACATTTTTTTATTTTATAGAGTTATATTTTTAGCTCTAGCATTATTATATCTTTCTTCAATTTTTTTCTCAGAATCTAAATTTTTATTCATTTCATTTTGAGTTACTTCATATCCAGTATTAAAAAACCATCCTGACCCTAGAAATTTCACCATTGGGGCTGTTACTACTTGATACATTAAATAATCACATTCACAAGTAATTTGATTTTTTTTCTTTGAATGTTCTTCGAATGACATTTTAATTTCTTTTGTAACACCACATTTATCACATTTATAAATATATATTGCCATTTAACGTTCCTTCCTCATATTTTTAAAAGTCAATCTTGTTTTTAATTCTATACCAGCATAACAGTTATCTAATATTAATTGTTTAACTTTTTTATTTGACCAACCATTAACAGATAAATCATTAAAATCTTTATATTTTATTTCATTAGGCCATACAAAAACTTCACAATTATTATCACAATATTTTAAAGATTTTAAAATACCAGTTTTATCATTATCAAAACCATAGATTATTCTTGAATTTTCAAAATATTTTTTAACACCTACAGTTAAATCTGAACCTACCATAGCAATTGAATTTTCAATATTATAATGATCTATAATTGATTCAACTGCTATAATTGGTTTCTTTTTATTTACATGAAAAATACCACAAGATTTAAAGGAATCATTTTTACAAAAAACGTGAAAATTTTTATTTTCTGTGTGTCTACCTTGAAACCCATAAAGTCTTTCATCACCAAGAAGAAAAGGAAAAATTAACATTCCTTTCAATATGGATTTTTCATTTATATTATAATACAATGTATCTAATTTATCAAGAATATTTCTCTTTTTACAAAATTCAATAGCTTTTTTATAATTTTTAGCTGGTTTAAAATACTCTTTATTTAGAGTAAATTTATATTTAATATCAAGATTGTCAATATTTATTTTTAAAGATTTTTCTTTTTTTATTAATTTTCCTTCTTTCAGAGAATTTAAAAAATCTTCTTTTTCTTCTTTTAAATACTCTTCAAAAACTAAAGGATCAACTAATTTAATAAATTCTCTAAGGTTTGTACTAAGATTACAATTATGGCAAAAAACTAATATTGTATCAGGTAGTTTATCAGTTAAAAACCAAAGTCTTTTTTTATATTTTGATTTACGACTATCACCACAAACAGGGCATCTCCCATTAAAATTATTATTTACTTTATGTATTCCTTCTATATTAAGTAAATGAATAAATTTTAATTGATCATATTTTTGTAGTGCCATTATTTAATTCCTAAATCATAAATTCACAAATTTCACTATCTTCACATTCTTTTACTGTGCATGGTTTTACTTTTGATGGACTTAATTTTCTACATTCTATATTTAAATCACACCGTATACAGCATAAATTTGTGCTTTGTTTACAAAAACTTGGCCTAATTTTTGCTGAACAAAATAAATATTTTTCTTTATCTGACATTTTTGTTTCTCCTTTTTTAAAAGTTAACTAAAAAAATTCTCAATGTTACTTTCTTCAATATCTTCATTTTTCTTTTTTTCATCTATACTACTAGTCATTTTAGTTTCAATTTTTTTATCATCTAATTTAAAATTATTAATATCTTCTGAATGTTTTACAAGATTAAACTTGACAAAATCACTCATCAATTTCATTCCATTATAAGAAAAAGACTGATTATTAAATTCCTCAATAATTGAATTATAGATTTCTAAAGGGATATAATCAAAATCAACAAGGTTTTGGTTAAAATCCCAGTGTTTTTTCATCAAAGGATCTGTAGATAAAAGATCATCTAATTCCGATAGAATTTTAATAGCAGTTTTTTCCCCTAATCTAGGTCTAATAGCAAGAATATTATCACTCTTATCCCCAATCATAGTATGAATTTTTTTAAAAAGTTGAACATCAATTTGTGGTTTAAAAATTTGTTTATGTTGATCATATATTAATACTTTATTTTTATCTTGAAGCTGAACAAAGTCTTTATCTGAAGATAATATATATATAGTTTCTTTATCTTTGAAATGTTTTGTTAGACAAGCAATAACATCATCTCCTTCTGCTTCGTCTATTTGAATGACGTACATATCAGAATAATTTTTTAAAGACTCCATGACGCTATTATAGCACGAATAGATAGCATCCCAATCAAACTTTGTATCTTTAGTTCTATTACCTTTATATTGTTGTTCTTCAAGTCTAGGAATACCATCTCTATTATCTAGATAATATTTTTTCCTCCAGTTATTTTTTCCTTCAAGTGCAATAACAAAAGGATTTTGTTTAGATGCTCCAAATTTTTTAGATAAATATGTAATTTGAGATAATACTAAATGTGTGATAAAATTTGGATTTTCAATAATATCATCAGCATTAGCCCAAAGAACCCGATTCATTGCCATAGCACCATCTAAAATTATCATTTAACTCTCCTATATAAAATAATAATCAAGTATATCATATTAAATTTATTTTTTCAACTTTTATTTTTTGTAAAATTGTAAACTATTAGTTTACATTTGAACATTTTTTAAAACCCTAGCCTTTCAAATAGTTCTTCATATTTTCTTAAAATTAAATCCCCATTTTCTTCAAAAGTGAACTGTTGTTTTACTTTTTTATTTGCAACATCAATAATTTCTAATCTTTTTTGTTCATTAAGGATTAACTCTTCTAAATAAATATACCAATCTGTTTTTGGTTTTTTAATAAGAAAGCCATCTTTTTCATGGTCAATAGTTGTTGCATAAGGATATACATTATCAGCAACAGAAACAACTTTTGCTAAACTATACTCTATGTATTTTAAATTGGATTTACACTTATTAAAATCATTATTAGCCGCAACAATAATTCCAATATCAAGATTAAGAGATATTAATGTTTTCATAAAATCATCAATAGAAGACCATTCTGTATGAATAGCAAAACTTTTATAAGATGGAGGGCAATAACCAAAAGTATAAAAATCAAAATCATATTTCTCTTTTAGTTTTCTAATAGCATTACCTAAATAGTGAGAAAAATCTGATTTATGGGTGTTACCACACCAAAACATTTTACCTTCTCTTCTAACTAATAAAGTATGATAAGGAACAGTCACACAATAAATCCTACCTTCATAGTGAACTTTACTTACTTCTTCTTTTAAAACTATTTTTTCTTTCTTTTTATAATCAAATTTTATTAAATATG